TCTCTTGGTCAATATCACCATCAAGGTCAGTGTATAAATTTGTACCATATGTTTGAAGGTATGTTTTATTTACGCCGCAAAATTCATTTTTACTTCTTAAGCTTGAGAACGCTTGCATAATTGCTTGTTCATTAGTTCCAAGTCCTTGAATTGCTTTATATATAGAATCTGTTGCTTGTTTTACCTTAGGGTCAACAGATACCTTAACTCCTGTGCAACTTCTAAAAATATCTGCAACTGCCTTAGAGGAATTACCTGATGAAAGTCCTGGTAATATTTGTTCACTAACCAATGGCTTAACATCCCCAAGTTTTGAATTTAATAACTTTGAGAAACTCTCAGTCATTACCTTTATCCCACCTGTATGTTGTTCACGGATAGAGTTTTTCTCCTGTTCCGATAAATTATTTAATATGTGTTTCATAATTTCAATTTATTATAAATAGTTAGAAAATAAAAAACCCCTCTGTATCAGGAGGGGTTATATTAAACTATTAGAGTTATTCCTCATAAAGCTCCACAGCAGTTATTTTCACGTTAGGAAACCTTTTCCTTATATAATAAAGCATTAACTTATCTGTATTACTCCCAAACATCGATCTTAAGAGGTTTTTGTCTGTAGTATTTTCATAGTAAAAATGTTTTTCAAATATGTTCGCAAATGGTTCCCCATTTGGCAAATTAAATTCTCTAAGACGTTTGTTATATACCAATCCATATCGGTCCACATACTTTTCAAAAATATCATCCAACCTACTTTCACTTATAATATATTTCATAATCATAAATACCCAAAAAAGGTCATTTTTTCCCCAAAAATTTTTTTGCGTAACATAGGGGATTATCCCCCCTAAACTGACATTCTGACACTACATAAGGGGGGATACGGGGGGAGGGGCCCCCATATAGGGGGGTATACCCCATGCCAGAGGGGGAGTATTAGATATATTTATTTATCCCCCACCCCTTATGAGTTATCCACAAGTTGTTAGTGTGGATAACTTGTGGGTACAAACAGAATAATATATTGTGGATAAGTGGTATGACAGATAGTCTAAATGAAAAACCACGTAGGGGTAACCAAAGAATGTTCTGTTATGACAGTACAATTATATCTTAGAATCGTCTCCCCTACTTAACATAATCCAGATTATATAACATGGTTGTAGGACTACCCCAATCTTTTATTGTAATCTTCGGGGAATCTTTAGGTCAGTCGAAAAAGTTTAGACATCTTCTTGTTCTTCATCCCCCATGTCCTGAAGAAGATTCTTATAAGCAATGAACCCATCGATCCCGAAAGATCTCCCCCTTAACTTTAAGGATGGGGGAATGGATGTTGTCTTGGTATACTTGTCCATAAGATATTGGATCCCCATTTGAATTGCTTCAGCTTCCCTTCTACTAATGTCAGATATTAAGGACAAAGAACTTACCCAATACTCCCCCAAATGATTGATCAGTCCGACCAACCCCTCATCAACTCTTGTATGATAGAACTCAGCAAACTCAAGGGGGTTAATTTCAAGCAACAAGTAGATGGTGTTATACTTACTTAACCATTCCTCCTTGATCGTGATGTCCTTAACCCATGGATATTTCTCCAATATCATCTTCTTGAGATACTTGAATTGAAGGGATTGATAAATTTGATCAGGGGTATATTGTTCTATGTAAGCTGGCATGGAAAATACTTTATTATAAATACTCCCCTCTGATCATCTTTTGACATACCTCCACAATATCTTTGGGGGTAATCTCATAATCAACCACTTCATACAACCTCTCGATCTTTGCATCAACACATACCCAAGCATCCATGCTCAATGGCTTATTGGTAAACCCCTTCTTTGCTTTCTCAAAATACAGAGAACCAACCTCTTGATCATTGAAGGAAACAATAAACCGTATTCTCCCATCCTCTATCTTATCCATCTTGTATATAAAATCTGTCATGTTGATAAGTATACCATCGGAACATATAAAAATAAAGTTATCCACATACTGACATTATGTCTGGCGGGGTCACCATGTGGAAAACTTTTTCCCTTGTGGATAACTATTATGACCAAAAAACTTGACTTTGACAAAATGTCAGGGGAGCGTTACATGGGGGATAATCCCTTTGGGGATATTTAGTTCCCCCACTCTATGCCACATTCCCCCACCATTCATAGTGAATTCATGGCTGGTTATAGCGTAATGACCACTTTTTCCCCTCTCACGGTATCAGGAAGACCATTTTTTTACTATATTTAAATCCTAGCAAAAAAAGGATTAGTAAGTGAGACCCCGCGTGAGTGAACGTAGTGAACCTTTAACCCCCTTCAACGAACCATTAGGGTATCTTAGATGACCCCTCATATGGACCATTACATTCCCCTTTAACGGACATGTCATAGATGGTGGTAAGAAGTGGGACGAATAGAAGATATCTAATTATACCGTAGGTTTTCTATAATATCTTGTCGTGCCTAAATTATAATATCGTGAAATAATATATGTTAATTCGGATATTCCCCGAATGGGGATGGTTTATTTAACATCTCACTTTCACACTATACACCATCTCGTTTAATGTCCCCTCATTTAGCGGGGATTAGTTTGGCGGGGGAGAATGTGGAATTAATGAACGAATGAAATGGTCGGGAACACGACAGTGTTCCTCATCCGACCATGGAGTGAGTGAATTATATTACACATTCTCTATAACAAAAAACCCCCACCTTTTGAGTGAGGGTTATTATTAAAAATCATCCGATAATTGCGAAGATGTGGTTTCGTTTAATAACCCATCTTCTAAAGACTTAACCATTTTATCTACATTACTTTGCCAAGCACAAATGACTCCGTATTGAAGATATTTAACTTTTCTATAATCTTGAATCGGTGGAGTTTCCACAGTTTTAGACCACTCGGAGGTGTAATGGGTTCTCGGACTAGGACCTCCGACAATAAAGGCGTTACCATCATCGAAGAATGAAAATTTACTTTTCCCATCTTTGAACTGTACAACCAATCTTACATAAAATTTAGTTGGATAAAACATTTTCGTTCCCATTGCTCTGTACCAATGAACAGGTTCAGTAATATAAACCAAAACAATTTGATTTTCAGTTTCGCTTACAATAACATCTTTAAGACTTACAAAATTCAGTGACGCCCAATTCTTGAATCTATTGATTAATTGAGATTGGGTTTGATTTGGTACTTCGATTACTTTGGATAAGTAAAGTTGGGAGTCAGCGTCCTCGAACTTTTTCATTTCGGGAACAACTTCATCTTGTCCGAATACTGAGTAAGTCGCAACGAATGTAAGTAAAATTAGAATCAGTTTTTTCATGTGTGCGTTTGTTTATATGTTTGAAATGTAAAGATGTAGATAAGTTTTCTAATTTCCAAACACAAATAAAAAAATTCCCGCCCTTCAGATAATCATCACAATTATTTAATATGGCGTGAGTTTCTTTATTCTATTTATTGGTATGATAAAAGACCTACTAACAATCGTTATACCTTGTAAGAATGAAATGGAGTTAATTGATTTGACTCTGAGTTTAATTAGTAAACAAGAGGACATATCGGGTACAAGAGTTATTATTGCCGATTCCTCTGATGATTCTACAAGAGATATTATATTATCGGGAGACCATAGTAATTTGAACATTACTATTATTGATGGTGGATATCCGAGCGTAGCAAGAAACAAGGGTGCCATGTTATCCACAACCCCTTATATATTATTCTTGGATGCTGATATATTCTTGATTGATAACACCACCATAAAAGAGTGTATGAGTATTATACAGAAACAATCATTGGAGTTGGTGACGTGTAAGTTTAGATGTGAAGGTAGATATTCATTTGTATTCCCCATCTTTGAATTCTTTAGAGATTTATCTGTTAGATATTCCCCATGTGCTATTGGTGGTTTTATGTTATTTGAATTTGAATCGTTTATTAGAGTTGGAGGATTTGATGATGAAGATAAGTTTGCTGAGGATTTTCATCTTAGTAGTAAAATCTCCCCTAAGTTATTTAAGGTGGTGAATAAGAAGATATATACCACCGACAGAAGATTTAAGAAGAAAGGATTATTTTATATGGTTAAAGTTGCCATTCTATCCATAATGAATAAGAACAATCCCTCGTTTTTTAAGTATGACCACAACTACTGGCTATAAGGTCGTGATAATGTCCGACCTCCACCTGGGAATGAAAGACTCTTCCCCTAAAAAGATATTGGAATTCTTGGATTCCATTCATACCGACCTGCTAATCCTTAATGGTGATATCATTGATATGGATGCCCTTAAACGTGGAAGCAAATGGAAAAATAAACATACAAAAGTTATTATGAAACTTCTTGATATGTCCCGTGATATTGATATCATATATCTTCGTGGAAACCATGACTCAGACTTGGAAGATGTTTATGGATATAAATTCGGAAACATAAAGTTTATGGATGAATACATCTATAATCATGATGATAAAAAGATGCTGATATTCCATGGTGATAAAATTGATGTCACCGTCAAATATAAATTTCTTAGTCAGATTGGATCCATCGGTTATGACCTCGCCCTTCGACTAAACACTTTGTACAATGAATATAGAATGAGAACTGGCAAACCATATTACTCCATATCCAAATGGATTAAAAAAAATGTGAAGAATGCAATCTCCTTCGTTAACGACTTTGAAATAAATGCTTGTGAATACGCCAAATCCAAGAAATGTGATTCGGTCATATGTGGACATATTCATATCCCCGTGATTAAAAAAATCGATGGAATCGATTACTACAACTCAGGTGATTGGGTTGAAAACTTCTCCTGTCTCGTGTTGACTTCAGAAAATGAATGGAAATTAATTGAAAGGTAATCCGAAATGTATTACCTTTAGGGTATGAAGAAGAAGTTAATGTTTAAGTATTTGGATTTGAGGTATCCTGAGATATACATACTCGAGATGGATTTCTTGGGGGATATTGTGCAAACCTTTGATGTAGAGAGACAAGAGGATTGGTTCGACAATAGACCAATAAATAGAGGTAAGGGTAGTTGGTTCGATCAGCGAAAGGAAATCATCGAAACATTGTCATCGATGTTCTCCGTGACTAAGTGTACCGCGGATATTATCTTGAATGAATGGGTGTGGAGTAGACCTAAGTATGGTTTTGTGATTAACTCTGGTGGTGAAAAGGTTTTAACTCCTGTTGAATCTTGTAAGACAGTATGAGTATTACATCATCCCCTTGTCGTAGATTGCTTTTATCTGATTAAACAAGTTCTTGTCGGTAAGGAATGTTTTCTGTAGTGTTTCTTCTAGCTCTCTAATTTCTTCGATATTTGAATCGAGATAGTCATCAGGGATTACATTTATGATTCCCGAGTATATTGCTCTATATATGAATGTGTCAAAGTCGGGCATCATTCTCGGAGAATACCATTTTGCCGCTTGGAGAACCCCATCTATAAGATCAGGTAGTCTTCGTTTAACAAATGCGGATGTATTTTGCTCATTCATCATTTCTTCTTCAGAAATGTTTGGGTTATTGTCATAGTAAAAACTTTTCATCTCATTGAAAAGTGGCCGATCATTATATATGAGTCTTGTTATGAATTCTCTGAGTTGACCAACATTTTCTCCTGAAGGGTTCCAAGATCTGTCGGACTTAAAATAAAATTGATCGATTGTGCTATTAACAATATCTGAAAGATAATCTTCGAATGAATCATAAAATGATGGAAGGGTGCTACCGAATTCACTTACAATAAATTCATAAATTTGATCCTTTCTCCTTTTGAAAAAATCCAATTCTCTACTTTCATTTATTCCCCAAAAGTCCTCATCCGTCGCCCAAAAATTCTGATTATATTCATCTTTAATTCTCTCAAAAAGATCAACGTTACTACGCAATATTTGAAGGGCAAGTGGGAGAGCTTTTTTTCGTTCTTCAGGTTCCAATTTCCAATTGCCACTGGCATTAAAAAAGGTAAGGATCGCGTGATCCAAAATCGAATAAACAAATTCTGTAAAACTATTAAATCGTTTTGGGTCCAACCATTCGAAAGCATAAATCAAATGTTCTAAGAATTGAGACTCTCTCCTCTTAAAAAAAAGATCATAGCTCTCATTGATCCCCATGACCTCTTTAATCCTATTTATGTTTTCTTGTAAATTCATATCAATAACTATCGATGCAATCCTTATATGTTGGACATATAATAATTATAAATCTTATCATAGAGTTCTTTATTTCTCTTGATGTAGTCCACAACCATTGGCTCAAACTTATCACGAATATCCAACTGGTTTTTATATTCTCCTCCCATTTCATCGTGAACGAAATCTCTTGTTGCTGAGAATACAACTCTCTTTAGAAAATGTTCAAAGTTATCAAATCTTCTTGGTGATAGCCAATCGTAAGCAAGTTCAATGTATTCATCTAATAAATGTATTCTTCTTTTTAATGGGACCATTTCCTTTGATTCATCGACTCTTGAAGATAATTGTCTATACCAAAATCCTTTGATTTGGTTATATAGTTTCTCTTTACTACGTAATATGTGAAGAGCTGTTGGGATTAACTCATCTATTTCTTCATTAGTCACAAGAATATTATTATAACCAAATAAGGAATCTATAGAGTGCCTCAAAATATCCTCGACATATTCTTCAAAAGTATTCGATTCTTGAGCTTCCACCCAATCGAACGAGTTAAGCACATCTTCAAGAAATTCGTCCTGTCTTCTTATAAAAAAAAGATTTCGATTTTCGTTAATCCCCATCACTTCTTTAATCCGATTTATATCTTCCTGTAGATTCATGTTAATAAATATCTGTGTAATGAAAAACCCCCACCTTTTGGGTGAGGGTTAATTTGTTATCCCATCAATAACTTACATTACTTTATAAATTATATTCGACCCATAATTCCAAGATTAGCTAAAGCCTTTTGTGCTGCGGCTTTGTTATCCTTATCGCCGAAATCCGTTCTTAACCCTGGAACATTTATACCTGTAGTAAATGCCTTTTTACATATTGTTAGTAAAGGATTATTATCGACAATAGGTATACTCATTCTTTTCATAAAACAAGCCAATAATTGATTGGCGGATTTGGCTAATCGACCATCACCCTGTTCTAATGCTTGAACAATACCATTTTCATCCCAGTTTGAACCAAAATCTAATCCATTTGTTGCATCATATAAACCATCTACTATTGAATTTATTTCACTTAATTCAACTTCTGATGCATCTAGTCCTGAACAATCATAAATAATCGATAAGTTTCTCATATCTGATTGTTCTTTAATTACTCTTCTAACCAATCTTGTTAAGTCTGATTCGGTTAATCTTATTATTTTTTTCATATGATTTTTAAGTTTCATATAAATATCTACGAAATTAAAAAACCCCCACCTTTTGGGTGAGGGTCTTCATTAAATAGCTCTTAGAAAATGTCCTAAGAGACCTGCCACTCCTACCAAAATGGGAATATAAGTTTTGGCTCCACCCATAAGAGATAAGTGCATTACAGCGGCGGCACTCATGAAAGATGCAATTAGAATTGCTCCGAACAATGAGGTCATTGGAATCAACAATAATACAACTGCCAATAATTCTCCTATACCTGTGAGAAGTCTATACTTCTCTAACTTCATATAAGCAAAGTTCCCCACCATTTCTTTGGTCCCGATGATTTTCTCGATTGCGCCTTTGCCCAAAAATAATCCTGTTGCGACGGACAATGCCCATCCGATGATTTGTAAAATATCCATAAATAAAATTTGTTTAAGAATTATAATTTAATTGTTTTTTGACACATCGTCAAGAGCCCAATTCTTATTTTGAGTCTTTAGTTAGTCCATGTATTTTACCCCTCTGAGTATTGTATATTTTAACATATCCATACCTGATTTATCAGGGTTTACCACAGATATGTATGTTTCAACATTCGGATCACTAATTTGAGTTAAAAAGTTTTTGTCCTTACTTTGTTTTGCGGTTATGTCTAATCTTTTTTTCCCTTCAATCCTTTCAACTTTCAAATCGAACTCTAATTTCTTATATAACCAATAAGGAATTTTTATAAAATTGAATCCTTCCTTATCATCTACACCACTTAAAATTTCAATTTGAGACTTTGGAAGTCTTGCCTTTTTGACACTCAAATGATAAACTTTGGCACCGTCCATATAAAACTTATCCTCAGGATGAATTTCCTTGATGTTGAGAACTTCTATTGTTTTCTCATCTTCTCCTATAATCATGTAAGCCCCGACAATTGATTTGTCTTCAGGAACGTAAGTTGTCTTATTAAAATCAAACATGGAAGAATCTTCTTGTTCTAAAATAACCCCCATTACTTCTTTTATCCTATTTATGTTTTCGTGTAAATTCATTACTTTTTCTTCTTAACACAATTAGGATATCGTTTGCCAAACATTGTCTTCATACCCTTTTGAGTATAACCTTTCCAGCATCTTTCGGTGATCTCACCTTCGTTTTGTTCTCCCTTGAGTTGTTCCTCTTCACAACCATCAACAATTTGGGAATTCATAAATGGTTGAATATTAAAATAACCTTTAACCAAATTGCTGGTTTCATCCATAATATTTTTGATACTGTAAATGGAGGATAGATTATTACCATCAAATATCAAATCAATCCAATATCTCTTATAATCCACACTTCGGGTATTAAAAACATTGACTTTGATGTCACAAACCTCATCACTATAGGTTTCAATAATTCTTTTACGTAACAATCTTCGAATTAGTGGAACAAGTTTGTCTTCAGATTGTTCATTTATCCCTTCTTTACAACCACGAGTAAATTCTAATCCAACATTTGCAGACACTGAAAAATATGTATACATCAAATCATAAATTTCCCAAAGCATGGACTCGTGATCAACTTGATCAATTCCTGATCCTATGTCAAAAATCACTTTTACATTATATGTGTCTCCCCATTCGTATGAAAACTTTTCAACTTGAATATCACAAATTTGGTCTACATAAGCCGCTGGCATTTTTTTGCCCAACAACTTTTTAATCAATGGCCCAAATCTGTCACTTGTTTCCTCTCGTAAAATTCTTCGAATAAGATCTCTCATTGTATATAAATACCATGAAATCAGAATAATTTTGACAAAAGTCTACGTTTGAATTCTTCAGTTTTTGTAAGTCCTCTAACTGTCCACAATTCCTTATCAATTAACCTTTCAAATTTTTTATATAAAGAATGTCTTAAAAACAAAAAATCCCAATGGTCAACAACAAACCTCTTAACATGAGTTTTATTTGGTAACCTGAAGGAAAACGCCAATAATGAGCTCTCACGGAGTTTATTAAGAACCGTAAAAAATCTAAAATTGAATGATGAAGAATCTCCATAATACCCAATAGTAAATAAACTAACTTTGAAACTGACTCTGTGTAGTTTCCATGAAACTTTCTCTAAAAACTTATTTAATTCCATAATAATAACTTTTATAATTTAAAAATAACAATATAATTTCTATTTATCAATATGAGTTACTTAGTTGCGAATATTCCTCCCGTACAATGTTACATAAGGAAAGAATACCTTTATGATTTTCAGAAAGGATTTGGTGAGTTTGAACCTTGTTATTGGGTAAGTGTCAAATCAGTAAAAGGGAAAGCTTTATACATCGAATCACTGTTAGATAATTACGGAGCTCTTTATGACAAGCTACCAATTTCCGCTTATGTTTGGAAAACTGACGTAGTTGATGAAGAATTACTACCTTTAGATTTTTTGGAGATATGGGATGCATTTTCTTACAACATATCTGTGATTGAAAAGAAAACATTATCTATGTTAGACGTAATGGTCTATATGAAAGATAAACAGTTTTATAAAGGTCAGTATATGTTCACAATCGACTCCTGTAGTTCAGAACCAAATGAGATCAATGTGTCTTTATCTGAAACTCCGAATGAACATAAATCATTCAATATCATCAAATTGGATAATGGACAGTTTGCTGCTCAACCTAACAATAGAATTCTGTTTTATGATCAATCACTAACCCCATTTGGAATAAATAAACCCGATTTTAAAGTATCGACCAAAGAATTTATTTGTGAAAAAGGAACCAAGTGGTCCGTGGGAGATGAAGACAATTTCTTTTACGAATTCAAAGAAAACAAACAATCAGGTGTTCAATAATTTTATAAATTCACCAATTTCTAAAACCCCATCCATACCTTCGATCAATACAGGTTTCTTGGTCTTACCATTTTCAGTTAATGATTTAACCACCATATAAAATTTACAGTCCACATTCGCATTTTGCTTCATCATCAAAGCATTATATGCCTTTTGTTTCAGTCTATCACTCCTGAAAGTGGTTGATACATCTATGCAGGATGTATTCCCTCCTATGGTTGTTTTATAATCAAAATCAACGATTTGACTTAATCCGTGAGAATTGATGAAATGAGGTTTGTCTTTTTTTCTTAATTTTTCGATACCTGTCAAATCTGTAAATTCCTTTTCAAATGCAGTTCCATTCTTTGACTTATCTCTGTTTGAACTCTGATGTTCCATCTAATTTTTTATAATTTTAAATTTCCCCTATGATTACAATTGGTCTCATCCCCAAAGCTGCCGCTGTAGACAAACGAGTATTTCCAGCGACCAAATAATATGTGTCTCCAAATTTAAGTATTAGTGGTCTATCATAAACTCCACTCTTAAGATCTTTAGCTAATTTCATTGGATTGGTTTTGTTAAACTCTTTAGCAATTTTCTTTACCTTATCCATTTCACCCATCTTAATGAGGTTGGAATGCGTGTTTTCCAATTTAGCCCAAACCATTATAGGAATTTCGATTTCAACACCATTTCTGAATGCCTTAACAACATCCTCGACTGATGTTTCGATTCCCTTTCTTGACAAATCCTCCACCGTTCTTTCTATTTCTTCTATTTCATCATCAATGGGATCTTTTTTTCTCCGAAAAGAAACGACTTTTTTAGCTTCGTAAAGTCTGTTTTTGAAGTCAGGGTTTTGTTTGTCGAACTTCTTAATAAAAATACCTGAGAGAACATTACTCATATTCTCCTCGGGACCCCCGATGTCTTGTATTTTTTGTTTGTCATCCAATCCCATTTTCTGATATTGATATTCATGGACCCACTCATGAGATATGGTTCTCAAAATGTCAATCAACATCCTTCCCTTAGCTAAAACATACATTTTGTTTCCTGGCATTCTTACACCAGTGGTAACGGTTGTATCTCGATCACTAGTAAGATTGACCTCTACCTCTGAAGATAACGGAAGTTGGCTTTGTAGGAATTTAATAAATGAAGAAATAACCTCCAATTGGCCCTGATTGACTTCCGACTTTTGACTTTTGATACAAACTTTCATCAGGTATAAATATAATAAAAAATTATTATTTTATGGCTCTACATCAATATATACCATAGTTATTTTATTTATCAATTACTTTTATACATTTTTTCATCGCTTCGAACTGTCCCCAAGTCAACATGAATCGAGTTGACCCACTCGAGTCTTCTATGTGAATATCATATCCTTCTCCATTAGTCCATTCCGTGACTTCCAAAAAGTCACCTTTACCTTTTCTGTCTCCCATTGATCCGACACAATAATCTTCTAAATCAACAAATGCGGATTTACGCATTTCAACTTTTATTTCCTTTTTCATAATCTTAGACTTGGTCTGTGTTATATGATTTGGGTGAAGGTAATCCACTATACTCACAGTAAAGTTCTTCACGTTGTTTTTCGAGTTCATCTTTAATTTCTTCAGGAAAATACATTCCATCGGACTCCATATCAGAAATGGTCCTGTCGATTGTTTTCAATAAAGATTTTTTCTCTGTTTCAGATAAACTTTTATCATTGAAGAAATTTTCTAAAATGTAAAAAAGTGCGTCTCTACCGAATACAGGTTTTTTATACTGATACGGTTCCTTCTCCATTTTGGAGATTTCTTTAATAGATGCGATGATGAAAACCAAAAATGCTATCATCACAAATATTGACAAAATTAAAATCCCTATGTTATCCATTTCTTTTTTTTAAGTTAAAAATCATTACGAATCCTAAAATGGTAGGGCACCATAACCCGATAAAGATGGCTTTGAGAGGTTCGTTCAGAAATACAAAGTAGTATTCCGATATCATGATGAGAATTAACACCAATACCAATAGTGCCAACTCTGATTTTTTGAATTTGTTCATATCTTTTTTTTAGTGAGTTTCAACCCCTAAAAGTAAAGAAAATAATCTATAAAAAAAAATAAGTGGTTAATTTTAACCACTTATTTTTTCCACCAACTTCCTTCTGAAATGATTGTTGGTTTATCGTTCCTATCAATCATAATCCATTCAGATTTCACAAGTCCGAATGGTTCGAAACAATCCATGACTTGTTCCAATGTAAAACACTTACAACTGTAAATGTCAAACTGTATCATGGGTAACTCCAAATTATCCCAAATATGAATGGAAGCATGAGAAGTAGCAAGGGTGACGGTCCCTGTCAACCCTTCATTACCTGGATCTGAAACATATATACTTGTAGGTCCTGCCACAACTTTCATCCCCACCGTTTCAACTAAGTTTATAAACCATTTGTTTAATACCTCCTCTTCCCTCGGAGGATTAGTTGCCCAACATTTTACTAATAGATGTTGATGATAAGGATCGAATTTTTCCATCAATATTATATGTAATTTTTTACATATATATCATCAATTTATAAAAAAATAAAAACCCCCAACAATGTTGGGGGTTTTTGATTACATATATCTCAAAATTCGGCTTGTGGATCCGTCCCACTTTACGATTTGGTTTCTTGGAACCCAAAATTCCATTTCCCCAATTTCTTCTACTCTTTGAAGATATTCTTCTCTGAATCGAGTAACTTCAGAAGCGTCTGTGATATATGTAACACCAAGATGACCAGCACAAATCTTTCCCATTCCAGTCAACATCGAAAACTCATCAGTCAAAGTTCTCAAACAACAAGTGCAAACATTCCCTCTTTTGATGGTCATTTTTCCTGTGAAAAGGACCGCTTTAGAAGAAACCGCTCTCAGAGAAGTGATGTCAAGTAACACGGGATTAAACTTCAAACCGTATTTTTTCTTGAGTCCTTCCCCAACTTTTCTACCAACTTTGATCGTTTGTCCGATGGTAGGCCAGTTCATTCTTTTAACCTTCTCTTGGTCCTCCTCTTTTCTGATCTGATTTAGGGCTGTTTCTCTTTGTTTGTCTGTTAGAGATCCATACATTTGAAGTTTTGATGCGATGTTGTTAACAAAACTATTCGAACCTTTGTAGTCAATGATTTTTTGGAGATCTTCAGTAGCTGTCATATGTCAGAGTGTTTTTGTGAATACAAATATAACCATGTATGGTGAGTATACAAAACCCTAATTGAAATTTTTTTCAATTATTTTTCAGAACAATCCGAACACAACTGTCCTGCACCTTCAACATATCCATGCCTAAAATTAATGTTTGTTGATTTTAAGTATGGTGTTTTTTTCCCACACAGAACACAATCCTCATGGTCATCAGGACGATTTATGGAGGTCACCAGACCATTTTCATCAATGGTTAGACCAAAGTGTTCATCATCAATTTGGGGTCCTTCAGAGTCCCTTTTTGCTTGCCAATATTTGTTGTTGATCAATTTACCCAATTCAAAATAATTTGGGGTATCTAAAATTTCTTTTTCGGTTACAATGACTTGAAATGACATATCTTGCTATTTATATTGATAATATAAATTTTTTCCGAAGAAAAATAAAGATTATGGACTATCAGAAATCCACGAAAATTTTAACTCAAAAATTGAATTATTTAGTAAAAATGGCGAGTAAGGATCAATTTGATATTATTGATCTAAGTCTTGATTTTCATGGGTCACCAGACTTATTAGATGGTTACACGATTTTCATAGAGTGTGATTATCTTTGGCCTTGGGTTCCTACGCCACTAGAATTCTCATCCCAATTGATTGAAATCACAAAGATGATAACCGATTATCTCAATATGTATGTGATAACAAAAGATTTCAAATTGGTTAAAAATGACAAAGGAATAGTTAGTGATTCCCCTATTATAGCCTCAATAGAATTTGAATTGGAAGAAAGACATGTTATGACTATGAGTTTCGGATTTGACGCTGCGTAAGTTATGGAAGAAAAATTAAAAAAAATATCAAATATTTTACAAAAACGAATCCGAAAATTTAATACTGTTTCGGAAGTTTTTAATTCACTAAGGGAAATGGCCAAGGATCAGTCCGATTACTTCAATAAAATCGGCCCTCAAGACTTTATAAAATTAGTTTTTTATATCTATTCCTTGAAGAACACAAATGATTTCATTTTAGGTGAAAAAATGTTGTTCAATGTTGGATTTTCACAACTTTTAATTTCTCAGAATGAAATTCATATTTACACTTGTTCTGATTGTGAAGGCTCAGGAGTAGTTGATTGCGACGTTTGTTATGGAGGAAGGGTAACATGCACAACTTGCGATGGTGAAGGTGAAATTGAAGATGATGATGAGGAAGATGAAGTAATAACTTGTCCTCAATGCGAGGGTGAAGGTGAAACGGATTGTCCTAATTGTAGTAATTCGGGGTTCTCCCCAGGAGAAGTCCTATGTGAAAAATGTGATGGTAATGGAGAAATACAATCTGAAAACGAATATGACTATGAGTTATATTTTATAATGTCTTGGAATAAAAATTTGAATGATATTTGTGAAATTAATCAAGAAACAAAAAATCCAATCATGTCAAATGAAGAATTATACGAATTTCAAGACGACTTTGTTACGTTGTCTATAACTTCTGACCACGCTCCCTTGGATGTAATTGCCGATGAGGTTTATTGTCTCAACTACTCTGACGAGCCAAAAATGGTATTCGGCGGTAGCTTCCACATAGTTAAACTTGGAAGCGTATATTTCGATTTACATCGTTTATTTCAATAAAAAAAGGAGGTCGAAACCTCCTTTATAGGGCTACACAGGTTTTGTGCAGTTCCACCACCAAGTTTTACGAACTTGGAAACGATTCCTCGATTATCTGAATTTATACAACTGTTGAAGTTTGATCTCGAGTAAAGAAAGATTGTCTCTATCTTTTCGGGTTTTGTTTGGTTTTCTCTTCAAAGCTTCAATCTCATCTATGATATATTCTTCTTCAGAATATCTTTTCGAATCAGGAATATACCCATCATTTTGATTCATACTCTTACCGTTTTTTTCTCCCAATTTGTATGCTCCGTAGACTACTGATCCAAGAAATGCATATCGTAAAATTTCACTGAAATTCATCTTGTTACCTCCGCTTCTATTTTAGATTTATTTATTAAATGTTCCGCTAATGTATAGTTATCCACGTGTGTGGTTATAATAGAATCAACCAAGTGTTTGAAAGGGATGTGAGTGAAAAAATCAGTCCCGTTGAAAAACGTCAAATCGTTTTTCAGTTCAATACAACCTTGGATCATCTTTAAAAAAAGTTTGAACTGAGTTCCGTTAACAAATGTCTCGTTCAAAAGAACTCCGAATTTTTCGTGTTGGATTTTGATGTTGTGGGATGATGTTGTCATATCTTCTTCGTTTGTTTTACAAATATAATAAATCCCAACTGTAATAAAAAAAAATCCCCTACTTTTTTTTTAGTAGGGGTGAAAATAAAAATAAGGTTGAGAATACACCTTTCATTAAGGATCTTTAGAGGGATTATGATTTCCCCTCGTTTCCACTATCTTTTGGATAGTAATCCTCAGTGACGGTTTGTTTAGGTTAACCACTCCTTGAAGTCATAGAATACTCTCCTGATACTCAATTCTCTTCGATGATGCCTCACCAACTCTTCCTTGCGGGAATAGAGATATTTCTCAGAACTCGTTTCGGACTTGGGATCCTCTACGGCCGTGAACATCTCACGACTATGTAGTCACCTGTTTCCTATGACTGACGGACACTTTCCCTTTATCAAATTGTTATAATGTGATTGGTTATTGGTTTGTGGAATTGGAAAGTAGCGGTCCGTCACCTGCTCCGTTATCTTTTGAACAACGGAATACAAAACTACTCTCTGAGATGTCCCCACCTCCATATTTCAAGTCAACTTCAGATTGAGGTCTTGGTAAACACCCAATAAGGAAAACAACAGCACCACCTGTACGAATTCATGCCTTTCGGTTTTAAGTAAACTTTTATATTGGATAACGTAATTATACGGTTGGATGACCGTATTTCTCACAAATATCCTACGAGTTATTCTTATTGGTGTTCCCACCTCAACCAAACGACCCACATCGCTCAGTCATCAAACCACTTTCCCTACAGTGTCACCCTCGGTACTTAAGGTCCAACGATATCTCGCCTGTCTACTCGAGTTCCCCTAAGGAAACCGCAACTCAGTTCAACCTAACCAAGTCACTTTATCCTGCTTTCACAGTTTATTTTATTGGACTATAGACCGCCCAAAAATATTTTCAAAGAACAAATTTTCACTCAAAAAAGGAAGAGGATTTACAACCCTAAAAGGGACTTACTACCTCTTCCTTCGAATGTTTCACAAATCTAAGAAAGTTACTTTTAACAATCAAATTTTTTGTAAAACTTTTTTTTTAACAACTGAATTTAATTTATTCAGTTCGTTGTAGCAGGAGAAAGATTCGAACTTTCGACCTTCAGGTTATGAGCCTGACGAGCTTCCACTGCTCTATCCTGCGATATATTTTAAGTTGAATAACTTCGGACAAAAAAGTCCCACAAACTCTTTTTCTCTCGAACTGTCATTTGTGGGACAAATGTTTCACAAACATAGTCAGAATATTTTATTATATCAAACTAAAATGAAACTTTTTTGTGGGGGTGTTGAATCTCTCGATTCAGTTTTATAAATATACGACAGATTTTAAAAAAATCAATTAGTGTCGAAATATTTTTTCAAAACTTTTAATAGATTAGAATCCAATCCAAGTTTTTTTATACCTTCGAAATCAAAATATCCACACTTGGTGTGTTCTTTTCCATCCATCGCATTTTCTAAATCAGGAAACAACGGATGGTTTACCTCAGAAACAAACAGATAAATAAAATCATTGGATAACCCACCTTCATCGTCCTTAGTTGGGATAGTTCCAACAAAATTCAGATCTTCTTCGGTGAATTGAAGATTGGTTTCCTCATATAACTCTCTTATTGCAGTTTCTCTCGGAGTTTCCCCAGCTTCTATTTGCCCCGCTGGAATAAACCATTCATTCGGGTGGGTATATTTCTCACTACGTTTACATAGTAAACATTTATCGTTATACTTTATTATGACTCCTGAATACATTTGAAGTTATTTTGTATTTATGTTTATGGATATATCAATAAATAATCACATTTTCGAAGTTGTTACCCTCACCGATCCGTCTTCACAAAAAATCGGTATGATGGGTAAAAAATTCTCTCACCCCAACCAAGGCTTACTTTTTTTAATGGGAGGAAAGAAACAATGCTTTTGGATGAAAAATTGTATCATACCTTTAGACATTATTATAATAAAAAATAATGTGATAATCAATATCCACCACAACTGTCCTCCTTGTCAGGATGAAGATTGTCCGAGTTATTGTGGTAATGGAAATGTCGTGTTAGAATTGGATGGTGGAACTTGTGAAAAACTCGGAATTCAATCTGGTGACACTATCAAGTATCTACTTTAGACTGTGATATTTTTTCTTTTAATACTTTTTGGAATTGATTTGCAATCATTTTGGTGAATTTCACAGTTGGAGAATCCTCAGACTCCCCGAATCGTTGACCACCTTTAGGAGGTCTTGTGCTCTTTCCTAAATAATTTAACCCCGATATATTAGTAATACATTTGTGTCCACCCGAATTTGATTGAATAAGATCCCAAGCGTTCACCCCAATTTTGTCTAAGAGTTTCATTTCTTCTTCTGAAAGCTCCTTGAAAGGCTTGTCCATCATAGATTTGATTTTTCCTAAAATCTCTTCTCCTCCATCCATAAACATAAATTTCCCACCATATAACGCATCAAAATCTTTGAAGGTAAATCCGACACTCATTGGTCCTACGCTCGTTTCACTTACCCACTTGATTGTTGACAAGGGGATTGATCTTTCTTTCAATTGAGGTTCCCATTTGGCTAATACTTCTTGGGCAATTTCTCCCAAATTTACTCCTTTCAATTCTCTTTCTTTTTTGAATGGATTACAAGAGGCTTGAACCAATCCTAAAGGCCAAGCCATAATCATAAAATCAGCCTCAGGATTATTTCTGTATGGAGTGTATCTGTCATAAGATCCTGGCTTAAACATACTTCCTCCCCCATATTGGAAAATGATATTATCAGATACAGTTGGAAATCCTTTCATTTGCTGAACATATTCTTCAGCGTTCTTCTGTAGTTGTTCTGGTGTTGCTGACGTTGTTTTTGTCATCCAAGCCTTTATATTGTTAAGAATTGACAACAACGATGGCTGTGAATCCATCACCAAACCTTCTAAAAATCCTGGCTTGTTCTTAAATGCCAATAAAAGTTTGTTGATGACCAAGCCGAGCAACATTTTATTCTTTTGTAAACTTTTTTCTTTGTCAAATCTAAATAGATAGTTTACAACTTCATCAGGTGAAATGTTTTGTCTGGCAAAATCCGCTGAGTCAACTGTGCTAATCAATAGTATGTCAGAGGATGGAAATAATTCTTTTGGTGAGACAATCTGAGAAATAGTTTCAACATTCGATCTTGATTGTCTAAATGACTTGGATTTTGTATCCTCAGCACCAGCCTGTCTATCGTGATGATCAGTATGGATCACAAACATTGGTTTTCCGTGAGCAAAATCAACAAGGACTGGCATTGTGTCTCCTGTTGCGTCATTTTTCTTAACGGCGAATTCCTTATCACCGTATTGAATGACGTGAGCGTCAACTACATCAATTCCATTATCCTCGAGATATTTCTTCATGGCAACCGCAGTGGTTACGCCATCCAAATCTTGGTGAAAATATATTTCAGCTTTTGGATACCTTTTCTTTAAATCATTGATATCCCTAAGTCCACTTTCCTTAAGTAGTTTCATCAATTTAATATTTCAATGTAAGAAGATACTTGGACTTGTTAATCAAAGCCAACATTTCATCTCGGATATTAAGTAAATCTGTATCGTATCTTGAATCAAGTTGATCGGAGAATCCAACTAAAAATTCAGTAATCCCATCCATAAATTCTTGAATACTTAATGCTTTAATATCTTGGAACATTAAAGCAAACTCAGGATCAAACTCAGGTCTACCATATTTTCCCATCATTACCTCGGTGAATTCGTCAATCAAATCTCCCAATCCATCATAGATAGATCCATAAGTTCTATGTTTAGCGTCTCCAAATGTTTGCCAATGAAGGAATTTCCATTGTAATTGTACTTGAACAAGTTTTTGTATAAGTTCTTCTTTCATTTTCAATAAATTATAACCCTGGTATTGGGTTTATTTGGCCCAAGAACAAGTTCTGAAGCAATTTAGCAAACGGATCTAATCCTTGTGAGGATTGTGATGATGATGTTTGTGATGATGATTGTTGTGATTGTTGACTTGGTTCACCTCCCATATTTTGTTGTGAAAACTCCTCATCATAATATTGTCTTGCTTGTGAGGTGTTTTGATATTCTCCTAGCTTTCTTTGGAATTCTTCGTCTCCAAGTCTTTTTGCGACTTCTTCGACCCCAACAAAATTACCTAATCCAATGTAATCCAAGAATCCTAACCACCACTTAGTTGATTGCATAAGAATTCTTAATCTTCTACCTTCAGGGGATCTAAATATTCTTGGTATACCTCCGAAGAAAACTTGACTCATAAAACCAGGTTTGGATAAAGCCGCAGTATCGAATATTTTAGTTGTCTTGAGAGTATCTAATATAATTGGAATGTTTCTTTGGAGATTCGCAGCACTTTTGTTTCGTAATAACATTTTTACTTGGCTTTGAAGAACTTTACTTTTTTGTCCCGTTCTTCCCAACAAAGTGAAATAATCCATAATAGTGTTTTTCATCCCTTTGAACGGTCCTAATGGCATTCCATCAAGTGCACGGTTGATTTTACCCGCCCATCCATTTGGACCACCAGCTGATTGTAAAAATTTACCGACAACACCTGGTGATTTTGCCAAATTTTCCAAAGACTGAATTGCTAAATCATATTCCTTTGTTCCTCTTGGAAACTTAGTCGCAGTTTTTAAAGCTGATTGAAGTGTTTTAGTACTGGCCGATCCGAGTTTCATTGCTCCCATTACAGGTTTTGCAACTACATCACCAGCATATGGGATAGCCGCAACAATACTCAAAATACCAAATAAGGTATCTCCTTGAGTGAAATACGATATACCGTTCACAATATCCACAACTCCTGTAGGGTCCGCAAGTCCCACTATATCCATCACTGTGTTATACCAAGCCTCGTCCAATTGTTTTTTGGATTTTCCAACTTCTGAGGTTAAGTTTGATTTGAGAACCTCTAACTGACTTTCGGTTATTATAAATTGAGCCATCTTTACATTTTTTAAATAAATATCAATAAAAACAAAAAAAAGGTCCATTAGGACCTTTTGATTGAAATATTAAAAATCTAAAACACCTTGTTTTTTTACATCAACAAAATGTTGAACTCTTTTTTTGGCAACTTCACAATAGTTGGGGCTCAATTCAATACCAATCCAACGTCTGTTTAAAATTTCAGCACTAACTATAGAGGTTCCTGATCCTGTGAATGGATCTAAGACTATATCATTTTTATATGTTAGGATTTTGATTGCTTTACTCGGAATATCCATTGAAAATGTCGCTTTGGTTTGTTGTTTTGTGTCCGCAAAATATTCCCATTGACCATAAACCAAACTCATGAACTCTTTCTTGTCTTCGTCCTTATAGATAGTCTTTTTCTTTACTGACCCATCCTCTTGTTCTAAATCAATGACCTCGAAACTCCATTGACCCTCTCCCTTCTTTTTCTTTATTCTGTCTTTTTTATAGGCAAGAATGACACATTCTTTAGGATTATATATGTAAGGTGAAGATGGTGACATCCAAGATCCCCAAGCAGTAGTTTTACTTCTATGTGGTGAGTTTTCATCAAGATCTACAAGTCCATAAAACTGAAATCCAACTTTCTTCATAACTGACCAAAATTCAGCCATAAACAATACTCTTCCACCCCTATCCTGAACATTTATCTCATAAGGAATGTTGATTGCAATTCTACCATCATCTTTCAATACACGAAAAGATTCTGACAACCAATTTTCAGTAAATTGCCAATAGTTCTCCATCGATTGATTGTCATTATGAACATCATAATCAATCCCTACATTGTATGGAGGTGATGTCACAATTAAATCAATGACAGATTCTGGAAACTTGCTCATCTCTTCGACACAGTCCCCATTTATTATTTTATTTGTTTCCAAAATTACGGATTTTTTTCTAAGTTTTTGATTCTACGATCCAAATAGAAAAGGGCTTTCTTAAGATCTTCTAATTTTTTTGCTGGGTCCTTTTTTCCCGCTCTTGCAACATATTTCACCACGTTGAATAGGTATGCGTCTTTGTCAAGATCCCAAGCCTCGCAAACTTTAATTACTTCATACGTGTTATTTTCTCCCCCATAATGATTTGGGTGATTCACCATTTCTATTTTATTCGGATCCATTTTTCCCCCACTTTCTTTCTAAGTAATCAATGTATCGATCATACTTTCTTGGATTGTATAACATCCAAATAAAGTAAATGTCGATATACCAATCAATTTTCTTAAAAAACCGTTTTATCGTTTCCAAAATATTTTCCAATGGTTTCGATTCGTTCATCAGCATCGATCAGCATTCTGAGAGCTTCTTCTGCGTTATTGTAGAAATCGTTAGTGGAGTGATCTCCAATACCCACACCATAATTTCCCAACAAATCTAATGTTAAAATTGCTTTAGCTTTGTCCGCCTCAGCAGACGCTAATAACATTTTTCTCAAATTTTCGTTTGTCATTTTTTACTCTTTTTAATTTTTTCTTTGGTTTCCTTAACTTCAACCTCAGTTTTAGTAGGTTTTCTCAATGCCTTGTATTCCGATTTGGGAACATAAGCCCAAAAACCACTTTTAACTCTTTGATGAGCTTCAGTATCATTGATTCTAATAATAGAACCAACTTCCTTATTTGTTGCAGACTTAATAGATTTGATACACTTCATTTTTTATTATTTTTTATTTACAGAATTTGAACTGAATTAAATATACCAAACTTATTTCTTGGAGTCAAAGTCTTCCAATTTCTTTATATCTATAACTTGAAAAATATATGACATTAACTTCCTTTTGATAATTGGAACCATTGTTTCATCGAATGGAAAATTTTGTCCACATTTGACTTCGAATATTGGAAGTTGTCTATAAAATTCAGAATCTTTCCATTTGGAGTTTTGATCAATTATTTCAGTCATGGTCTTTTCATCAACTCCGCCTTGTGATATCAAATCCAATGTAGTTCTTGTTGTTGACTTATCTTTTCTATCTTGTTTAATCTCATACTCCCAAACATACAATGTCTCATTATGTTTTTGGTAGAAAAAAATATAACCTGTTCGAGAAAATAAATTACTTTTATTTTTTCTAACGTGTATCTCTATCGATTCGAATGCAATATTCCAAATGGATTTTGCAATGTTGAATGCATCAAATAATCTTGGGCCAGAGAATCTAATCGTTTTATCAAGTTCAGTTTCATCCTGATCGGATAACGGTCCATATTTTTTTGTTACTAATTCTTTCACAAGAATCTCATCGTCACAAGATTGAAACTTTTTATTTGTCAACAATAAAGTTTTTTCTTTGGAAATGGATTGTATGTTTGCCAAATGTAAGGATAGTTCAACAAAATTGGGATATAACTCGAACTTGTCGAAACTTTGATCACACTTTTGAAGGTAATCCAATAAGGTATATTTGTTAAATTCAAAGTCCATTGGTTCTTTGAACATCCATTCTGGATCCAACTTAAAGGGTGTTTTTTTTCTCCTTGCCATTATATAATATTACGGTTGAATGAAATATAACTGTTATGATATTTTAATCAATTCTCATAACATAAAATAACTTTCCCTTGACAGATATATCCCACGCTCCCCCATCATAATGATTTAATATCTGTCCATATCCATCATGATTTATAATTCCTCTGATCAATTCTTTTTCATTGATGAAGTCGTCATAATTCAATCCAAAATCATCCAAAAATCCTGTTATATTTTGTTTGACCCAATTTACATTATCCTCAATTTTTTCATTTATAATTTCCTCAGGGAAGTCTCCATCGGGATCACTTTCAATGTATCCTATTTCTTCGAGATATTCTTCATTTATCTCTTCTAATTCAGTTATTTTCTTAGAAAACCATTCGGTATTACCCTTCTCCTTGAACAAGTTGATTAGTTTTTCATTCTGTTCTATTTTATTACGAAATAAATCAACTCGTTCTTGTTGTCTCGAAGACAACATTCTCAATGACTCATCAAAATAATCCTCAGCATTATCTCTTATATCGTTTTGATAGTATTCAAGAGCATACTCTATAACCGCTTCCTTATCAATAAAATCATACAAAAAATTTCTGTTATATGCACCAACTCCTTCGTCATTAATAATATCTTCCAAATATGATACAGAACTCGAGTCCATCTCATCATCCGTCCCAACAGCATATCTATTGGACTCCAAATCATTGTCAATTATTTCAAATTCAGAAGTATCATAATAAACTCCAGCAGGAATAATATTATAGACATCCATGTAGTCACCAGCATCAGGATCATCATCTTGCGCCTCTCCAACCTCGATAAGAAAATTCAAAAGGGCGTTTGCTTTCAATCCCTCTTCATCTATATTTGGATTAGACAAATCCCATTCTCCATTTAAACGTCTTTCTTCAGCTGCGTTACGTTTTTGTAACAATATTCGTTCTCTCTCCATCCTGTTTTGTCTCTGTCTTTCCTTTTCAGCTAATTCGAAGCTTTTCCATATTTCGAGTTGTTCTCCAAACTGATTTTCCAAGTATTGTTCAACTTTTTCAGACAATGATTTGAATTGATTGGTTCCGAAAATCCACCCGTCATCAATACGGTCGTCAACAGCATTATAAAATATTTTGTTTCCATCAAATTTTCTCAAGTAGGCAACTTTATAAAGTGGATCGTCTGTTGGTTTAGTTCTATCAATAATATAAAAAAGTTTTCCCTCATTATTATAATTCCTGAATGCAGTATCAGTGGAACTTGCAGTACACCACTTGGTCCCCCTCCCATAATAACAAGAAGATGTGTGATCCAATGGATTTACAACGAATATTTTTCCATCATCATAAACCAAATTACCCCCTTGAACTTGTTTAAAATCTCTTTTTTCTCTATTTTGAAAGGTTTCAATAGCCGAAAGTAATTCATCAAAACTTTTGTATGCGTTGATATCAGTCTTTGGCAAATTTGATCCTATTTTTTCGAACTTCAACAATGTTGAAAACAAAGATTGAAATCTTCTCTCAAAGTCTATTGGATCGATGGTTTTTCCAACCCACATAAGGTATTTGGGAAGAATAGATTTAATAATCTTATTGATTTGGTTGTCGGAAAACTTGTTTCCATATTTGGATTTGAAATCTTCAACCCTTCCTTCTTTAATTAAATCTAAAAAATTCATCTGTATTTTATTTAATAAATATCTTTCATCGATTATAATTGATTATCATCAAGTATTTATGATTATAAACATACCAAAATTATTTCAATATGTCTTGTGGATGTAAAAACAAACCTCAATCTCAGCCTCAACCTCAACAACAGCAACAACAACCCGCTCAAGTTGTAAAGGAGTCACAAAGCGAAAGCATTAAAGCGGCGATTAAAAAAACCGTTGAGAAGTATTATAATGTAAATAAAACTTCAAGGTAAAAACTTTAGGAATGGGATATATGAAAGGGGGCAATTTTTTTGTCCCCTTTTTGTATTTATGATTATGGATTTAGAAAAGATTATAGATAATTTCAACAATAATGAATATGACATAACATCGTATTTTGGTGGTTATAAAACTTTTTTCAATTTTTTGAATAAACGAGGTCTTATCTCAAAAGTTGATATCTACAATCCCGAATATCAAAATCATTATTTAATGTGGTTACACGATGAAGACTTCAAACAATTCAATAAGTTTGTAGTCGACATACTTTCAGATCTTGTGATGGACGAAGACGGAAAAATTTATTTAGATATCTCCGATAGATCTGAATTATCCGAGTTATTCTGTACTAGAGGTAGAAATACACTTTCAATAGCACAAGTTGCGAATTTATTAAGAGGAGATTCGGAATATTGGTTTGATTATTCGACGAACGACATATACAGAGATGTCATATCTGAATTGAATCCAAAGAATATGAAAATTTTAGAACAACATATTGTTGATTCTTTGAAGAACGTTGAGGTGGAACCAAAAACCGAACTTTTAAGAGAATTATCTAAAGAGCAAGGTTCTGCAGATCTCGTAAAAATTGATTCCTCCATAATTAGTGATATCATAGATGATGAAGATACTATAAATTACCTCTTAGAAAATTACTTGGATGAGTTGAATGGAAATCTCAATTCTCTCCATTCACAAGCTTACACAACAGCCTACGAGGATCAAATGTACAGTGCGGTGATGAACGAGTTGCAAGAATATTTTGATGGGTATGGAGAGTTTTATTCAAGGCCCCATTCTTTCAAAAAAAATACTATGACTGAAAGGTTTCGAATCCCTGTGGCATCCAACTTTAATGATATCATTATGGATTATTTAGATCAAGGAAAAAATAGCTTGAGTCGAGGTTCATTAGAATATTTTGGTTCTTATATTTCTTTAGTTCAAGATTCTCAGGATTGTCTAAGCGTTTATCCCGATGATTATCCCGATTCTTCCAAAGTAGATACGTTGGTGAACGAACTTTTTACTGATTATATTTAATAACTCTATTTTTTTTGTTTGTTGGATTTCGTATAATTCAATGAATCCAAATAGTAATGATACTAAAAAAGACCAACAGCCGAATTTATACCATAAATTTATTTGCAGACTTTTTGGTCAAAAAAATTCCATTTACGGAAGAGTCTATATTCAAAATTGCTGATTGTAAGAATTTTATTATAGTTAAAGGAAAAACCACACACAAGGAAATTTTGGATATGAGTTCTGTCGTTAAAGAATTTAATGAAAAATACAATCCAGATACTCCAATCTCACACACAATTGATTTGATTGAATATGATAGCAAACTTCCTAAAGTAAAGAATATCAGTTTTCTTTTACACAAATCACAAAACTGTTCTTATCATAAGGACCAAATCAAAAAATATATTTCAGAAAATACTTCATTCAGTTTCAACGGACAACCCATCGAGTTTTCCGATGATGAAATGATTATAACTTCCGAATTCCCACATGGTTACTCTTTGAATCAAGGTAGATCTCTTTATCTATACGGAAAACATATATTTTACAGTATACCATCGATACGACAAACAACTCTATTCTTCGAACTATCTTTGGAAAAGAACGAGGATGATGATTTTAATATATGTGTATTCAATGTAGATACATTAGAAAACGATAAAGTTTTAGAGTCAGCTATATTGGATGTGTTTGATTTTGATCTTTCTTGGATTACATCAGAAATGAAAAAAGTGGATTGGAGTATTGAACTCACAAATCCACTTGAAGAATATTCTTTTATTAAAGAAAGAAATAAAGAATTGATTATATTCTAAAGTATCCCAACATTTTTTCTGTGTTCTTTTATGATCTGCACTGCTTCTGTTAATTCATTGTAATTTCTATCAGGTGCGTATACAAATGATTCATAATTCCCTTCATTTCCTTCAATAATCAAAAGTGCGGGAATTAAATCATTTTCAGCAATTTTACTGAATAGATCATATTCATCCTTATACTCATCAATATCTCTGTCGAAAAATTCAATCCCCTCCTTCTTCAACATTTTTTTGAAGTCAACACAGAAAGGACAACCCTTCATTGTATAAACAATTACATTCAGATCTTTCATAACTTAGTTTAATAACCTAAGGACCTGATCTGGCGACATGACACCAGGTTTCGAGAAAACTTCTTCTCCGCCCTTAAATATTTTTATGGTTGGGACACCTCTAACATTCCACTCTTTCATCAAGTCCATATCTTCTTCAATATCAAACTTATAGACTTTAAAATTGGGAGACCCATTAGAATCTTTCATCAAAGAGTCATTAACCTTTTCAAGATTCCCGAGCATTATCTTACACGGTCCACACCAGGTTGCAAATAAGTCCAATACAAAATTTTCCTTATCTTGAATTTTCTGTTTTAATTCTTCACTTGTTAGTTGCTTTGTCATTGTTATATTGTTTTAATAATTGTTGCAAAAATATTGTTAGTTCACTGTGTTGATCTTGCTTGTAGTATATTACAAAATTTGTTTCAGAATTGTTCATCAATAAATATAAATAAAACCCTTGTTTTGATTTATAAATTTTTTTACTGAAGGTAATTTTTCCGTTCGAAATGGTTGCAAATCCCTTACTCCATACAACCTCGAATTTTCTATTATCGATGAATTTATAAATAGAATCATCAGGGAAATCTAATTGAACACTTGATAAAGTCCCTAAAGATTTTTCGTTATTTTTTATAATTTTTGGTTTGTTAATCATATCCATTGAAATATTGCACTTGGAACTCCTTCAATAGACTTGTATGTCCATTTTAAAGTTCCCTCTTCGTTGAAATAGGAATCGGATTCAAGTATTGTTCCATTAGGACAGTCCTTGGTTATCTTAACACTTTCGAAACGTTTGTCGTTCACATAATATAACATCCTGAGATCTAATTTCAATAGCTTAGAAATCCAATCATCAGATAATTTACTATTGAATCTACCTAAACTTTGAACTCGTTGAACTTGTCTCTTATCCTCTTTTTCAAATATAATATATTCTATAGTTGCTCTCTCATCAGAAAATTGTGAACCTTTCCGTAATGAAATAATCATACTCGGAGCTTTACCAATGTATGTTTTCACACAATTAGACTGAGTCGAACTTTCATTGTTATAGTTCGAAGAATTATTGAGAACTACAGGATAGTAATCTCCAATAGGTTTTTCCAATTCCTCATAGGTATATTCTGGGTATATTCTATTATAAAATCCATTTTTGTAGTATGAAATTTTATCTGACCAATCTCGATGCTCATTCATAAAATTCATAGATTCCGAGTCATCCGACATCCATTTGACTTCGTTCTCCCCATACATTTTCAGTTCTGTATAAAATGTTATATGGTCCAAAAATGTATAAGAATTCATTCGGTTTTCGAAAAAAACTTTTTTGAAAACTTTAAAAACCCTCCTGAGTTCCTCTTTGGATATTAGATCTAAGAACTCCGCAGGAATTGCTCTACTACCTATCACTATCTCTGAATTTAATGTTTTCAAAACAAAATTTTCATCTTGATTTATCCAATCCTCTCCAAATAATTTTTTTGTCTTATAATATAAATCAATGTTCAAATTATTACATGTATGTAAGGCTTTCTTGATTGTTTTACCAGATAAATTATTCAAGCTCATTATTGTATCGACTAATCTATTGTCATTTTTTTTGAGTTCTTTTCTGAATTGTGGTCCAAAAAATTTTTTTGAATATATGTAAAAGTTGTTCGGATATTTTACACCTTTTTTATCTAAATAAAATTTGAACATTCTTTGTTCAAAACTCAGCTCATCGAAATCACCTCTACCGTCTATTTCTTGTAAAAACTTAGACATAGCTTCTCTAGTAATTGAGGAGTGATCTAAAACATAAGACCATACACAATTTCGAATTGTAATCATGAAACTGTTGATTGGTTCATCAACAAAAAAGTTTTTACATATTTTCTTTTTACAATTTTTTTTACTTTGATAATTTAACAAAGATCCTCTATAAAAATCTCCAGTTTTAGTATTCACGGTTATAAACTCCATGTTTTTTGAGGTCTTAAACCAATGTTTACCAACTCTCCTACTTCTAAGACCATAAAATAATTTGATAGATACTTTATCTAAATTTTTTTCCACCAAAATCATCGAATATTTTTTACTGACTTTAGCTAATGGATTTCCATAATGTTCAATATACTCTTGTTGTAACTCCGAAGAAAATTTTTCTATAAAAATATGAGAGTCTACATATCTCGATTTTTTTTTCTGAGAAACAGAAACTTCATTATATAAAAAAAGAAACTCCTCAAGATCGCCCACTTCATGATCATTATCTGTCATCTTTGTTATCTTTAAAGGCGACGAAGAGATCGGATTATGGTCGTGATGCACAACGACATTATATAACTCGTAATTCAATTTGAAAATTTCTTTTTTCATAGATAAAAAATAATAAAAAAAAAGGGGATTATAAATCCCCAATTTCAAATCAATTCAAACAGAATAATCCAATTTTTGTTCTCATAAAAAGATGAGCATGATCAATATCAAATTTTTTGATCGAAGGATTATTTATTTCAACACAAATATCAATTATCTGAACTTGGGTCAACCCAACCTCATCACCGTTTTCCAAATTCTTCATTGCAACTTCACGAACTTTGTGGTAAAATTCTTCTTCCTTATTTTTAGGAACAAGGTTCAAAAGATCGTTAGGATTATCCCTAAAGAATTTAATTACGTTATTCATGTATATTTCAACATCAACACTCATAATAAACGTTTTTTAATTGAAATTAAGAAAGATCCCACATTCCATCTTCCCACTCCTTACCTTTTTCTTTGATAGCTTCAGGGACTTGAACATTCTTACTATCTTTAAGATTGAGGAATAAAAGTGATTGCATGTTCGCAATACATTCGGGAATTGAAGTCAACTTAGGATTTTTGACCAATGATATAAACTGTAACTCTTTCAACTGACAAATTGTATCAGGAATACTGTCGATACAATTTTCTAACATAATCGCCTCCAAATTTTTGAATCTAGAAATAGATGGTGGTATTGCAATTATAAAACCATCTCTTTGATCTCTATTTTGAATTTGGAATTCTTTGAGGGTGGATGGTAAACTATCAATTAGTTCATCCAACCCGTATAAGGCGATAAATTTACCCGTTGCACCTCTTTGAAAATCATCAATGACCAATTTCTCACCATTACCAATAGTCAATCCTTTAGCAAATTCAGGCTTGAAAAAGTCTTTCAATTCAGCCATAGGACCAGTCAAGTATTTGATTAGATCTTGTTGTTGGTTTTGTTTGTTTGTGAATTGGTTCGATGGGAAGTGGATTTGATATCTTTCTACTGGTAATCCTGTCTCAGGAGCTACGTTTTCATCGGAAGGTTTATATATAACATACAAAGGACCTTGTTTTATATAACTATCAAAATGATATTGATCTTTTCTCGAAGTACACCATGTGGTTTCTGTTCCGTGACCACCGTAGAAACATGCCGCGGTTTTACCTTGAGACCCCTTGTCATCAATTTCAATAACTCTCCAAGTTGGTCCCTCAAATGCAAGTTTTGCTCCAGGGTGAATTGGAATTGATCTTCTTACATCTTTCAAATCCGAAACAGTAATATCGAAGTCCTTAACCGCATCGTAAAGTTGCTCCTTGTTTAACTTATTGATATCCCTTTTTTCTACAGGAAGCTTACCTTTATGTTTTTCAAACTTCTTAAGATCCTCTGTGACATAATAAAGGTCTTCGATAAATCTTCTCTTCATCTCAACAGCTTCTCTCTCATAATTGTAATCACCAGGAGCGGTTTCTGTGGTTGGATTCAAATAATTCTTGATCAACCAAGCGACATAACTTCCCGCCTTAACTTTTGCTAACTCATCTGGTTTAGCAGTCTCCAAATTAACGTCATTCAATCTCGTTGTTGGATCCGCTTTGACTAACTCAAAAAATTCTTTTTTAGTAAGTTTAGGTTTAGTTTTATTACCTTCCTTATCCTCACCAGCCTTTGTAAGGGTATTCAACAATACTTCGAACCTTGACTGTTCAATAATTAACGACTTCAATAACGATGTGAATTTCATCTATTTTATATTTTAATAATAAATATATGGATCTTTGTAAAATAATTAGTAATTCAAAATCAGAAGCTCCTGCGCCATATTCTGTTTTACCCCTTTTTTTGCCGCTGCAGCTTTTGCAAATTCTTTTTTCTCCCACCGAAACTTATCGGTTGGATACCAATTTTTCAATAATTCAAAATCATAATATGACAGTGAAAATTTACCTTTGACTTCATTTAAAACTTCTGATAATCTTTCGTGATCTTCTCGATCAAAATCATGATTATTATAATAGTTTTCAGTTTTCCAATAAGGTGGATCAAGATAAATGTATGTTGAAGGAGAATCATACTTCTCAATCACTTGTTGGAAATCAAGATTCTCAACATTAGTAATTTTCAAGAAATGTTCTACCCATTTAGGTTTACTCAATTTGTCACGGAATGCCAAATACTTGGATCTATATTTACCCTTCAAATCGATGAAGTTCGATGTCTCAGGTTTACTTCCACTAAAAACTTGAGAAAGGACATAAACGTATTTAGCTGCGGACTCATAATCAGGTTCCCCTAACAAAAAAATATCACCGAACAATTCCTTCTGAAATTCAATAAACATATTTCTAAACTCATCAGGAGTATTACTAACACCAACTTGTTGAACGGGAATTTGATCCATGTGTCTTTGAAGTTCAGATGGGTTCTGAACACATTGAAACAGGTTAAAATTAAGTGGATTAAAGTCATTGTAAACGACTTTCTTGAGATTTGGGTATCTACTCAAATCCATATTAAAAAAACACCAGAACATACCTGAAAATGGTTCTACGTATGTCTCGATGTCTGTTGGATAAAATGGAACAATCCACTTACCTATTTTCGACTTACCTCCTATATATGAAATCATAGACCAAAGGTAATAAAAAAAATGGAGAAAGGCAATTACTTATAACAATTTTTGTATGGACGACAAGATGCTTTTTGAGTGAACCCCATTTCGTCACACGGAGTAGAATTACAATAAGATTTACTATACTTACGAGGTTTTTTATATTTCCCTTGTTCCTTCTCATCAAGGTACATATAAAGAATTCTTCTAATTTGTTCACTTAACATACTTATAATTATGTCGGAATGTAAAAAATGTAATGAAAAACCAACCAGTAATATTCAATATATTTCATTGGTAGGTGGCACATATATCTTAGGAACATCCATATATGGAACCTATAAATTATTTGAAATGTTGGTTTCGTTATTTTACTGATTCTTTTTCGAATCTAACATTCAATTTTATATACATATCTCCACTAGCATACCCCTTACCTCTAATTCTTAACGGTTTCGAGGTATCGAAAATTTTTGGAGAGTCAATTCTAATATCTCCATCAGGATGAGAAATCAAATATTTTTCTTGTTTCAACTCCTCTAAATTTAGAAAAAGATTAAAGATTAAATCATTATTCATTTTTTCATACCCATCTTTAGGGACTACTTCAACCTGTAGAATTAGATCACCATATTCACCGTTCTTGAAATCACCAGATCTTTCGATTTTTAAATACTGTCCACTATCAACTCCTTTAGGAATCATGATAGTAAGTTCATTGGTTGATGATTTTGTTCCCCTTCCGTCACAATTGAAACACTTGTGAACTAAAGTATATCCGCGGCCAGCACAAGTTGGGCATGCAGTTCTCATCTGTTGCGTCAAGAAACCTGTTCCGAAATTTTTGATTGTAAACCCTTGTCCACTACAAGTTCCACATACTTGTTGATCTCCGCCAGAACCATTACACACACCACAGTGTTGATCTCTAATATATTGAATAACCTTTTCTTGTCCTCTATACGATTCTATAGGTGAGAGTTGTAACTTTACTACTTTATCTGGCGCAGATTTTCTTCGTTGTTGTTGTTGTGGCTGGGCTCTCCCTGAACCGAACATTTGATTGAACATATCTTCATAAGCGGTGCCTTGGAAAGGATTACTACCTCTATTGTCGTATTTTTCTTTCTTTTCGGGATTACTCAAGGTTTCATAGGCTTCAGCAATTTCCTTAAACTTTTCTTCTCCTTGTGGATTTTTATCAGGATGGTATTGTGCCGCAAGCCGTCTGTAAGACTTTTTTATTTCATCCGCAGAAGCTTTCTCTTCAACTTCCAATATTTTATAGTAATCTTTCATATATGGAGAACTACATTGTAGTATTATTTAAGAATAAAAAAAAGAAAAAAATACTAAAGAAGTTTATTACGTTCAAACGTGCTAAAGAATTTTATGAAAAATTATTAGATCAATCAAATCAAATAATTTTTGAAGTTAAACTTGAGTCTGGAAAGGAATCAAAGTTTGAAATCGGATTGGTTGAAATGAGTGCGAAACAACTCATACCAGTTTATATGACGGATGAATTTGGTAGAAATATTAAAGTAAAGTTAGACGAAGATGGAATGACATTATTCCAAATCAAACCATACAAAAAAGAGGAACTCATATACGACATTAAGGATAACAAAAAAATTAAAGTTAATTCATTCATAAAAAAATATCTCAAAGGAGATGGAATGAAAATGATCTCATCCCTGAATAATAAAATAGTTGTTCAGGAAAATGAAAAAATAAATTTATTTACATTAAAGTCTGAATCCGAATCGGAAAGATTTATAGATCAACTTTCTTCATATTTTTTCAAAACTAAAAGATCGGATTGTCTTTTCGTAAAAGATTCATCAACCCCACAACGAAAATATCTATATAACCTTTTAGAACAATCTGGATTTGATAAAAAAATATTGTATAGGAAATTTACTTCTCAACCTCAGTTAAAATAAAATGAAACTCAGTCCCTGAGATATCGATGGAGAATTGTTTGTGTTGTCGATCAATTTCTCTGAAGTGATTGATAACACTAGTATATTCCCCTTTTGGTAGTTCGAAAACGATTGTTGCCTTACCACTGAAAATTGTTTGACAAGATTCCGCGATCAATGCCAACTTTTCTAATTCCCCGAGAGTAGTATTTTTATTTTCTGCCATAATGTCAACTTTTTTTGTGGTGGAAACAAATCCTCCTTAGTTAAATTTTTTAATTCTTTGATGTATTTTTCTTTTGTTCTTTCGATTTCGATTCTGTCCTTATTCTTCTCGCTCTCCAGCCAATTCAGAATCGATTCCTTCTTGTTCGTATTGCTCATAATCCTTTTCGTCTATATCGTCATCATTCAATTCAACATCTAATTCAGGTGTATTATCATCTTCTTCAAAATAAAAATTAAGATTTTTCAATTTATCCAAATCAGTTTTTTCAAAAGTTGTTTTTAATTGTTCAATTGTTTGTTTAAAAAGTTGTTCTTTCAATTCTTTTTCTTTGTTGAGTCTAATAATTTTGGCAATGCGAGTCATTGTTTTAGAAATTTCTGATTCTGCAATAACAGACACGAATGAAATACCTTTTAGGTTTGATTCTTCCGATTGAAATGCCACAATTTGTCCATCATCGACTATAGATTTTGGAATTGACCACTTGTTAGGAAATACCATATCAAAACTCAAATAATTTTTTAATTTCCTTATTGATTGAATGTATTCAACAAAAGGAAGTAATTCTTTATAAAAACTCATAATAAAACTAAATAGGTGAGAATATAACTTATTGATAACCCTAAGAAGGTTAACTCCCTGTTACTATAAACCAACGGTTTTGGGTTTTTTTGTAACAGGGCAACCAATACCTTTCCGATATTTCTTAATACCACTAATGAAGTAAAAATAAATATGAATAGGTAGATTGATTGAATACTATGCATTTTTTTCGGTTTTAGAGTGTTCTAAAACTTCAGTTCTAAATTTTTGAAGTAATGATTTTAATTCTTGAGCAGATTTTCTTGCTCTAGTTCCAGCACTTTTATTACCTTTATAGAATTTTCCAGCATCGACTGACAATGCTTCTGTCAATTCTTTAATTTTTTCCAATGTTTCCATTTCTAAATTGTTTGATGTTTATCTTATTACATTAAAATAACTTTTTTAATCCCCTGTGTCAATAGATAGACCGATATTACTTGACGTTTTTTTCCAATAATTTATATAACTCAGTAATCATATCTAAGTCTGACTTACTAAATGGTTTGAACACATCAAAAATTTCGTTGACAAATTTGGGTATGGAATTTTTTACTCGAGCTTCAGATTGATTGTAAAAAGTGTCAACATAAAATGACTCAAGATAATCCTTATGTTCTCCTACCTCAGTTATTATCACATTCTCTTTTTTAAAATCAGAAATCATTTTTTTCCAACACCAATCGAAGTGAAGTTCTTGATCTTTTTTGGAGATTGAAATTTTTGTTTCAGTTGGAGCATCAAAATCATCCCCCATATAAGTGTCTCTTATTATATGATGTAAAGTTTTGAATATATCCCCATACAGTTCTATGCGTTCATATAGCATGTTATGAACATTGAACCAAATGATCACTTCATCATTGGGTAAAGGTTTGGCAATCCAATTAAAAAAATTCTCCATAGAGGTTTTCTATGGAGAATATAATAAAAGTGATATAAATGTGAATTTTTATTGAGTTTTTCTGTTGTATCCGATAAGATTTTTCATCTTTACCATTTCCTCAGAAATTATTCTTGATTGTTTCGCTTCAGTTGATTCTAATTGACTCATGATTTTTCCAGCTTTCTCTTTTGAAGTGCTTCTAATACTTTTTAATGAACCAGCTTGTTTTTTACTACCAGCAACGTCAACAGGTTGAGGTTGTCTATTATAAGAAACTTCCATTTGTTCAGCTCCATATAAATTGTTATCAAAATTATTTTTGAATCTATCACCAACCTTTTCACTTCTCTTTGATACATTACCTAAAGCATTCCCTTCTTTATCAGTAACCGCATTCCCATTTTTGGAAGCCCCTTTGATTTGATTTGCAATCATATCATCATCAGGTTTAATTTCGTCATAAACTAAATTGGTCATACCAGGATATGCAAATGCGTCTATATATTCTTCAACAGCGTCTGATGGATGATACTTCATCTCTTTATGATCTTTCTCCATATCATAATTGCTTTGAGGAAAGTCATCAGGATTTTCATCATATCCGTTACTACCTGAGAACATATCCTTCATGTAATCCTTCATTTTCTTAACAACTTCTTTAGCATAGTCATCATTTTCTTTCTTATTCTTACCAAGAACATCCTCAGTCTTCTTTAGACCCACGGGACTTTTTTTAGATATATTAACACTTTCTGCAGTATCTTTAACTTTTTGTTCCAACACAATCTTTTCGATCATGTCAATTAGTTCGTCCTCAGTAAGTCTCAAAGATGACTTTCTACTTTCTTTCCGTACATTATATGTTTTTCCATCAACATCGAAAGTATCGTCCCCATCCTCTCTTGCGTCATCTAAAGCCTTTGTGAATTTGTTACCTTCTTCGGTTTCAGCCTCTTCCATATCTCTTGGGGTTCTAACTTTAAATGGTTTACCAAACTTTTCTTTATACATGTCGAAGAATTTTTTACCTTCTTCACCTGGCGCAAATAATCTTTGTTTTCCCCCATACTTTGCATCAAACGAATCGAAATCATCAAACTCTTCTTCATCAAAGTCAAAGTCAAAATCTCCAGTATATTGTCTTTCGTCTTCGTCATAAAATCCGTGTTCATCATCAAATGAACCCATCATTTTTGGTCTACGAGTTACATGAAATTTATCTCTACCCATTTCCATTTCTTCATCTTCAGAATCATCCCCATCAAAATCGAAGTAATCATCTTCTTCTTCATCTTCTTCAGAATCGAAGTAAAACTCATCAACTTCTTTCTTATTTCTAAGTTCTTCGAAATCTGCCGCAGTTATTTTACCTTTTGGCTTAGCAACGTCCAATTTCTTTTGACCTCCGTGTAACTCTTCACCCATCTCAATTTCAGTCCAATCTCCCTCATGCATTTCTTCGGAAATTTGTTTAACTTTGTTTTCAATTTCCTCGTTCAAGATTCGAGAAACTAGTTTGTCTATATTGTTTTTGAAATTACTCATTTTTTTGATTTTATTATAAATATCTTTAGTTAGATCTTTTACTATTTTTTTTATATTCTCTCTCCAAAATAGTTATGATGACCGATTTATCTATATTGTATTTTTTTGATACGTTGTCAATTGCATCACTTACAGATTCATTCTTACTGAGTTTCAGATTTGAGATGTCCCCCTGATTACAATATGGGAATGTGGTGCATTTCTTTTTTATCTTAACAAATGATCCGCCCTTATATTGAGTTTTTCTACTTGGTCCCCAATCTTTCTTCTTAGTCGATTTTGCCCACATAGCTGGTGTTTCATATCCTCCTGAAGAACCTGTAGTTGTTGCCTCTTTAGCTTCAACCTTTTCAACTTCACTCTCATCTAATTTAGGGTTCTCACTTCTACTTCGTTCCCAAAATTCATCATCTCCACCGAAAACTGGACCAACATATGATCCTGATGACCCTGAACCTGTTGCTTCTTTGGGTTCTGATTTCTTAATTTGTTTGAAAGCACATTTCTTCAAAAAATCTACGTGGTCAAAATCAACTTTTTCCCTCTTCAATTTTTTAATCATATTATGTGCAACCTCTTTTCTATTAGACGTATCTTTGATTTGCTTAATAATTTCAATTATACCATCAACCATTTCTTTATCATTTTGGTTGGAACTATCTTCAAGTTTTTCTTCTTTGAATCCTTGTTTGTATTTCATGTGGTCTCCTAATGTTGAAGTATTCAAGGATATTTGGGAAAAAGCCTTGTCTAAATTATTTTTAAATGAGTCTTTTGAACTTTTCATCTTACGTAACTTTAAGCATTCTTGAGTCTTGGTTCCCAATAACTTCTATTGACCCACATAAATTGATAGAACTCTCGGAACATTTTTAGGGTTATCTCTTTGACTTCCCCTTCTAACTTACCCCTTTGAATTTCTTTTTGAATTTTATCCATCAACTGGTCTTCATATTGTTTGATAGTATTATTGTTCATAAAAGATTTTATTTCTTTACGAATCATAACTTCAATTTCTTTGACCTCAGAACTTGTAAGTGCCATTAGTTATTAAGTAATAAAAATGAAGCTGAAATTCCACCTACAAAAGTCCCAACTTTCCATAAGAAAGTTTTGGTTCGTTGTGCTTTCAACTCTTTGTTTAGTTTGTCAGATAAATCCTGATATAATTTTATTTGTTCATCTTTTTTTGAAATGATAAACTGATTATTTTCATCTTTTGTTGTTAGAATACTGATAACATTATCTTTCTGAAACTCTCTTTCTTCAGTTTTCTGTAACTTCAATTTCAACAAACTTGTTTCTTCTTTCAATCCATCATATCTAAGCAAATCCTGATAGACCAGTCTTGCTACTCTGACACTTAGAACTACTTTGGTTGTATCGACTTTATCAGTTTGAATATCGGTCTGTGAAAAGCCTTTCAAGCTCAACATTACCAATAAACACAACATTATTAACTTTTTCATCAGTTTGTTCTTTTACAGTTTCGATGTTATTATCAATTTCGTGAATCTCGTTGGTGATGTTGGTTATGTTTTCCTTGATAACCAATACCTTTTCACTCATCTCTTTATTTACTATTTGAGCCGAATCGATTTCCACTTGTATATTTTCAATCTTCTCTTTATAAGCCTTAACATCAGTTTTGACTGTGGAGGTATTAAACCAATTCCACAACACCAAAATAATGATGATCACTAAAAGAATGTTTTGCTTATTAAGTGTAAATTTCTCTTTCATATTAAACTGGTGATTCTTTTGTCTTCTTTCGACTTGCCAATACTTTGCCCCACTTGGATTTGAACTTTTGATAATATTGTTGAAGTTTGTTGATCATAGTTAGAAATTCGTCATCGACCTTGATCATCTGTCCATTGATATAGATTCCACTTTCTTCACCAATCGTGAAAATAAATTCCAAATCTTCGTCAATAAGTTTTCCTGACCACTCCACACTGTTTTTATAAACATTAAGGGTATTGAAATCGGCCAAGTCAGAAACCTCCTCAACGAACTCATCCATAGTTTCTTGGAATGCAATTTTCTCGTCGGTTGTAATATCTAATTCACTTCTATCTTTACCGTGAAGGGCTAGTATACCACCTGATATTCTATACTTTTGTGTCTTATCCTTAGGTGAAGGAGTTTCTCCATCTTCAATATCAGTTTCGGCGGTATCATACTCAACGTCCTGCTTCAAACGACTTTCTAAGTCCTTAGCAACGTTTATCTGTCCCTCTTGTTCGAAGAGTAACTTTGATTTCTTTAATAAAGATTTGATCTCGTCGTATCTTTCGTTATGCAAATTGTTCATTTCCTAAAAATTTAATAAAGGTTTCGAAGTTAAACGATGGGTTCAAATCCGTGAAAGAGGTGTCGTAATTACTTCTCGATGATATTCCTATGAAGCTTTCAATACCGTCTATCTTTGTGTTATGCCCCACACACGTTTTTTCAATTTTGAGACTTTCAGTTAAGTGCTTACATAGTTCTGCGGTTGATTCCAACTGTGAAACTGTATAAGGTTGCCAAAAATAAAAGTCTCTCCACTTCTTCTCGTAAACCTGTTGATTATAAATACTTCCTTTCCAGTTAATATAATGATTGGTCAGTGGTTTCTTTTCCAACCATCCCAAATTTTCCAAACAGATAAAAATTGATCTCTTATTGACCTCTGTCTCATGAAAAAAATTGGAATAGGAATCCTCTGATAACAACCTGAGTATCTTCCCATCCCGATTTATAACAAAATTGGGTATTTTATCATATTTCGAATTATATCTAACACTAAGGGAGGTCAAGTATTCCTCAACCTCCCTCGAAGTGTGACATAAGATTATTTGTTTTTTGTTTTTTTGTTTTCCTGTTGGTTTGAAATTTCCGTAGTCTTCAATGTTAACCATGACTCCTTATGTAACTAAGTCTTTTAATTTCAGAATCAGATTTTGATTCTTCTTCCAACTTGTCGGTTTTACCGTCAAGTTCGGTCACCAAAGATCCAAACTTCTGCTCGTTTAATTTTCTTAATTCTTCTTCCAACTTAAATAGTTCTTCAGGTGTTGGAGTATACTTTTCCTTGTCAGGACTTGTTTCCATCTTACCAGCTTCCCTACTCAACTCATCCAAATCAATTTGTGGAAGAACTTGCTGTGGAGTTTTTTTCTTATCCTCCTCCTCAAATTTAACTAACATGTGTAAAAATGAAAGGGAAATGATTGGAAGCATTCCACCAGCAAATAACGAAAGGAATCTTTTATGGCCAACAAGATCACCTGATTCAACTCCTAAGTAAGTTACAAACGGATCAACTAAGTCCACCCAATCTTTGAATGATTCTGAGTTAACATCAATGTATTGATATGCGAAGAAAATATTCCCAATAAATTGAATAAGTGTAACTATTCCAAAGGGAAAATATACTTTGGCTCCCATCTGAGCAGATATTGCAGCCAAAGCCGATAATGCAGCAATTTCAATACCTACGGACAAATAGATAGCCCAACTAAATGGGTTAGATAACCCATACCAAGATGCCACGTGAGAAATCGAAACAAACGCAACCGTTAATATCGGAACCAAAAATGCAATATAGATTATGGCCCTGAAATTTTTTTGAATCCAATTCATTATTTTTGTGTTCTTAATTTTTTAATTTCATCTTCAATCTCAGTTTGTCTTCTAAGATCCAAAAGTTTTCGATCAGTTGCTTGAATCATTCTTTTTTCAGCTTCAAGTCCTGATATTCTTAATTCAACCTCCAATTCTTGTTTTGTGTATGTAGAATCTTTGATTGCAGTTATCTCCTGTCTCATCTTGGTCAGTTCTCTTGAGTCTCCACATGATTTGAAAAATCCCAATAAAGAGATCACCAATACAATGATAACAAAATTGTTTTCAATAAATTTTTTCATTTTAAAATGTTTTACGTTTATCCTTAAAATATAAAAGGTGTATTAAATAAATACACCTTTTTTTTGATTTACAAGTAATCGAACAAAATACTGGTCTCGTTCCGTAACTTTCTAAGAGCCTTTTCTTTGATCTGTCTAACCCTTTCTTTGGTCAAATCGAAGTCACTTCCAATGTCTTCAAGGGTCCTAACTGAACCAGATAACCCAAAATAGTCTTGGATAATGATCTTTTCTCTCTCATCTAAAACATCCAACATACCCAAAAGTTTTTCTTTTAAAATATTTTCGGTGGACATATTTTTATCAGCCGCGTCAGCGTTTGGATTTACCAAAATATCAAGTAGGGTATCACCTTCTTCATTCAAAGGATTATCTAAATTGATGGTATAAGGCAAATTCACCAACTTCTCGGGAAGTTCAATACCCGCCTTATCCAATTCTTTTTTCGCTCTCTGAAGTTCTTGAACAACATTAACTGGTAGTCGGATGGTTCGAGCATTTTCATTCAAGGATTGCAAGATAGATTGTCTCACCCACCAAACCGCATATGAAATGAATCTTAGTCTTTTACTCCAATCGAAGTTTTCAATCGCTTTCATAAGACCCAAATTACCCTCAGCAATTAGATCACAAAGATCTAATCCTTGATTTTGATATTGTTTGGATACAGTAATCACAAATCGAAGGTTTCCCTCCAACAACTCCTTTTGAATTTCTTTTTTCTCCTCCTCAGTAATGAAACCTGATAACATTCTGTCAGCAAGTTCCCTTTCCCTTTCGGGAGTCATCACTTTGAGTTTACGAATATCCTTTAGATAATGACTGATTTCTTCTTGATTGATAGGAATTCCTGATTTTTCTTTCATATTAGTTATTACCGTAGTTTTGAAGTAGAGTTAATTCGTGTTTGGTAAGTGAGTCCATTCCTAAAACATTAATCTTATCTAGGATAGTATCCAAAGTTGTTTTGGATGGCAAAGTGCCCATCCATTGTGAAACCTTTGACCTAAATTGAGCCTCAAAATCTTTTGAAAATTTTATTTCGTTTGAAAAACTGATATCGATATCGTCCTCATCTAAGTCGTTATACAAATCAGTATTCTCGATAACACCTTTCATGTCGATTGAATAGTTATTATTTAGTCCAGGATTATCTAAATCAAATAAATGACCAGATTTTTCGTAAGGGACGTGAACTGACACCTTGTCAGATACTTCTGTCAAAATTAATATTTCACTATCAACATGGATGAGTCCAGTAATATATTCAAAGATTTCGTCTTTGGGGACATCTGTTGCGAAGTGCATCAGTATAATTCCTCCTCCGAATTGATATTTCATGTTTCGTGAATCCACCAATGGTGCGACTGACATTACCATATCATTACAACTTTCGTCTGTAATGAAATTACCAATAACTGTGGCTAAGTAGTTTTTCATATTTTACGTTTAATTTTTACAAAGATACTAATTTTCTATTACTCTCAAAATAAACTCTTCCTTTTGCTCCCGAATGTTGCTCGTACCACTTACCATCTTTGTCCTTCCAAACATACGGATTGGTTGGATCGACCTGCCATCTATACTGTGAATAGAAATCAAAATCTTTCTTCAACAAATTCGATTTGTGTGAGTCATGGAACTTTTTGTTCCCCCACCACTCAGGGTAAGTAACCGACTCATCAATATCTTCCCTATCCATGGTATTCTTAAACCCACGTCTAACCCACTCATCAATACTTGCGTTCAAGTACATCTTCAAAAGTGGGACGTGGTTCCTCCACATAACAGAACATGGATGGTTAATCCACCCTTTGTAGGGGGTACCATCCAACTTTAATCTGCCAGTGATTGCACTGATAATTTGATAGGTTTCAACTCGTTGTTTACCAAGTCTCTTGTTGTCAAGGACTCTCATTGATTCAGTAATGTCTGAGTAAGGTAGGAATGTTTGCATACCACAAAAGTATGAATAAATTTAGTATAAACAAAAAGAAAGTTTTTTTATGGGGTTGGGAGGTTTTATCTTATTCTTTCTCAGTTTCAGGATTCAATCTTTTGAGTATTATTTTATGATATTCATCATCTTTTTCTATCATAATAAAATCTCTATTTAAGTTTTTTGCCGCGGCTCCAGTAGATCCCGAACCCGCAAAACAATCTAAAACTAAATCATTTTCATTTGAAAAAATTGTAATAATTCTTTCCATCAATTGAATTGGCTTTTGAGTTGGGTGACTAACTCGTTCTTTAGCCCATGGGACTATTGGGCTAATGTCTGTCCACACATTCGATAAGGCCCTACATTCTTGACCGTTTTTAGCTCCTAATCCTCCTGTTTTCTTTTTAATTGTACTATAAATTTTGTTATAAGTATATTTATCACTTTTAACAAACCATAGGATATCTTCTCTAGTTGAAACCATGTTTGTATTTGCCCCCCTACCCTTAATTCTATCCCAAATAATCCAATTCTTCAATTTGAAAGTTTCTTCTAAAGTTTTTTTGGTTTCAGAAACATTCGACCATCCTTGGAATATCACTAAATTACCTGTTGGTTTAAGTATTCGATAAAATTCATCTCTTAATATATTCCAATTTAAACTTTTCTTATCCCATTCTAAATTTTCGTATGAAATTTCATATGGTGGGTCTATAGCGATTAAATCAATAGAATTATCTTCAATTTTAGATAAATTTTCAAAACAATCACCTAATATTACTTTTTCTCTCATTTCTTTATTTTATTTAGTTTATTATATACCTCAGTATAGGTAATTTTTTTCACCAAATAATTATCTAAATGATATTTAATATTTTTATTTGTAACGTGAAACTGCCCCTCTCCCTCATTTCCTCTGTGTTGTTTATTAGAATATGAAATATTTTTATCAGTAATAATTTCATCTGCACCTATTTTAAAAATTGCAACGCAATCCCCAAAAAATAAAACATACCAAAGAGTATTGAATAATTTTGTTTTTATCTGTTGGACATTACAATCCCATTCCACATTAGAGTTATCTACCGTATTAACAAATCGATTAGTTTCATGCTCTAATAAAGATTCAACGATATTATCATTTTCTAAATTTAAAACTGACTTACCTAGAACTCTAGAACCTTTAATTTCATCTTCTTCATTATTTATTTTTCGGTCGTACGATAAGTCATTGGATTTTTCTACAATAAATCCAAATTCTTCAAGAATTCTTTCTACTAACTTTTCTACTACAGCTCCAAATTTCCTAGTATGTAAGGAAAATATTGCATCTCTTAGTTTAATTTCTTCCATGTCTTTTTTTTTATAAAGATATTAAAATTAAATGACATAACAAAAAAAGTCCCACTATTGTGAGACTTTTGAAATATTGTCAACCTTACTTATTCTGACCACATTGTTAGACCAGTTATTTACAAGTGGATTGTGAGTTATTACAAATATCTTCTCGAAGTAATCTCTCATCTTGGTAAAAAATTCTCCAACCATTTCAAGATTATCATTAGATATTTTTCCGAACACTTCGTCCCACACAATTATGTTTGGTTTTGGAAGTGAACAAACCTTTGATAACACCGCTCTCAATGCCATCGCAGCAATCGTTCTTTCATAACCTGATCCTGATACCATTAGTTTTTCAACACCAGTGGAGTTATCTATCATAATGAACTCAACCTCATTCTTGTCATTGATACGGATTTCCAAACTGAAGTACGCTGAGTCCTGAAGTAATCTCTGAAGTTCAGAGTTAATCAATGGCATCATGGTCTTCATAATCATTTTGGTGATTCCATTCTTACCATAGATTTCAACGTAGATTTTATAAATCTTCTCACGTTCAAACTCTTCGGCAATTTTTGAGATAAGGTCATTATTTTTCTCAATTCTTGATTCAATAGTTTCGATACGTGTTGAGTTCGTATTTTGAACCTTTTCATACCCTCTTTTCTCGTTAATCAATTCATCAATACGTAATCCTGCCTTTAACAACTGAGCATCAATCTCATTGTTCTTCTTGATTTTGTCTTGGACTTCCTCATATCTTTTGAGTTTATCTTTGGCTTGTTCCAATTTGAGTTGAGTGGATTCCAAAGATAACTCATATTTTTCTTTTATGAGTTTGTTTCTCTCATATTCATCGAAGTCTTTCTTGAGTTGTGTAAAAGATTGTTCTTTCTTTTCGTACCCATCAATTTCTTCTTTGAAATCCTGAACAAGTCTTTTGAATGAATCGAGTTGTTTAATTTTCTCGTTGGTCAATTTAGCTTCCATCAATTTGATACCACAGTGGTCACATTGAATTCCGTCTCCATACTTTTCGATAAGGTCTTGAATTTCCTCAACTTTATTCTCACAAGTAACAAGTTCAGCGAATCTTGATTTGATAACCTCTTTTACGTTATCATGTTTGTCCTCATGATAAAATTCTTTGGGCTCAACTATCTTAATATTCTTGATGTCCTGTTCGGTCTTTTGTTTCGAATCCTCTAAGTTGCTTATTGAAGATTGTAATAACAATGGATTCAAGGTAATGAGTTCATTATCCAAATCAGTGAATTTAGATTTTAACAAATTATCTTTATAATCTTGTCCCCTCTGAAGTCTTTTGTCGACATCTGAGATGTTTTTGGACATCTCGATAATCTCATCCTTCATTTTAACAATCTCCTCTCCAAAGGACTCATTATCCTGTTTAAGAGACTCTGTGTTATACACATTAGAAATCATTCCTTTGGAAAACTCAGAATAAATTTCTTTACCAGTTTCCTCCTTTTTCTTTAGGAATTCCAATCCAAGAAATCTACTCAGAACCTGCCCACGAGCAGTTGGTTTTGCTTCCAATAAGTCTTCCAGATTGGACGCTGTTGTAACAATGGTCATCAAAAAGTCTTCCATACTTCCAATGGATTTCTTCATGAAGTTTTCTGTCTCACGTCTTTGTTCACCTGTAAAGTTTTGGAGTTGACCATCCGCAAGTTTCTTGAAGAACTCAAGCTCGGTTTTAATGTTCCATTCACCAGCCTTGGACTTCTTTCTTTCAATTTGACGAACAATCACATAATCTTCACCATCGATTGTAATATCACCTTTGACACTAACTTTATTTACATCAGTAAATCTGTTAAAGATTTCTTCAGCCTTTTGAGTTTTGGTTGTTGTGTTGAAGAACAAAAATAATAGAAGGTCAACGGTTAATACCGTCTTCCCTCCAAAGTTTGGTGGATCCGATTCAACTACAGTAATTCCATTACATTTATCAAAATCAATTACTTGATTCTGTCCATAAGATAAGAAGTTATCGAACTCAATTTTTTTGATATACCATCTTTTGAATGGAGTGACCTCAACTTCGTTTGCCAACATTCTGTTTTCAACCGCAAGGTCGATGTTCATTAGTTGGTCGATGTATTGTTCTTGACCTTTGGACTCCAAATAAGTTTTTACTAACTCTGTCTGATAATTCTTATCCATGATGTTCACTGAAACATCAATAGTCTGCATGGAGTCTTCATCCGATGTCTTCACTTTGGTGATTACATTAATGTTTGTTGAAGAATACTTTTTCATAAAGTACTGCTTCACAGACTTAATTCTTTCTTGAGTAAAGTTTTCGGGTGTGTCTTCCCAAATTACCTGAATGTAAGGATTTTCTAATGTAGATACATCTAAATTAGTTGGCATATTTGAATAGTTGTAAGTTGGATATGGATTAAACAAATCCCATTTCATTTTTATTGTTGTGGTTCAGAAGTTCCGTTTTGTTCAGATTCTTGTTTTTTCTTAAACTCTTCCATTTGAAGTTTCATTGTTTCATTGAAAAGTTTCTGAATTGCAGATTGCTGTGTCTTAATATTTTGGTTTCTGTTTGCAACTCTTTTTCTGTGAGTCTTAGCACCACCTCTTACTTTTGATTTTCCCATTTGTATTGTTGTTTAATTTATTCTGATTTTGGACGGTTTACTTCAAACCATTCTACGATTGCATTTATTGCCCATACGGCTCCTGAAGCAAACATACCATCAAAAAACCAAGAGTACCATAATGATTCCCCAATGATTATATTCCAAGGAGAATATACAAAAATTCCTATAAAGAATCCAACCCAAGTTGATGTACACATCATACATCTTAACATATCGGATAAGAATATCCAAAAATCTTGGAGAATTGAGTCAACATCTGCCGCCCATCTGTTTATTGCATTTCTTGGTCTATTGAAAATACTACCATAAACGAGGATGTTGCTCATACCATAAGCCATTATCATCCATATTAATATTTGTACCATAATTTTTATTTATATAATTTATCATCTAAGTTTGAACCTCTCAGGAACATCGCCTTCTTTTCTTCTTGAAATTTTTGGATATCTTGAATGGTTTGTTCGTACTCTTTAATTTTTTTATCTTTCTCGATGTTATCTTGTTTGAGTTTTTGAACTGTTAGTTGAAGCGCGTCCAACTTTGATTTCAAACTACTGTCACCTTCCTTTTCAATAACTACCTCTTTAATAACTTCAACCTCTCGAATAATCTCTTTAACCTCAGGTTCCTTTGTTTCGAGTTGTTGTATTACAGGGACTTCTTTGATAACCTCAACAACCTTTTCTACAATTCTATCAACAATAACCTCTTTGATTACTTCAATTGGTTTTTCAACTTCAACGTATTCAATCCTCACCACTTCCTTAATAACCTCCACAGGAATCTCCACCCGTTTTTCAACAATAACCTCCTTTTCCACCTGTTTTTCGCGAGTTCCCCCCGTATTTAACAAACCATACCTCTCAATATTAAATCCTTCGAGGTATGATTTCTTAATCACCTCACTAATCCTTAAGTCATTAAGATTACAATAAGATACGAGATCAGTGTTCTGAGTAGAAGAAAGATTGAGTTTGTATTCCATTTAGTAATTCACAAGTTTCTCGGTTCCGTCAACTAAGTTGTCGATTGAGTTTATGTAAAATGATAAGAAAGGTTTTGGATTTGGAAGATCGACAAAGTCATATTGATCTTTCTCAATATCATAAACTCCATATCCGTGTTTGGTTACTTTCTCGCCAAAGTTTTGTTGAATTGTTGATCCAACCATATATGCTTTATTTCCTCCAGGAATATCAAACACTTGTCTCTTGTGAATGTCACCACACAAAACTAAGTCGCATCCCTTGAACTTGGACACATCAAACCCATCCTCGAACTTATATCCAATATCGGTGTAAAGACCAGTGACAGGTCCATGAAATAAACCAATATTCTTATTCTTCGACTTCTGAATATCAGGTTGAATGTTATGTTCCATCAAAGAATATACACACCAATTAATGTTCTCATCCTCATAGACTCCTCGATTCTTGAGATAAACAATGTTTTCATTATTCAATGAATCAATGATTGGAGTAAGAGCATCCAATCTCGTATTGTTGTTTTCAAGAAAGTCGTGGTTCCCTATAATAACTATTGTCTTTGCAATTTTAGAACACTCAGAGAGAATCCAAGCCACAAATTCAATTAACTCTGGTGTCATTTGATTTTTGGAATGCACCAAGTCACCAGTGAAAACAATTCGATCGGGTTGAAGTGTTTGCCACTCCTTTAAAGCAAATTCAAGGACCGATCGATATAAATCGTGGTCCTTGAAAAGCCTGATGTGTAAGTCAGAAAAATGTATTAGTCTCTTAATCATTAACTTTACGCTTCCAATGAAACTTTATCTTTATCCTCAAAAGGATTGAAACCCTTGTTGACGTGTCCACAAGAATCACATTTGTAAATTGGGAATGGAACGGTTGTATCTTCAGCGGCGCCTACCAAAAGTTTTGGAACAAGTTTAAGATAAGTTACCTCTCTGAAGTATATTCCACCACAATTATCACATTTAACCGTTGGGACCTCCCGTAAGTTGAGTTTTGGTTTATTTATTTCCATATTTAGATTTTTTTATTGCTGAAACGAATGTTTCAATTTTAGTTTTAGTTTCTTTAATATACTCATCACTTGATGTTTCATCAAGTTTATTAAAACATTTTTCGAACTTATCAATGTCCAATGAACTTACTGTTTTCACAAAAGAATCAACAAAATCTTTATTCTTTTTATATTCTTTCGTCTTGTAAAATACGTATCTGAGTGCGGAAAAAACATGAAATAAGTCTTCAAAGTTCCAACCCTTTTCAACCATCATAGTTTCACCAGTATATCTATCTTTCACATCATAGATGGTGAAATTTTCATTCAATCCCGAATTAGCAAAATTCATACTGAATGCGATTTTCTTGAAGTCTTCATGTTTATTCCCTTCTTTATCGACCAAATACGCTAATATTCCCTCCTTGGAATATTTGTTGAATAGGTTGTCGTTCCCTCTTGTTGTCGTGCACCATTTGGTGTTAGCCCCATACTTCACAGAACCTTGATGTGTTATTGGAATTAGTAAGAGGAATCGTTCGTTTTCGATTAGAACTTTAATATGATCTTTCCTAACAAAAGATTTTTCTTCTTTAGTTTCTTGGGCTTTGATTACGGTATGTTCTAAATTTCGATAGTCCGAATATTCCTTTGAATAAATGTCTTTGTTTTCAATATATGGGATTAACGCATCGAATAGAAGAACGTTTTCGATAATACCTCCAATTGTTCTTTTATGAGTATAATCTTGACGCTCAGTCCATGCCTTTAGCATATACTCCAAATACTTCTTGGTTGGTGTTTTATCTCCTTCGACAAACTTATTGAACGTAGATTTAGCAACTATTTGATACTTCTGCCGTAAATCGTCTACCTTTGACATATTTTTTCATTTTAGATATGAATCAAAGGTAAGAATTTTTTGGGTGAATTCAAAATCTCATTTCAGATATTCTCGGATATCCATTTCTAAGATGAGATCGATCACATCTTGTGGAACTCTGTATTCAGAAAAAAAAGTATCTTCCTGTAAATGAGATATGATACACCCATAAAGTTTGATATTTTCATACTTTGTTCCTTCCAACATTTTTAATAATAACTTACCATACAATGGTAGTTGAAGGTAATAGTGGCCAAGTGCAGTGTTAGGATATTTTTTAAATGGTTCATACATTCTATCGGTATAACTTGTCTCTTGGAAATTCTTTTTCTTATTTGTTTTCCAATCTGTAATCAACAACCCGAAGTCATCCCCCTTTTTATTATACGTCAACCAAACTTTATCTGGTTGTCCAACATATCCTAAGGTCGGGTCACCCAAAACCATTTCAGTATCCAAAAGAACTAAGTTTCGGCTTTCCATAAGTTCCAAATACCTTTTGCCTCCCATAATCATATTGTCACTCTTCATTAGTTGAGTAAGGTCACATTCGAAAATTGGCTTTCTGATTTCTTTATACGAACCATTTTGTTCAATAAGAAACTTTTCGAGCTCGTAGTGAACTCTACTTCCCAAGTTGGTTGAATACCTGCCAGCGGCTTCCCATTCTTCAATCAAGGCTTGTTGCTTATATGGGTCACCACCAGCTTTATTGTATGCGGCTTCTTGAGTTGGGAACTCTCGATAGAATTTTTTTAATACTTTTGAAACGGAGGGCCAATCTGACTTTCCATTCATTGTATACAAGTGTTGTTCTTCTTCGAAAGTTAACCCTAATTGATTTTGTCTATCAAAAATTATACTTCGAATCTCTTTAGATATCTCCTTTAAATCTGTCATTATCTCATTTCATAATAATACTCATCAATCTGACCTCTGAGGTCGCAGACATCCTTATCAATGGGTAATTTCACTATTTTAATTTTATTGTATAATCTACCCCCATTCAATTCTTGGTAAACTCTTAATCCATCTTCGAAAGCATCTCCGTCACAACAAATAATTATGTTAGCATTCGCCTTCGAATACAAAGTTTCGAAAAGCAATTTACTCATTTTTTTTCCTAACATCACAATAGAGTTGGATAAGAATAAGGAGTCAAATGGTCCTTCACACAAATATACGTCCTTATCCCAATCAATTAAACTCTCATTGAAGATTATCTCATCTTTGGGAACTGAAGGGTTCTTATACTTCATTTTCTTGGGGACCCAAGATCTGGCAGTAAAATAATTTAACACTCCTTCCTTGTTGAAGGATGGTACAATAATTCTATAAGCAAAGTCACCACTTACGGTATATCCTATCTTGAACCTCTCAATCATTTCATCAGTAATACCTCTTGATTGGAGGTATCTGTATGCCTCCATGTGTGGAATGAATCTTGGGTTGGAATCTTGGAAGGTTGTGTAACCTTCGGGCAATCTGAGTTTGGGTCGTTTGATATCCTCTTGCTTGAGTTCCTCAGGTTTGATTAAGTTGTAAACTTTCTTTTGTCCTTTGGTCGCATACTGGTCAAATAGTTTACCCAATGGTCCGTGAGTTCCGTGAGTCTCACCACAAGACCAACACTTATAAACGTGTTTACCGTAGTTGATTTCCAAGTTACCTTTACCATCACCACCGTCCAATCCTTTTTCTTGAGCACAGACAGGACAGTCAAATGATATTTGACCTTTTGATTCGTAGTGTTGGTGAAAGTCACCAAGAAACTCTGTGAGTAATTCTACTAAAACTTCAACTTCATCGCTCATCAAACAAATATAATAAATTATTTGAGAATATCATCCTGACGACCAACGATATGTTTTCTCCACCAAATCATAATTGGATGATCTTCTTTCAAATATTCTTCAAACAGGTGAAAAGTCACAAAAAATAAAATTGTCGTAAATAAACAAATTGAATAGATTATCAACCAACCCATTTGACTTTCTTGATATCTGTGGAAACATGTAGATTGATACTGAAATACGCCAACTTATTGCTCACGGGATAAAACAACCTTCTTTTGAGAAATCTAGTAAGTTTTACCTTGGAAATTTGGTTTTTGACTTTTTCCATTTCCTCCAAACTATACCATTTATCAGGTGATATATACCCAACTCTGGCACTAATTTCACCTCGAAATTCGATGTCGATTTCTTCTCTGCAAGAGTATTTACGGTATCCAATAATGGAAACTTCTCCACGAATGTATCTTTCGTCGATTTTTACCTTACAATGTTTCTTAAGTAAGGTCCTTCTTAACTTGGATTGTGATGTCTGTAGTGCCATGAGGCTAAGATACGAAAAAAAATTTGTTTACCAAATTTCTTTCATCTTCATGTAACCCAAAGCCGCACAATAAGCGTCAGTTTGATCGAAGTTTTCTTTTTTTAATGTGTTGTTCTTAGTATATTGCCACGTGATTTGAGGTTCTCTCTTGGCGACTAACTCTAAAATAATTTGTTTTTTATCAATATCCTTTGGTAATCCTCCAAACAATACAAATTTACCTTTGTCATTTTCTTGGACCAAGTGTGGAAAAGCAAATTTTCTTGAATTATACGTTGAAATGAAATCAGGAACTACTCCGAGAACGTCATAGACTTCTTTACAAATTAACGTATTGAACCTTAACAAGGTCCCGACAGTGTAAACGTTGTTCGAGTTCAATAATGGCTCTTCAATGACCACGTATTGAATCCCCATATCAACATAAGACTCAAGCTTTTTCTTAAAGATGTGTCCCTTAAGTAAAAGTTCTTCGATTTTGTTTTCGACTTTAGGTTTAGGAACTGGTGAAATGTGTGTCAATTCCAATAAGTTACCAGTTTCAATGTCGAATAATGACCATCCTATTGTTTTAGTCGACACATCAAGCCCAAGAACTTTAGGTGAATCCTTTCTGATATTTTTTCCCATAAATTAAAAATCTAATTTTACTACGAACTGTTGAATTCCTTGACGTAACTCTGGTGATTGTAGCTTAGATATAACTATAAGATCTTTGTTGGAGTCGTAAAGACCAATTTCAGTAATATATGATTTTGATCCTTTTGTCCAAGTCGGATTGGATGTATCTGTAAACTGATTTCTGTTTAAATTGACGAGATACTTCATCTCATAAATCGTTGCAGAAATGTCTGTTTCAAAGTTTCCATAAAAATAATACTCGTCTCCAAAGTTCAATACATTTGTTTGTCCGTTCAATGGAATATCCAAATAATTTTGTAGTTGGTAAATTGATGCATTGTTGTAGTCATCTGCTGTGATTTGGAATGTAGTTCCTGTCAATGAATTTTGAGTGATATAACCATTTGACAAAGTCATTGCGGATGTCACATCTATCTCTCTCCAAGCCGTCGGTGATGGTCTTGTGTCTCCCGTAACGAGCTGACAGATTATCTTCATTGATGTGGCGGTATATCCTGTGAACTGATTTGTTCCTAAGAAATTAAATTCTCCTGCGAATCTTACAGCAACGTTCTGAGTGTTTGCTGTCACAGTATCATTTGCAACAACTTGAGAATAATAGTTACAATGTAAAGAACTTGTAACACCAGTCTGAGATTCGAACAAATAACTAACCCACAATCTTTGGGTTGGATCGGTCATAAGTCCAGTTGAACTATTCCCCGTATCACAAATATTCGGAGTCAATAGATTAACCTTAGGTGCTGGCAACGTGAAATTTCTATTAGACTTGTAGGACAATGCTGCAATAACTTCTTCATCATCTATAACAATAATTTCTTGATCAGGGAATACTTTACCTATTCTATTAAGGTTTCCATTGGAGTCAGCGTTAGTGTCCCATAAGTGGAAATATCTAATACCAGGATCATTCATATCAATATTCTTAGTTGACTTGATATAATATGGTTTACACAAATCATATCCTGGAGGATCGATAAAGAATGTCTGACCGATTGTCGATCCAGTTGATTTGTGCCACATCAAAGTTGGGATCGACAATTTGAGGTGTCTAGCCAAACCAATATCATCTGTTGGATTCTGTGGGTCGAACGGTTGTGTTGAGAACTTCTCACCATACACGTGATCAATATCTTGATTTGTGTAGTGGATGATTGCAATTGCTTTCTGATCTTGTGGTCTAACTATAATTTTTTCATCAAAAGAGTTATAGTAGAAAACTTGGCTTGTATCGGTCTGACCTGATGGTTCGTTGTACCCCAAATACTCCTTTGTTCCGATATAAGATACTGATCCAAATTTTGTATAGTCTTCGTATTGGTTACTAAACAAACCTGCGGGACTCTCAGTCCAAGGGATATTCATGTTCCAAATGGGAGTATTCTCTCTGTTGCTCACATCACAAGGTGACTCAAAATTCAACGTGTCAGTTTGCCAATATGGTGCAGGTGTAACAAAATCATAAAGTTCAGTCATTCCAGATGGATAAACATATAGTCTAGCGAAGTTTGTTTGAACTGGTAAAAAGTCGTAATTTGGTAGAGCTCTATCCAATGTCAAAGTAAATGTAGATCCTGTTGTGCCTGTCACAGGACTCATATTTTGAATTTTATAGGTTAAGATTTGATTTGTTACAAAGTCCCCACAACCACCATTACCATCATAAACTATTGTAACAAAATCATTTATCGATGGAGTGCCTGTTGTTGTTAAATCACAAACGTTTGGATCAAATTCGATATCCAATATAGTTTGTCCAGAAACGGTTGACATATCAACCCAAAAGTTTGATGTAATCGTATAAGCCGAATTTGTTTGAATCTCAGTAGTCCCTGTGGTGAAGAAACCTTTTACACCAGCAGAGTTATAAACTTGTTGGAAATTAGAATCCATAAACGGAATACCATATGTATTGCCTGTTGTTCCTTGAACGTAATATGGATATTTTATATTTTGTTTGTTAGACTGTGGCGACCCTGTATCATTCTGAGCATTGAATGCTGGCATCAAAATATTATTATTTGTTTGATTGTAATTTGGGACTGCAGTGTAACTGACTTCACTATCTCCTATTTGAAAATAAGAAATACTGAAATTACCTTGGGACAAATTTCTCCTACCAACATCAGTCAATCTGGTGTTAATCAATCCCGCGGTATTTTTAATAATATATGCCATTGTCTATAAATAGTTATTCTGTTTTTTTATGCTATAGCTCCGAAGTCGCAATTTACTACCACAGTTATACAAGTCTTGTTAGATGGGTTATTAGAATCTCTAAGTCCGAAGTATACGGTTCCACTTGGAATATATAGATAATCTTTTGACGTTCCTACAATCGAACTAAACGATCCATTCAATGCATCAGCACAAGTTTCATAATAGGTATCCGTCATATCATATTGACCTGAACCACCAACAATATTGTTGATCAACACAGTATTGATGTCATTAAACCCACAAAGAACATTAGCAGTTCCATTAAGAGGTTTGGACGGTGCGTTACCAGTCGCGTTATATGTCACACTATTATTGTTGATTGTATTGGATGTGGCATCCGCAACCACAGTGCAACAAGCACATCCGTTAACAGATGCTTGAGTAATCTGTGCAAATATTTGTTGTGTAAGATTTGTCAAACAGTTACTTTGGGCACCTGCCGCTCCATTTGTAATACTCAATACCGACGTGTTTGTAATCAACACTGGTGATCCATTTCCAATCTGTAAACTGTATGTATCAGCCTCAGTTACTGCTGAATAAGTTTCAGGGCTACAATTTGGTCTTCCACCAGTTTGTGTAGATACTTGAGAAGACACAGGTGTCTTAGTTAAGCCATTCTGTGTGATAGAGAATGTGTCAGTTATAGTTCCTGTACCAGGGCCATTGAAAGTTTTAATTGATGAAAGTGTAAGATTGAATCCAATAGTCAGTCCAACAGGCAAAGGTGGATTACTTACCACTTGATAATAAGTTGTGCTCGAGTTGTAGTTACTCAAACTTGTAGTTTGTGCCGCTGAGGTGTTAGCACTCAATGACAATTGATAAGTTGTAGGTTGGAAATCAAATCCAACTGTTGTTCCAACTATTTGAGAATTACCAGCCGAATCTACCACAAGAACATTGTAAGAACCTGAACATAGATCTTCAAAAGTATTGGTTGATTGGTAAGTCGATCCATTGTTTATCGAGAACAGATATGGTGGATATCCGTATGTGGCGTTAACCGTAATAGATCCATCACAACTAGATACAGTATTACAAGAACTATTATCAACTGTCAAACTTACTTGTACAGGGATAACAGGAGGACAAGTTCCTTGAGTCATCGTTAACTTATATGTATTCACTCCACCAATGATACCCCACGCTGAAAGTGGAACCATTGATGTAGACGTGCTAGCAAATATTCCACCTCCAACTGGATTAAACAATACAGTTGGATCCGATCCTGTGACCTCCCATCTTACAGATGCAGGATTCCATACGATGTTATACTGACCATTTGACGTTCTCCAAGTAGTTCTTCCATTTCTCATTCCGTTGCAATTGAATTGAAGTGGTCCGTATGATGTAGAATCACTTATAGCTATTAGACACAACTGAGGACAAACACCAGATGGTGTAACTGTAGGAGTTGCTGTTGGTGAAGGTGTGATTGTTTGTGTTGGAGGGAATAGACTACAAATTGTAGATGCGGTATAGTCACCATAATAATCAACAACGGTGACTTCATAGTTACCTTGTGGTATTCCAACCAATGTTTGTGTCCTTTGTCCACCTGCCCAATAAATTGAATATGGACTTGTTCCTCCTGTAATTCTTAATGATAATATTCCATCCAAAGAACTCGATGAGTTAGGATATACTATTGGTAAACAGGAAACTCCCATATCAAATAGAGTGAAAGTTTCACAATTGTTTCTTAAGGAAAAAACTTGGCTATTAGTTGGAGTCGGACTTGGTGTTCTCGTTAAGGTAGGTGTGGTTGTATTGGTTGGTGTTACTGTAGGTGTGGTTGTTACAGTTGGTGTTTGAGTTGGAGTCTTGGTTGGTGTTGGTGTTGGACAACTGACCGAAGCCGTCACGTTCAACTTCACAACCCCATTCGATGGCTTGGTATAATCCATTGTTATGGATAAACCACTCTCTGTCCCTTGTTGGAAATTTCCGCAACAATCGGTATAGAAATAAGTGCTACCAGGGTTTACCGAAGTGAAAGCTTGTCCACACAAAATTGGTGTGGGAGACGGAGTTGCATTCGGAGTTCTTGTCTGAGTTGGTGTTACCGTTGGAGACGAGGTAATTGTTGGAGTAGGTCTCGGTGTGCTTGTTGGAGTTACAGTCGCGGTTTGGGTTGGTGTATTTGTTGGAGTGTTGGTTGGTGTTGCAGTTTGACTTGGTGTGACTGAGGGATAACAACTCGAATCATCAATACAACTGTTTCCAGTGTCTGTAACTGTAATACCACCAATTACTTCGATATCACCGAAAAAGCCATATTTGAAAGTCGGAGCATTAGATAAAAATGAACAAACATAGAATGCAAATCCTCCTGAAATATTTATTGTTGGGAGAGTCGCGGTATTTGTATTTTGAGTAACTCCGTTACAATCTGTATACACAACATACAATTGTTGCCCTCCACTGGTGGACAATTCAAATGGGACTTCAATGTAAAAACAAGTACACATCTAATAATTTATTATATCTTATAATTATAAGAACTCACAATATTTTGTATACATTTGTGAAGTTTATGGACACGCAACAAAACTTGTTATCATCCCACTAGTATCCACCTGAACCGCGTAATTATTACCTCCGAAAGTAAACTTGGTGAATCTATTATTACCATTGTATGGATTATATAAAGATCCTCCGAAAGCTGTCTGATAAATCACTGCGCCGACTACAGGAACAGTATTTGCCTGACTTATATACGTATAATAATTTACCGATGTAAAAGTATCACTACAAGTATTTGCAGAAGTAGGAAATGTGTTTTGACCAACCAAATGTAATCCAAAGTTTGGTGTAGTAGATGGTGTAGGAGTGAACGTTGGGGTTGTAGTTGGACTTAGAGTATTTGTAGGTGAAAGTGTTGGAGTATTTGTAGGAGTCTTAGTTATTGTAGGGGTGTTTGTGGGAGTCTTAGTTACTGTCGGAGTAACTGTAGATGTTGGTGTCGGTGTTATATAAATTACTTCTCCATCAATACAACCATTGTTGTCCTCAATTTTGATAACGATGTTTGTCTCATCATTAGGTGAGGGAACCGTAAAGGTGAAAGGAAAAGTTGAAACCGTTCCAACAGACACACAACTCGCACTAAATGCATTACAGTAATATACATCAACTGGGGTGTTTGCGGTTACTGAAGTTATTGTTACTTGTCGACTCATAATTTTTTTATTTATATACCTCCGTCAGTAATTGACCAATTGTTTGGGGCTCCTGTCAAAATGTTTCTTCCTGATTGTCCAGCCGCAGTGTATTTTATTGTATTGAAATCAATCACTATATTAGGTTGTAGGGTCAACAAACTCCATCCATTATAAATAGCATTAAGGTTAGTTGAACTATAATTCGTAAATGTTTTATTGTTCATGAAATCTACAAAATTAGTCACATTAGAAATATCCCAGCTTCCGATATTTTGATCGAAAATACTTGCACTATTGAACATTCCCTCCATATCTGTTACACTCGAAACATCCCATCCACCAATGTTTTGATTGAAGTTTGCGGCTAAATAGAACATTTCTAGCATGTTAGTGACACTAGATACATCCCATCCACTGATGTTTTGATTGAATGCCGCCGCACTTCGGAACATTCTACTCATATCGGTGACATTTGAAACATCCCAACCACCAATATTTTGATTAAATGTAGTCGCGTCCCAAAACATTCCTGCCATGCTTGTTACTCCTGATACATTCCAATTACTGACATTTCCATTAAAATTGTCCGCACCATAGAACATTAACTCCATTGTAGTTACATTTGAAACGTTCCAACTATTAAGATTTTGATTAAAACTATTTGCATTAGAAAACATGAAGAACATATCTGTTACACTCGAAACATCCCATGTATCAATATTTTGGTTAAATGCTAAAGCGCTATTAAACATCGATCCCATATCTGTTACACTCGAAACATCCCAAGAACTAATATCCTGATTGAAGATTGACGCTGAAGCAAACATTTGACCCATATTTGTTACATTTGAAACGTTCCAACTACCAATATTTCGGTTAAAACTAACTGCAGATAGAAACATTTGGCCCATATTGGTCACCCCTGAAACATTCCAAGATGTTATGTCTCCATTGAATACATTAGCCAAACTAAACATTCCCGCCATGTTCGTAACATTAGAAACATTCCAACTATTCAAACTCTGATTGAAACTATCCGCATTAGTGAACATAGACGCCATGTTCGTAACGTTAGAAACATTCCAAGAATCAATATTTTGGTTGAATGATGATGCAGAACCAAACATACCAATCATGGTTGTGACGTTAGATACATTCCATCCACTTATACTTTGGTTGAATGAAGTTGCTTGATCGAACATTTGAACCATAGTTGTGGCGTTCGAAACATTCCAAGAACTAATGTTGCTATCAAATGCTGTTGCTCCTTGGAACATATAGGAAAAAGTTGTAGCACTTGATACGTTCCAAGTGTTCAAATCTTGATTGAAACTACTTGCAAATTGGAACATACCACCCATATTTGTAACATTAGAAACATCCCAACTACCAATATCCTGATTGAAATCTTGTGCCGCTGAGAACATGTAAGACGTATTAGTCACGTTTGAAACATCCCAAGAACTTATATCATCGTTAAAATTAGTTGCCCCTTGAAACATGCTCAGCATGTTAGTTATGTTACTTACATCCCACAAATTTATATTGTTAATTGTAGTCAACCCACTACATCCATAGAACATTTGCGCTAATGTAGTCATAGATGATAAATCAGGAGTATCAGTGACTCCAGTCAAAGTTAAATTAAAACAGTTGGAGAATTGTGTTGTAATATCACCTAAAACCACATTCCCGAAAGATATAATAGTCAGAAGTTTATTCCTATCACCTCCTCCTCCAAATCCGAAGTCTTCGCAAGTTCCACTAATTGTAATTGTATATTGGCCAGGACTTGCGTAAGTATGAGTCACTTCAGGTTGGTTCCAAGACGTGATTGTGTTGGTGTTACTATCACCCCAATTTACAACAAAATTATAAGCTCCGCTTGATTGAAGCGGTAATGCAATCTGATTTGAAGCACTCGACCCTACACTAGTATTCGAAGTATTCCAAACTGAAACAAATGGTGTGAGTCCACCATACGTAGGGGATGGCGTTGGAGTTGTTGTAGTTGTTGTTGTATTTGTTGGCGTCGCAGTAGGTGTAATATTAATTGTTGAAGTATTAGTTGGAGTTGTTGTAGTTGTTGGTGTAGTTGTTGGAGTTGAAGTGGTTGTTGGTGTATTTGTTGGAGTTGAAGTGGTTGTTGGTGTATTTGTTGGGGTTCTTGTAGTTGTTGGTGTATTTGTTGGGGTCAATGTTGGCGTTGCAGTAGGTGTTGGTGTCAATTGAGGACAATTCAATAAAGTACCAAATGGATTCAAATAAGCCACATCATTCACTTCATATCCATTATATTGAGTAAATTGGCCATAGACTATGTGAACTCCGCTTGAGAGAAGTAATCCTGTATTGAAAGAAGTACCACTAAATAATAATCCTGTTCCGTAATTGAATGAGGTATCCTTACTTCCATCACTATTGAGCTGTATCAGTCCATTTGCACTATTTCCATTATAAAAATCAAAATCACCTGTAATAAAATATTTTGTGTCATACTTGAAGACACTCAAAGCAAAACATAATCCAACAGACCTTTGGAATCCAGTTCCAACATTAAATGTATTATCAATCGATCCATCAGCATTCAATTTTACAATTTGACGGTAAGTTTGTCCACTAAATTGGTCGAAAAGTCCTACAATTACCATTTTTCCATCATCTTCCAATACACATGAATACACCTCACTATTGAATCCAGTCCCAACGTTCAGGGTATTGTCAACGGTCCCGTCGTTATTCAATCTAAGAATTCTATTATGTGTTTGTCCACTGTAAGACGTAAATGAACCAAGAACTAACTTTTTACCGTCCGTTTGTTCAATAATATCGTATGCAATGTTATTCAATCCTGAACCAATACTAAATGAGTTATCAATCGAGCCATCACTGTTTAATCTGATAATCGAATTAGCCGATTGCCCACTGTAAGTAGTAAATCCTCCACCCACAACTATTTTCCCGTCAGGTTGTACTGCAAAAGACCATACTGAAAAATTAAAACCAGAACCACTAGAAAATGTATTATCCACAGTTCCGTCAGAATTAAGTCGTATGATTTTATTCGCAGAAACTCCACTATAAGATGAGAATATACCTCCAACAAGAATTTTTCCATCAGGTTGTAATTCAACTGCATAAACGTCATTATCGAATCCAGTTCCAATAGTGAACGTGTTATCAATACTGCCATTACTATTGACACGAACAATTCGATTGAATGATTGCCCACTATAAGTTGTAAAAATACCACCAAAAATAATTCTTCCACTCGAATCTTCAACCGCAGCCTCCGCTTGATTGTTGAATCCTCCATCAAGTTCGTAACAGAAGTCCCAAGGGGTTGGTGTAGGAGTTGGAAAGAATTGAACAGCGCTACTTCCTGATATAATACAGTTATTGGCGTCAATTGCCTTGATCATATAATTTGGTGAAGTGTTGTATGGTGCTGGTATGTTAAACACATAAGGGAAAGATGAGTTATTTATAGTTGAAATATAAAAACAACCACTACCATCCGTTTGACAAACATATATGTCGTAGGGGGTCTGTCCTGTTATATTATTTATCGTACATTGAACTTCCATTTCAAATTTTGTTTAACATTGTGTTGATGATAATCCAGTTACAACACCTGATCCATTAAGATCCCAGTTTGCACCTTGGTGGAATACATATATTTCACTAACCACTGTTGTCAAATTAGAGTTGTCATATAATATACATCCCACATTTATCTCTGTACAGTTAGAATATAATGTCTTAGGGTTAATTATTGCGTCGGAACAAGCGTCGGCAACACTCACATTACTAACTCCGCTATTTCCAAATGTTCCGATGTTAGCTGTTGCACAAGTGACACAATCAGTGTAGGTCTGACTCGGAACACCTGTAAAATAATTCCCTCCAAAGTTGATTGGAGTAACTTTTGGAGGAGCAATGTAAGATGTATTAAATTGCCCAACATAATACCAACAATTTCCGTTAGTATCTTTGAACACTTCATTGACCGCAATAGTAAAACCAACTGGTTGTGTTTGAATTACTTGAGTAAAGCTTCCTGCACCCCCACCAATTCTGTTACAAGATTGATACACATACAAGAAGTTTGGTGTTGCTGATGGCGACATTGTAATAGATGGTGTTGGAGTATTTGTAGCCGTTGGCGAACTTGTTTGTGTAGGAGTTGGTGGAGGTGTTGTTCCAACGGTTGCAGTCTGAGATGGTGTCGCAGTTTGTGTTGCGGTTACACTTGGAGTAATTCCTGCAGTTGATGTTGGAGTATTGGTTGGTGTTGATGTCGTAGTTGGTGTTGGAGTTGGGATAGTGCTACAATATTCACAAGAAGCATATATCTGAGTGATAGCCCCCAAATTACTATTTGAAGATAAATTCTTATCGTCTCGAGTGTAAACTACACATCGATCTACACCATTAACTTGAACAAACATTGTCATTCCAATAACCACAGGGGTTCCATTGAAAGACAGAGAATCTGCAGTATAGAATTCTTCTCCTGATCCACAATCCGTGAGGACTTTTACTGAAACACAACTGAAAGTTTGATCCATAATTCCATAGGTCACTACTCCTTCGATTGAAACGGTTTTAGTGAGAGTCACTGATGGAGTTAAAGTCACCGTTGGAGTTGAAGGGTTATATCCGCTCAAACTGAAACTAATACCAACTCCACTACAAAAGTTACCAGTTGGTGAAGGGGTTGGAGTTACTCCAAACGATGATATTGTGAAGTTTACGTCATCACAAGCTATACTTGGAGTTGGAGTTACAGGAGGAACGTAAGCACAATCGAAATATGCGTCGAAGTCGAACGTCGAACAATCTATTGCGGTTGGAGTTGGTGTCGGACAAACCCCTCCACTGAAATCATTGGCTGAAATATCAGGACACTGAGATTTACAAGGGTAAGACCCTCTCAACAAACAAGAACCTCCCAATGATGTACTCAAACACCAATAATTACCAGTGTGGTAAATAACAGCAGAGGTCAAACCATCTCCAGAATAATATAACCTTGAGTTGTAAGTTCCTGCTACTTCATAATTTCCATTATACCCTGAAAAAGAAGGTAAAGTTGTATAGAAACAAAAATCAGTAAATGCACATGCGGAAGGTGAAGGTGATACGGTTGGTGTTTGAGTTGGAGTAGGTTGTGGTGTGTTAGTAGGTGTTGGAGTCGGAACACAAAATGAACAATCATCAAAATCAGGATCATTCAAATCAGGTCCACCTGGACCTGAGAATTCAACAAAACTGTAACATTCTCCGTTATATAGATAAGTTGCTCCAAAGAATGCAGTATCTTCTTTTACGTTAGCATAAAATACCGATCCATTAGAACATTTATATAATAAAGCAGCAACATTAGATTCTGTAGGACAAACTGCGTCAGCGCATCCAGACGCGGTCTGAGTAAAACTGTATCCACCTCCATCATATAAAGCGCCTGCACCAGTTGTAGCAACAACCGTTGCACATCCTTCAAATTCAACTCCTCCACTTATATAATACACCAACCCTGGAGTTAGTGTCATCGGGATGTCAAAAAATCTGAATATATTTAAACTGTTTGTACAATCTTGGAATTGGACAGTATAACCTGGAGTTTGTGTTGGTGTTGGAGTTTGAGTCGACGTTGAAGTATTTGTTGGAGTTTGAGTCGATGTTTGAGTTGGGGTTGAAGTATTTGTTGGAGTTTGAGTCGATGTTTGAGTTGGGGTTTGGGTTGAAGTTTGAGTTGGTGTCCCTGTCGGTGTAGACGTATTAGTCGGTGTTTGGGTTGAAGTTTGACTTGGTGTTTGAGTTGGAGTTTGAGTAGGTGTTTCTGTAGGTGTAGATGTGTTAGTTGGTGTTTGTGTTGGAGTTTGAGTAGGTGTTTGTGTTGGAGTTGTCGTTGCAGTATTAGTCGCCGTCTGAGTTGGTGTCTCAGTCGGTGTACTGGTAGGTGTTTCGCTCGGAGTATTTGTAGGTGTCTCTGTTGGAGTCGGAGTTGAAGTTTCAGTGGCAGTAGGAGTCAATCCAACCGTAGCGGTTGGAGTTTCAGTTTGAGTTGAGGTCTGTGTTGGTGTTTCAGTAGGGGTTGAAGTATTTGTTGGTGTAGGAGTCGGAGTTAGTCCTTCAATACATCCACCACAAAAGCTTTCATCAACTTGGATAATTGTAAGTCCTGATGAAGCAGTAACACTCCCTAAAATTGCACAGAAATATCCAGTCCCACCAGGAAATGGAACATTGTTTATAGATTGTGAAACGTGATTACAATCTAAATAAGTTATTGAATTTATTCCACCAGGATCTCCATCATTTGTATATTGATAACAAACACAACCATCTGGTGGAGGTGTAGTTGATGGAGTTACCGTTTGTGTTGGTGTTTCGGTGGGGGTTGATGTTTCAGTTGGAGTTGGTGTTGGAGTTGGTGTTTCGGTATTAGTTGGAGTTTGATTTGTAGGTGTTTGTGACGGAGTTGGATTTGGAGTTGGGGTTACACCTCCACCACAACATTCAATTAAAGTTTGACTTACTGACGAAGATGGTCCAACAATTTGGGTATTATTTTTATAATAATAAATGTTAGGTGCTGGAGAACCAGTTGTGTCTATACAAAGGTCATTTAAGAATGTACCTGAAAGTGTGTATAAATCTTGTTGTGAGTTACCACTACAATCAATATAGTCAACATATACGGTACCATCAAACTTACCTGGATCGGTATTACCCGTTGCGTCATCCAAATCTATTTGGTCGATAATAACATCATAATAGAAACACGTACACGCCATAAAAATTTTTTTGTATAATATAAATAACCAGTCTAAAGGTTTTTACTCATCCCAAAATATAGTTTTCTAAAAAAACAAATAAAGTAGACCTTGGATAATATTTATTGATGTATGAAACTCTTGAAGACAATACAAAATATTATCAAGGAAGCTCAGGACCAATATGAGGCCGCATGTGACACTTGTGTAACTGTAGAAGAACTTGACAGATTGGAAAAACGTTATAAAGATTCTCTCAAACTTCTCAAATTATACAATTCTGAGAAAAAAACTAGATAAACACACCATTAGTTTATAGATTTTGACCTCAGTCTTTCATATATTTTTTTAATATGAAAGAACCATTATTAGATTTACACTTATGTAAAGGACTCGGAGACACAATTTGTTCTACTCCATCTTTACGAAAACTTTTTTACGTATACGGAAAAAGAATCTCAGTCCTAACTGATTTCCCTCATTTATTCAAAAACAACAAGTATGTAAATCGAATTTACAATACAGATAATTCTAATAGGGAGGAATTACAAGACAACTATGAATTACTAGTAAGTTTTGCACCCAACTTGGAAAATAGGTATGGTCTTGGTTTGAGGCATAACGTGATGGATATCAGGCAATTTCATGCCGCAGGCCTTGGATTTCAACTTTTACCCGAGGAATGTCAAATGGATTATTTTCCTGATGAATGGAAACCAATTCCTAATTTACCTGAAAAGTTTGTGGTAATACATCCCGTTCAATCTTGGCCATCAAGAACTTGGTCAGCAGAAAAGTGGGTATTACTTACAACTATGTTGAACGATTCAGGTATTTCGGTTATTTCGGTCGGTAAAAATTCTCAAGAAGATGGATTTCACAAAGTTCAAAAACCAATTTTTGATTTCCCAATTCGAGATGGATTGAATTTAATGAACCTCACCTCAATTTCTCAAACTTGGTGGTTGATGCAAAAAAGTTTGGCTGTTGTTACAATGGACTCAGGGTTTCTACATTTAGCAGGAACAACGGACGCAAACATCATTCAACTCGGTGGTTCAATAAATCACAAATTAAGAGCACCTTATAGAAATGGATCACAAGATTACAAATATCATTATGTTGATGGTGCTTGTAAAATTGCTTGTGCATCTGATATGAGATATGGTGTAAGGGAATGGGATTCTATTCGGGGAGTACCCCCGTTGATTGGATGTTTGGAAAACAAATCAGAATTTGTTTGTCATCCAAACGTGTTACAAGTTTTTAACAAAATTTTAGAAATTTTAAAATGAAACATTACGATTTTATAGAAATCGGGACATCCGATTTTGACACTTTAATTGAATCGTCGGACGATAATATGGTTGGTCTTAGTATAGAACCGATAAAATATTATTTAGACAGATTACCAAATAAAAAAAACGTCAAAAAAATTCAACTAGCGGTATCAGATGTGGACGGTGACATAGACATTTATTACATACCTGATGAAAAAATTAAAGAACACGATTTAAAATGGTGGATAAGAGGAAGTAATAGCGTAAATCACCCTCATCCTTTTGCTATTAAAGAATTAGGTGAGGAACTATACAATTCAATTGTAAAAATTGATAAAGTACCCACCGTTTCTTGGAAGACTCTAGTTCAAAGTGAAGAAGTAGGGTCTATTGGATACTTAAAAATTGATACTGAAGGATATGATCACGTAATTCTGAATGACTATTTAGATATGTGTGAAAAATTACCAATATTATTTGCTGACAAAATCAAATTCGAAAAACACCCAAATGTATCCAACATCGAAGAAATAAATAAATTACTTCAAAGATTCAAAAATTATCAAATAAGTTACAATGAAACCGATGTTGTTCTCACAAAAATAAAAATACCTAAAATAATTCATCAAACATTCAGGACGAAAGAACTACCAAAAGAAATCGAGAATACGGTAGAAAATTTAAAAAAAATGAATCCTGATTTCGAATATAGATTTTATGATGACGAAGATTGTTACAATTTTATCAAAGAACATTATGATGATGAAACACTTTCGTTATATCTAAGTATAAATCCCAATTATGGATCATGTAGAGCTGATTTTTTCAGATACCTTTTGATTTATAAAATCGGAGGTGTCTATCTAGATATCAAATCTTCAACGAGTAGACCTTTGAGTGAAACAATTCTCCCAACAGATGAATACTTACTCTCTCATTGGATTGGAAAAGATTGGAATGAATTATTAGAATACCAGTTGGGGGAATTTCAAAACTGGCACATTATAAGTGTTCCAAATCACCCTTTTTTAAAACAAACTATTGAACTTGTCAAAGAAAACATAAGAAATTATGATGGAAAAAAAGGAAAAAAAGCTGTCCTTCATTTGACGGGTCCTGTCGCTTACAGCAAAGCAATCCTATCGTTAATAGATGATTATAGATTTTACAGAGTTGATTCTCCAGTTAGAGAATTTCAAATTGAAAATGAAATAAATTTGATATACAACGGTGCTATTACTTATCACGGTTATTTGTATGGAACTAACGTTTCTAAAGACGAATTCATAATTATGAATCCTAATTCAAAAGAATCTCCAAAACATTTCAAAGAACTTGTTCAATATTGCTCCGAAAATAATAAATTTTATAAAGAAGAAGTAAGGGATTTTATAATCGCAAATATTCCTTTAGACAGTAAAATTTTAGATGTTGGGCCAGGAAAAGGAACATATTCTGACTTATTAAGGCAATTTGGTTATCAAATGGATTGCATAGAAATTTGGGAACCCTATGTTAGTGAATTTAATTTACGAGAAAAATATGACAACGTATTCATTGGAGACATATGTGACTTTGACTTCAGTGAATACGATTTTTTAATTTTAGGGGATGTATTGGATCACTTGACAGAAGTTCAATCAGTTGATTTGATTGATCGAATACACTTCAAATTTAAAACTTGCTTGGTTGGGGTTCATTATTTGATGAAACAAAGTGAATGCTTTGGAAATAAGTATGAAACCCATCATCAATATGATTTGACCCCTAAGGTAATGTCATCAAGATATCCAAAGTTGAATATGATCTATTCGAATGACGAATACGGGTATTACTTCACAGATAAGTATCAGTCCAAATCAGACAAAGCGTTTGTTCTATATTGTACTGAAAATTATTTGGATGTTGTCACAATGTGTGTCAAATCAATCAGAAGATATAGTGGAATTCCAATCATAGTTTATTTGATTAACTCCAACAAAAAAATAAATGTGGATGACGTAACAGTCATACGATGGGATTGTGATATTGACCAACCAGATGAAAATTCATACCTATCCGTTGAAGGTAATTTTTATATTGATAGAAAAAATCCAACAATATATAAGATTTTAATTCAAAGACCTCTCATAATTAAAGACGCTCTTCAAAAATATGCCCACAACGTTTGTTATGTGGATAGTGATTCAGTTGCAACACCATTAGTTGACACAATCTTCTTTTACTACGACCGTAAATCACCTTTCCCATATTTTGTTGAAGGTGTATATGAATATCTTACATACAATGGAAGAGGTAAAGGAGGACCATTAGGAGGGGAATTATGTGATACATTAGAACACAATGCTTGTGAACTTTTTAGTGTCGACCAATCGGTCAGAAAACTATACAGACAAACGGGTTACTTTGTGGCAGGTCAAAATACTTTGGACTTCTTAGATGAATGGTATTGGATGTGTAAACACCCAAAAATTGAAAAAGACATAAGCCATTATGCCCCTTATGATGAAGAAACCATCTTGAATGTTTTACTTTGGAAATACAAAATAGACATTGGTCTTCCATACCTATACGTCAACGGAACTTTGGAAACTGTTAAGAAGATGTTTACACAAGTGGAATATAAAGGTCCAGATGTTTTAAACTTTTTGGGAGATTGGTTAAGAGCTCCATCAATCAAAGAACAAGTCCTGTTTTTTCACGGAGAAAAAGATCCCGAAATAATGGAGATGATGATGCACGATATCCAAAAATATTTCTATATAAGAAAATACGAATATATAAAACCTGAAAATAATTGGGGAGATATAGTATCGAAACATATTTTAACTCACTTTTCACAGAAATCGTTAGAAGATACGGATGTTTTTCATTTTGACACTGAGGGACAAATGATTGAAAAAAATGGTAAAATTTTATCTGTCGGAAGTAATCTCCTATTTTCCAAACCCAATGATTATGTTTGGGGGCCAGGATGTTTGGATCCTTACAGCATAGGTGATATACCGCAAAAAGTTTATGCAGTTCGAGGCCCTCTAACAAGAAATTGTTTGTTGAAAAATGGATGGGATGTTCCAAATGTGTTTGGTGATCCCGCATTACTTTTCCCGAAAAAGTATAATCCGAATATTGAAAAACGATATAAGTATGGTGTTATACCCCACTATTCAGATTTTCAATCGGATTTATGTTTAAAGACAATCAACCAGTTAGAAGATTTGGGGGTAAAAATTGTGAATATTACCGCTGGTATCTATGAATTTATAGATCAATTATTGGAATGTGAATTGATTCTATCTTCAAGTTTACACGGTTTAATTGTATCAGATGCTTATGGTGTGCCAAACCATTATGTAAATTTAGGTAAAAATTTAATCGGAGGGGAATTTAAATTTATGGATTATTTTGCTTCGGTAAATAGAGATTTTTATAGTGCAACTAATCTTACATCTGATGTTTATTATACCACACTATCAGAATTAAATTTTGAAGTTGGAGATACTTCAATCTCTGAAAATTTGCTTATTAACTCACCTTGGAACGACAAAAATAATGAGTTTTTTTCAGACAAGTTTTCCAAAAAACTCCGAATACTTTATTTGGCCCCACATTTATCGACTGGAGGAATGCCAGCATACCTATTGAAAAGAATTCAATCATTACAAAAAAATTATCCTGAGATTGAAATCTACGTTGTTGAATATTGCCTGTATTCATCAACATATACCGTTCAACGAGATATTATCAAAAATATTATTCCCGAAAATAGATTTTGGACCCTGAATTCATTAGGTAATAATAATGACACGGATTCACTGAAGATAATCGACATCATCAAACGAAATAATATCGATATTGTACATGTGGATGAAATGATAGAAGGTTTTGACTCATTCAATAAAGTTTCAGGAACTGTAATGAAAGCTTTATATGATAATAATAGAACTTGGAGAATGGTGGAAACTTGTCACAACATTTGGTTTAAACCAGAATTGATGAAGAAATATGACCCCGACGGATACTCTTTTTGTACTCCATTCCATGAACAACAAACATTCAAAAATGTGTCTTCTCCAACTGAGGTAATGGAATTTCCGATTGAAAATAAATTCAGAAATAAAGAAGATCAGACAAACGCGCAAATGGAATTGGACTTTGACCCAACAAAAATTCATGTATTGAGTGTTGGGCTATGGTCACAAGGAAAAAATCAAAAGGAAGCTATCGATATCGCAAGATATTTTCAATCTGAGGGAGTTGAATTCCATTTCGTGGGTAATCAAGCCCCAAACTTTGAGGAATATTGGAAACCATTAATGTTGAATTTACCTTCCAATGTTCATATTTGGGGAGAAAGAGGAGACATTGAAACATTTATGAAAGCTTCAGATGTTTTTATTTTCAATTCAACTTGGGAATGTAATCCATTAGTTGTGAGAGAAGCGGCTTCTTATGGATTAAAAATTATTTGCCGTAATTTACCACAATACATGGAAATGTTTGATCCATTCATTGTAAATCTCGAAGAAGATTTGGAAAGAAATGTTCAAATATTACGAGATCTAATAAGTTCAGAAAGAAAATATAATGAGACTAAAGGTTCTTTAGAGAAATTTGCAGATACTCATTATATTTTTTATAAAAAAATAATGTCTAATGAAATCAAAAAAAATAATATGATTGATCCAAATATTTCAATAACCCAATATTTTATTAACCAACCTTTCTTAGAAATCAAAGGAGAAAGTGATAGCGATTTTAGCATCATGTTGTTCGACGAAGAAAATTATTGTCATTATCACAATGTCATTAAATCAAATCATTGGATAAAATTGAATAGGGAATATTTTACCCGTTGGAGAACAAAAATATTTGAGAATGGAGATTTGATATACGATAAAACTTTGGACTATACAGGTCTTCGTGTTTTTATAAATTTCGATAGTAAATCTTTGGGGGACAACATTGCTTGGTTACCATATGTTGAAAAATTCAAAGAGGTTCATCAATGTGATGTTACAGTTTGTACTTATTGGAACAAGTTATTCAAGGATGTTTATCCAAATTTAGAATTTGTGGAACCTGGAAGTATAGTTCACGGTATATTTGGGCAATATAATCTCGGTTGGTTTTATGACCTTAATAAAGAACCAACTTTACCAAACACAATTCCATTACAGAAAGCTGCGACAAATATATTGGGGTTACCATTTGAAGAAATTAGGCCAAGAATTTCATTCGTCCCAAAAGATAACCCGTATGATACAAAATATATTACAATTGCAACCAACTCTACCGCTGGTTGTAAATTTTGGACAAGAGAAGGATGGCAAGAATTGATAAATCACCTAACTTCCATTGGATATAAAGTCATCAATGTATCTAAGGAAGATAATGCATTCGATAATTGTGAAAAAATTACTGACACATCTATAGAAAATACAATGAATGTTATTTATCATAGTGACTTCTTTATAGGTCTTTCTAGCGGGTTGTCTTGGTTATCTTGGGCTTTAGGAAAACACGTAGTCATGATTAGTAACTTTACGGAAAAAGACCATGAGTTTACTTCAAATTGCACAAGAATTACAAATCCTAACGTATGTAACAGTTGTTGGAACAATGCCGACTTCAAGTTTGATAGAGGTGATTGGAATTGGTGTCCCCTCCACAAAGGGACTTCAAGACAATTCGAATGTCACACTTCAATCACATCAAAAATGGTAATAAATCAAATTCAAAATTTACTTGTATGAATTTAGAAAATTTTATATGGGAACCTAAGTGTTATAATGGATTCCAAGAAACTGTGACTAAAGAAATTTTTCAAGATAAAATCTACGAAAGATTTTTCGAAGTCGAGGAAGGTGATATCGTTTTTGATATCGGGGCTAGTTTGGGTCCATTTACATTTTCGATTTTAGATCGTAACCCAAAACACGTGTTTTGTTTCGAACCAAGTTTTGAAGAATTCAAAACACTTGCAATGAATACAAGACATGGAAACGTTACACACATAAACAAAGGGATATCTGATAAAATAGGTAAATTTGATTTTAAATTTGTATTCGAAAATTCAAACAATGATGTTTTGTATTCAACAACTTTCCAAAAAGTTATTGAAGATTATAATATACAAAAAATTGATTTTTTAAAAACTGATTGTGAAACAGGTGAATACGACATATTCACTGTTGAAAATTTGTTTTGGATAAAAAATAATGTGAGAAAAATAGTTGGAGAATGGCATTTAGGTGAACCTTGGATGAAATCCAAATTCACTGTTTTCAGGGATTTATATTTACGAGTTTTCCCTAATTTTAAAATTATCTCATTCGATGGAATTGATATTACTAGTCAAATTTGGAATGATAATTTTATTCCATACTATAATGAAATTATGATTTATATTGATAATAGGAATTGATCAGTCACATAATATACCTATGGATGGAATAATTTGGTATGAATTTGAAAAAGAATTTGAGTTCGATTTTACGAAAATAGAATCTTCAAACTTAAAAATTTTAAAAATAGAAAAACAAAATTTTGAATCCTTCTCCGAACAAATAAAAAATTCTATAGATAAGTTCAATTCCGAAATTTACTGGGATAAAATGTGGGATTTAGATATCGCTCAGAAAAGATTTCTTAATAATAATACCCTTTTTGTATTGCTTAAATTCAATTCGGTTATAGGACACGTTTGGTATTCAGAAGGGTATCTGTATAATGCATTTGTGTCCAAAGAACGTGAAACTGGAGAATCCAAATGGTTCATAGAACATACTATGTTGGATAGATTTAATTCAGGTTTTGTTAAAATTTCACTTTATACTGAATTTTTCAATACTCGAGCAATAAATTTTTGGAGTAAATTAGGGTTTGAAGAAAAAAAAATCTGATTATATCAGTGTTCTATACCCCTCTAAATGATCTAAAATTGGATATCCATCCCAAACTGATTCATATACTGTTGGATTATTTTCAGATATCAAATTTTGTTTGTATTTTTTAATCCATTCAAATATTTTTTCCGAAACTTGTTCATATCCTTTTTCGTTTGGATGATTACAAATTAAAGATTTCATATCAGGATTTATAACAAAATTAGGGAGAACACTCTCTTTCAAATTTATCATACTATCAGCTTTATAAAGCTTATCAAAATACCAATTTTGAGTATGATTCAAAGGAACATAAAGGAAATTATATTTTTGGTTTTTTAGGTGATCTTCAAAAATTTTTAAATAGAAAATTTGTTCTAAGATTGGATCTAAATCTAAATTTTCCAAAAAATTGATATATTCAATCCCAAGGTCATAACTGTAGATGTTATAAACATTCTTAGCCATTGATGGGTTGATGTTCATTATTTTACGCTCTCGATAAAAGGAAAATCTAGTTGGCTCAGGTAACATCCAAATTATCAAAACATCATAGTCATCCGAAAAATTTTTGTCATAATATTTTTCGAACCATACTTTCAGATTACCCGATGTTGATGACCCCCCTAATCCTAGATTTATCAATTTATCGTATTTAAGTTTTTTTTGTAACTGAGATGGCCAAGAATAGTTATGAAATCTCGATTTATTCGAAATATAGACCTCTTCTATTTTTTCATGTTTCATTCTATCAACCATGTCAATAGGTATTGTATCAGGATCATAACATCCCACTCCTTCAGTAAAAGAACAACCTAAAGTTATCAATAATTTTTTTTTCATAGTTTATCAAATTATTGTTTGTTTTTTTTTCCAATCTAAAACATCTCCATCGTAAACCATCTCAATATTTTCTTGATATGGTCCTTGTAAAAATTCTCTATGATTCTTAACGATTACATCATACAAATTTTCAGCAATTAACTTGTACCCTTCCTCATTGGGATGCCCACATCCCATTTTAGAATAATGATCCAACGTGAATTTTTTTATGTTAGTGATTTCCCAAGGTTGAAAATTTATTGGGTTTATGTAGTTCTCCGATTGATAAATTTTATTTAGTTTAACCATTAGGTTGTGTACCCATGACGTGATTAGAAGTGAATAGTTTTTGTTTTGGCAAATTTGTTCCATTATCCTTATATAAAAAATAGTTTCATAGCTTGAATCGTAAGGGATATCTTTGATTTCTTTTAACCACGATTTTTCTAAATCAACCCTATTTCCTTTTTCCGTAGTTGGTAAGTAGGTCTGTACTTTGTGGTTATTATAGAATGAAAATCTTTCTGGTATAGAAATCATCCAAATTATGAAAACTTCACAATCAAAAAAGTTTTTATCTAAATATTTTTCTACAAATTGTTTGACATTCCCTGATTGTGAAGATGCCGCAAGACCTAAATTTATTAGTTTATCAAACCCTAATTTTTTCGCCAAAATAATTGGCCATCCATTATTATGAAATAGATTTCTCTGATACAAGTATTCCTCATCATTCAAAAGAGGATATTTCCTCTTATTTGATTCCACAATTTCTTCGGGTCTAATTTTATTCAAATCGTAACAACCAAGACCTTCGGTCAAGGAACACCCCATAGTTATCAAAATTTTCTTTTTCATATCAAGGGAGATTTGGTCTCATATAAATGATGGAAGTTATGTACGATATTTGGAAAATCTTTAATCTTATATAATTCACCTATAAATAAATTATAATCGGGATGAGCGGGATTGGAAACATCTTTAACTTTAAATTGTTCTTCAGAATATGTTCCCCAATTTACAATCACATTAGTTCTTACTTCCCATTTTGCATCATCATTCCTTTCTTTCATATAACTCTCTATCATTTTATAGAAATCATACATTTCTTTATAATTTGTATCTTGTACAACAAAAGAGAAGATATAAAACTTTATATCTGGTATTTTTGTTATAAATTTCAAATTTTCATGTAAAATATCCCAGTTACCTCCGATTCTTGTTTTTTGTTCATATGTCTCTTTAGTTGATGCATCTATAGATATTTCACAACTTTCTACGTATACATGAATATTTTTCATCTTTTCCCACATTTCTGGTGTCCATAGAGACGCATTGGTATGTAAATGTATACCTTTCAAGTTTTTGAATTTTTTAGTATCAAGATTGATCAAAAACTTTCTAAATGAGTTTGAGAAAAATGGATCTGCACTTCCTGTGACTACTAAACGTTCAACAAATTCAGAAATCTCGTCATTTATTTCTTCTAATTTTTTTTCAACCGAAACTCTTTGATTCCCTTTGTAATTGATAAGTTCGAGACGACAAGATGGACAAACAAAATTACAACTCCTATCAAATGTAAAATTTACAGTTTTTGGATGTTTGTTCTGTCTCAATATTTCAACATTTTTTTGGGTGTTTGGTATAAACCTTGTAGGCAATCGATTACTTTTCAACCTTGATAGATACGGACACTCATTCTCCTCGCAATATCTATAACTTCCATCAATTATACTTTCCCTTATTTCTTTTGCCCTTTCTGAGTTGAAACTAGATACAATTCCATTTCCATCATCAATGTTTTCTTTTAACCAAGATGGACAACACAGAAATTGTTTTGTGTCTTGCACTTCAGTGAAATAAAATGGTGTAGTGCACAAATATTTTGATTTATCGATCATTTAAATAATTGATTTACTATCTTCTATATTCAGAGGATTATTTGACATAAACCCAACTAAGGTATATCTATTTCCAACACAATTTTTTACGGAGTGTTTCTCATTTCCCGAAAAATAAATCATATCACCTTTCTTTGGAAGAAATAGTCTATTGCCAAAAACAATTTCTCCTCCCAAGAAGTTTTCATTTAAAAAAATTACAAATGACCACGGATTTGAATGCCCATGAGAAGCCTCAATTTGATCAATAGTTTCATTTGTCATCTGTATCCGAAATTTGTTGAAGACAAAGCTTTCGAATTTTTTTGTCTTTAGTTCTAAATTGATTAAATTCAAAAAATAAAACTTATAAACATCATCTTCATGATACGATATTTCAGAGTTAGTTAATAAGTCGATAAAGTAATTTACTTCCCAATCATCCAAAAATGAATTTATGTATTTTATCATATAACTTTAATTGAATTTATTTTTCCAAAATGAAATATTAAAAATATCATCTACCCCGATGAAGTATAATCATTTTTAATTCAAATTAGATTCAAATTGTTAGTTTTTTTATCAAAAAAATTATACGCAAAGTTTCCAGCATAAACCACCCTAAATTCATCATGAAGTGGCGTTGGTACTGCGGTATGAAGCATATTAGCAGGAAATATAAAAATATCCATTTCTTCTGGTAAAAATTTATGTAATACACCATCTTTTGTTTGAAATATTATTTTCCCTTCATCACCAATCAAATTTTTAGGTTGTTGAACATAAAACGTAAATGTATAATCAGACTTGATGAGTGATCGGTTGGTGCTTGAATGTAGTATCAAATGTTGATGCATGTAAGTCATATCAAACCCTTTTTTTTGAGTATAAACCCAACTATGTTTAGCGTAATAGTTGAAACTTTCTTTCGCAATTTCTTTTTCAATCAAATTCATGATAAAAGAATCAATTGAGTTGAATTCATCACATTCAAATTCTATCCATATAGAATTGTCTTCAGGAATAGTTGAAATTTTTTTATTCTGTTCAAACCTTAATAAAAAATCATTTTTATTATAAACTCCACTGTATCGACTTTTGTAAACAATTTCTTGGTTTGAAAGTTTAATTATTTCCATTTATATTAAAATTTTCTTAATCATTTTTTCATATCTTGGGTAGTTACTAAGTAACTCTTCCCCTTTTTTTATAAATCTCAAAGAGTTCATACCATCTTTATCAACGTTTGATTTATTTTCATAATATCCACTGTTAATGAATAGGTACGGATTAGTATAAACCCAATGACAACCATTTGTTAATTTTACATAAATGTTAGTATCTTTTGGGAAATCTGAAGAATATATGAATAAATCTTGAATATGTCGACGTACTTCATCATCCAATTCGTTCAATTGGTTTTGACTAATTGGGTAAAATCCAGTCTCACCCTCCCAAGTTTGAAACAAGATTGTATCCTTAGGAATATCTTTGATTGCAAAGACTCCTATTCCTGAAATTTTACTTGGCTTAAGTTTTACAAAAACACAATCTTTTATGTAATCGTATGGATCCATTACAGATGTTTGTTCACGAACAACTCAAAAAATTTACCAATCACACTATCGATTCGTTGTTTTTCGGTTGTAGATAACTGAGATGTTGTTCTATTTTTTACTTCGCTGAGCGGTTTTTTTTTGTAAAGTTGAGGGTGTTTTGAAACGTCCATTTTTTATATTATTTGTTATGTACTAAAATCCCATTTGCATAAAAATTCCGATTTCCATCGACAGATATGATATGAGTCTGAGTGTTTATTCTTTCAAGTTCTCTTATTGATAATATTTCTACAGTTTTACCATTAGAGGTATATAATTTATCCCCAACTTTTATTTCGGTAACATCAGGTAATTGGTATCGTTCGTTTGTCCAACTAGGTTTGTATGATGCTAATTTTAACCCTTCAATATAATATGGGTGGTCGTAAGTTGAAATTATAGTTTTCCCATCAGAAAAAACATACTCGACCAAATCATCATGAATTGGTGAATTAACGTCAACAACCTTTTTTTCCTCCAACACATGTAGATCTTCATTATAAGAAATTACTGTGTCTCCAATCACGATTTCTTCGATTCCTTTTTCGGTACCATCTCCCATCAAAACTTTAGTTCCATTTACAAAACATGCCTTATTATGTGTTAAAATACCATTAGCGTAGAAATTATGATTATTTTCGACTTCAAAAATATAAGTTTGGGTTGGTTTGGTTTCTAATTCTTCAATCGAAACAATTCTACTATTTTCTCCATTTATCAAATTAACGCTATCCCCTAATTCTATTTCACTCACTTTTTCATTGAAGCTGTATCTTTCATTCGTGAGTAATGGAGAGTATGAAGATAAATTAAATCCATTAACAAAGAATGGGTGATCAAATGTACAAACGATTTCCGTACCATTATCAAAAGTATACTTAACCAAATCATCATGAATTGGTTTTATTAAATTAGTAACTTTTTGATTTTCCTTTGTGTTATCCAATACATTCCATGATACAACGATGTCACCGACTTCAATTTGTTCGATTGGTTTTTGAGATCCGTCTCCCATCTCGATAAGAGTCCCCTCAACAAAACAAGCTCTATTGTGGACTAAGACATCATTTGCGAAATAATTATGATTTACCTCAACGTCTGATAAATTAAAGACTTTTATTTCCTCATCAGAAATTGTCATTTTAATCAAATTAACATCTTTGTTCAATAATTTTACCGAATCTCCTTCCTCTATTTTATGAACCTCCTCTCCAATATTATATAAACTATTTGAAAGCTCATTATCATAGGAGGACCATCCTTTTCCATTCACAAATAATGGGTGATCTAAAGTTGCCTTCAAAATACCTCCATTATCAAACTCGTAGGTTACTATTTTACTAACCTTCTTTGAAAAAATATTATTGACCTTGCTAGCCCTTACCTCGTCATTTTTGAAATCAAAAGACATGACGATATCTCCAACGACAACATCTTCAATATTTTTTGTTGACCCATCTTCCATCATAACCTTTGTTCCTGCAACAAAACAAGGAGAGTTGTGAGATACAAGACTGTGGAAAGCCGTGGATCCATTTATTATATATGTGTCAGTATCTTCAACATCTATTTCAACAAAAGTCAAATTTTTATCTGTTGATACATAAAAATTTAGTTCATCAACTTGTATCAAGTTTCCATCCAAGTCGTAAAGTGAATCGGTAACTGCATTTATTTCTGAAATAAACTTGAAACTACTTTTGTTTGTTAAACTATCAAAAACTAAATATTTTTTATTTATTCCCGAAAATAACGAATCACTATCCACAACCATCTCCATCATAGCTCCATACTTCATAGTTTGAACATCCTTGAAAATTACATCAGAAGTTGTTATGTATGATCCAATAGGAAATTGACCTCCGTCATAATTCCATGTCAGAGAGTTTAAATCTGATTCGCTTTGTGGAGATCCACTAACATAATAAGACTTGATAGTTTCACCCACTTGTATCTGAGATATTTCTATCCAAGAATCATCGTCCATTAGAACTTCATGTTTGGATAAAATTCCACCAGAATCACTTTTTACAAAGTTTGTTGTATACTCATAGTAATGTTGATCTTGAATCTTATTTGTGTCAGGATCAAAATCTATAGTAGATGGCAACTCGAATATAGCACTAATTTTATAAGTGTGTAGAGTAATAACATCCAAATTCGGTCCGTATACTAAACCAAAATACCTGATAGAAGTCATGTGTCCATCAGAATCGGGAACGCTCGAATGAAAATGATATTGTTCTATCAACTTATCATCACTGCTATTTGCTGCAATAAAATTATCCCATTTCTCTTCGGGGGTTCCACTTCCACCAAGTTTGAAAAAATCAATCGGATTAAAAGACTCGTTAATGTCTTTCATTGTAACATCTGGAATATTACTATCATTTATTTCTTTGTCCAGAGTGTTGAATGTTCCTAAAGCGGAGGAATGATAATAGGCAACACAATTATCAGTAATTGAATTTTCGGTGAAAAGATTATAGACATTTAGTCTATTTTTACAATAAGTACTATCAAAAATTGCAGACTCATCGTAGGCAATTCTTAGTATAAAGTTATCTCCATTATCCATTACGGATGTTGGATAGATAGAGTTGATATTCTCATCGTGTAGATTGACCGTTGTTACTGATGGGAGATTGGTATTAACCTCCTCAATGAGTTTATTCACAAAATCAATATGTAAGTATGGTTTGTAAATAATATCTAAAGTAGTGAGATTATTTGATGATAAAACTGTTAAGAATTCATCGAAGTTGAAATTCACCAACTCTTGGTCTATGAATCCAGTGTCGGTGTTCAACTCTAATAATCTTAAATTACCATTAGAATCTTTTACAAAATCGGCTGAAAATAATGTTCCTTTCATTATGTTTTTTTAGATAAATATCTGGAAAGATTTAATCCCCGTTGTTTGATATTTGATAATTGTTATGGTCAAATAAGACCTTTTTTTCTTTCAATAATAGTATTGTCGAGAAATGCGATCAACGACCACCGTTCTCCTGATAAAACTTTCTTTACTTCATGTAACTGAGTTCCATAAAAGGAATAGATAAGCCCTTTTATTTTGGGGATATATAATTTATAATCATGACATATCAGTTCTCCCCCCTCATAATCGATATTCAAACAAACTCCAATGTTATACTCACTATGTTTATCAATATGTGGTTCGAACCCATGACCCTGTTTTACATTTTGTAAATGAATCATATCAATATCTTTTAATAGTTTGAAATTGGTATTTTTAGATAAAAATAATGTAAGTCTATCGAATATCCATTTTGTTTCCTCATTTTTTTCTATGTGCCAAGCAAAATAACTCGTTTTGTCCCCCATCCACCATTCACTCGAATGATGGGTTTTTAATTTGGTTGATAATGAAATTATCTCATCACATTCGTTATCTGTGAAAAAAACTTGACTCATAAAAATTAATGATTGTAGATAAATGGGTCTCTTTTCCTCAATTCTTCGATTTTTTTCTTAAATCTTTTTTTTCTTTTGTAATCAGAAATTTTACTTTTGATCCATAAAATTAACTTTTTCATAAACGTTTCTTTATAATATAATTATCAATTATTAATAAATCCAATTCCGTGTCTTCGAATGTATCAATAGCGTCTTGGGGGGTTAAAACCATAGTTTTATCTTTTACATTAAATGATGTATTGAGTAGTACTGGTACTCCACTAAGTTTTTCGAATTCAGTGAGTAAATTGTAAACTGAATTATCTTTATACACAGTTTGAATCCGAGAGGTTCCATCAACATGGACTACCGCACTTAATTTTTTTGAGTATTTTTTCTTAACTTTCACAATTTGGTTCATATAGGGTACATCATCAATTACATCAAAATATTTCTTTTGCTTTTCTTGTATAACCATTGGAGCAAATGGCCTGAACCCCTCTCTCTTCTTTATTACTTTGTTTATCCTTGATTTCATATCAGACCTCGTTGGGTCCGCTAATATAGATCGGTTTCCTAAAGCTCGTGCTCCAAACTCGATTCTGTCTCGATACCACCCGATAATTTTCCCTTCATAAATTTCTTTCGCAACTATTTCGAATAATTTTTGTGAGGACTCAATTTCTTCTACTTCATAATTCTTTAATCCTTTTACAAAAATTTCTGATTCGTATTTAGGTCCAAGAAAAGGACTCTTATATAATCTGTTTGTTACTATCTTATTATTCACCAAATAATTCAAAACAGCCCCTATACAGGAACCTGCATCTGAAGGTGCAGGTGGAATCCAAATTTTATCGATAAGAGAGTTAGAAGTTATTTTACCATTTGCAGTTCCGTTATATGCAGATCCACCACCTAAACAAAGATTTTGACACCCTAATACTTCAAGGTGTTCAATTACATCAAACAAAACTTCTTCATATCTAAGTTGAACCGAGGCTGCCAAATTTTTGTGATCTTGTGTTATAGCTTCTTCCGTCATTCTTGGTGTCATAGATAAGTGTTCCATAAGTTTTTCCCCAAACATTAACTTATCCGATTGATCCCAAGAAAATAAATTCATGTTACAAATTAATTCCCCATTTTTAAACGATATCAATTCCCGTATTTTTTCTATATACAAAGTAGGATCACCGTATGGAGCTAGACCCATCAATTTATATTCTCCTTCATTTGGTTTAAATCCCAAGAACGATGTCATACACGAATAGTATAATCCTAAAGAATGAGGATATTGTCCTAAACTGTGGTATGAAATATTTTCACCATTTGCAACTCCAAAGGTTAAGGTATCAATTTCGCCAACACCATCAATAGATAAACAAATTGCCTTCTCGAATTCAGAAGAAAAGAAAGAATAATACTGGTGAGATGAATGATGTTCAGAAAAAAATATTCTCCCTTTAAAAGGTTCTAAGAATTTTTTCAACTTTTTCTTAGTCTCCAAAAATTTGAATATTGATCTAAAACAATATTTCGGAGATTTAAAAAAATTTCGTTTGAAGTTTGCTATGATCCTTTTGAATTTCAAGTCTAAGTCCTCATAATAACACACAACATCGATGTCATCATAACTGATCCCATAATGATCCAAGATGTAATTTATAGTTTGACTAGGGAAAGAACTGTCGTGTTTGATTCCTGTAAATTTCTCTTCTTCGCAAGCAAATACCAATTCCCCGTCCTTAAAAAGACACGCGGATGAATCGTGATAAAATGCAGATATTCCAAGTATATTCATCTCTAAACTTCTATTATAAGAATAATCAATTTTTCAGAAAAAAAAATTGACTTTCGGGATAATTTAATCATTATTTCAGAATGAAAATACTAATAACAGGGGGTGCAGGTTATCTTGGATCGGTTCTAACTGAAAGGTTATTATCTAAAGGCCATAAAGTAACTGTACTGGATAAGTTAATTTTTAATCAAATTTCACTTCTTCCACAAGTCACAAATAAAAATTTCAACTTTGTTTACGGAGATGTTAGAAATGTTAAGCTATTAGAAAAATTATGCGACGAGAATGAGGTAATCATTCCATTAGCCGCATTAGTGGGATTTCCTGCTTGTTCTTCTGATCCTATTTCAGCTTGGGACATAAATTATAAACAGATTGTCAATATTGTTGAATTCACAAAAAATAAAGGTAAAAAAATTCTTTTCCCTAACACTAATAGTGGATACGGTATTGGATCGGATAGTTCAGAATGCACCGAAGATTCCCCTTTGAACCCTATTTCTGTTTATGGTGAATCTAAGTGTGCCGCTGAAAATTTGTTGATGGAAAATACAGATGCAATTTGTTTCAGACTAGCAACTGTATTCGGATCTTCCCCAAGGATGAGAACGGATTTATTGGTCAACGAATTTGTTTACAAGGCAATGACTGATAAGTATATCGTTGTTTTTGAGAAGCATTTCAAACGAAATTTTATACACATTCAAGATGTTGCCAACGTTTTTTTATTCTCATTGGAGAACTATGAAAAGATGAAAAAAAACATTTATAATGTTGGTTTGAGTGATGCTAATCTCAATAAACAAGAGTTATTACAGATAATCAAACAACACATTCCAGATTTCTCAATTTCTTATTCCGATTATTACGAGGATCCCGATAAGAGAGACTACATTGTTTCGAATAAAAAAATTGAAAGTGCTGGATGGTCCCCCGAGTATTCTCTCAACGAAGGGATTGGGGAACTTATAAAAACATATCAAATGCTTTTACCAAAAATGATTTCTGAGTTTCGAAACGGATTTCCTTTAGGATACGCTAACAACACATAAGTAATACTTTATATGAATAACAAATGGGACGAGTTTATCGTCACCCCATCAAAAAAATTTGGGTATGAAGTACCAGTTTTTCAACCTTCTGTCTTCAGAGAATACAGAGGAGAAATATGGACAACTTTTCATACCGAGGAACATCCTGTAATGAATCATATTCATTATGATAAAAATGAACTTTCGATTCATGGAAGATTCTCGAGATCCTATAAAGGAGTTTTGAGAGGATTACACTGGGATAATAAAACTTGGAAATTAGTTCAAGCCGCAGTGGGGGACATATACTTAGTAGTTTTGGATATGAGACAAGATTCTCCTACCTTTGGGGATTGGGAAAGTTTCATAATTACTGAGAGTCTTAGAAACCAAGTATTGGTTCCACCAGGATTTGCGAACGGTCATTTCGCATTAACAGATTGTATGTTCCATTACAATTTGTTTTACAAGGATGGATACGTCGATGCTGATGAACAAGGAGTTGTAAAATGGAACGATCCCGAGTATCAAATGGAATGGCCAACTGATAAACCAATTTTACAAAAAAGAGACAGATGATAAAAAATTTAGAAAAATTTCCAATAGTCAATGACCATAACTTTACGAAAGAGGACTTAATCGGTTTCGAAAGAAAAATTGCCGATTCTTGGGAGGGAGGTAAAATTAGAGGTCCAATTCACCTAAGTGGTGGAAATGAAGACCCCTTGATTGAAATTTTCAAACGGATCAAAAAAAATGATTGGGTATTTTCAACTTGGAGATCCCACTATCATGCATTATTGAAGGGAATTTCTGAAGAATGGTTAGAATCGGAAATTCTTGAAGGAAGATCGATAACTTTAGTGAATAAAAACGAAAACTTTTATTCCTCTGCAATAGTCGGTGGAACTATTCCAATTGCTGTCGGAGTTGCAATGGCATTGAAAAAAGATAATATTGATGGTCGGGTTTGGTGTTTTGTCGGAGATATGTCATTCGAAACTGGTGGATTTATGGAAAATTACAAGTATTCCAAAAACTTTGATTTGCCAATCACATTTGTTGTTGAAGACAATGGAGTATCAACTAACACCCCAACTATTGAGACTTGGGGTGTTAAATCCAATATTCCTGATGACGTAGTTTATTACGAATATTCAAAAGTTTGGCCTCACTACGGAACTGGAAAATGGGTCATATTTTAAATTTAGTATTCGACGAATGGGATGATGAGAAACCACTCCCGAATTTAATTCAACTTAACCGAAGGTTGGAGGGAGAGTATATGATTATGCCTACCACACTTTTAAATCTTACTCCCCCCGAAATAAAGTTAAGAATGTGTAAACCTTCTGAGGTAACCACAGAGGAATTTTTTTATTATTTCATAAATCATAATTGCACTTATGAGAACTTATATGACGGAAAAAATTGGGAAATATCTGAAGAAGTAGAAAATTTGATAAGATTCAAAAATCTTAAGGTAATTTTTTTCAATGAGCATGAAAGTTTCAAAGACATCCAAGATCATTACAACAAGTTAGTTATGACTATCCGAAGGAAAAATCTTGAAGAATCCCTTTTTTATTTGGTGAATAATTCATCACAAATTTATGAAGCTAAAAGCAAATATCCGTCAAATTTAAATGTTTTCAAAACTAATTACTTACTAGAATTAGTGAGTAAGTATATCAATGTCAAATTTGACTACAATGATATCAATTTTGAAAAAAAATTTACTTTTTTATGTCATAACCGTAGACCTAAACCCCACAGAATTGCTCTGTTAACATTGTTGGATATGGAAGGATTATTAGATAATACAGAAATTATCGATTGGTCATTCACTTATGGTATCAATAATGATTACAATATGGGATCAGAAAATTTTGAATATGATGAAATATTGGACACAACCGAATTCATAAGTTCTTGTGATAAAATAATAAAAAATAGAAAATTATCATTTTATGAACAAGAAGTAACTTGGTTTGATGACCACAGAAATTATAACGCAAATAATCATATTTCATCGGAAAGTCATCAACAAAGTTACATTAACATTATAACTGAGTCTCATTTTGGTGTAGAAAATATTCATATAAGTGAGAAATCATTTAAACCATTTTATTATTTTCAATTACCTATTTTTGTTGCGTCACACAAACACGTAGAGTATTTCAGGAAAGAACATGATTTGTTTCTTTTCGATGAATTGATAGATCATTCTTATGATTTTGAAAAAAACACAATGAAGAGACTTCAATTGGTCGTTAAAGAAATAAAACGACTGTCAGAGAAAAAAGAAGAAATAAAAAATTTTTACAAAAAAAATGTAGATAAGTTGATTCACAATCACAATTACATCAGAGATTATAAGAACAAAAGACAAGTAGACAATTTTTTCTTATCTTTATGTAAACAAAAAGTCCTCATATGAAATTCTTTTACGAAAATGCCCCAATCGAAGGAGTACAAATACCAAATGGTCCTAAAGGCTGGTGTAAGATTGCCGAATTAGATGAAATTTATGGATTAAGGAATAGAATATATGAATTAACTGATGATGACGAAATCGTATGGTTATTCTCGTCTAACAATATTCCTCAAGGAGGTGCGTATATCAACAATAATATCGAATATTTCAGAAACGTTTTCAAAAAAATATCAAACAAACCAAATATCAAAGTAGTCTTTTCGAATATATACGAAGGGCTATACATGAACGATTTTTATAGTGTAATAGTCGAGCTAAAAAAAGAATTTAGACTTAAAAAATATCAAGTTATAGTCATTACCCCTAATTTTTATAAAAGGGGATTCGAAGATGAATTAACTATAATATCAGAACCATTCCTACTTTTTGATTTGTCTCGAAATTATAATCAAATAAAGGATAACGATTTTTTTGTTCACAATTATAAGGTTGAATTGTCAACAACTGAAAAATATATTACAACAGATAAAGAAAAGTTTTTTTTATCTTACAATAAAAACGTTACTAGAGAAGTTAGAATATATTTTATACTGTGGTTGTTGAAAACAAAACTTATCAATGATACACTTTATTCTTTGTTGGTAAAACCAACTTTGACTGAATCGGATAGGAAAAATATATGGTTTAATTCAGAATACACTGAAATATGTGACCTATCTCATTACACTGATGATTTTAATAATCTACCAGTCAAAGTATTGGATTGGGATATTGAGGATCAATCAGAAGAACATACTAAATTTACAGATACTAAATTCACTACCTCCGACCACTACTCAACAACTTTATTTTCCATAGTTACCGAAACATCTTTTGACTATGAGAGCTTGACCCTGACAGAAAAAACTTTCAAACCAATAGCTAATTGTCATCCATTTATAATTGTTGGCGATTATCATTCTCATTTGAAACTCAAAGAATTGGGGTTTGAACTTTATGACGATTTGATAAATTATTCATTTGATGATATCTTTGATCCTCAAAGAAGACTGAATAGGGTATTCAGTGAAATTTCTAGAATTCACAGTTTAGGTAGAGAATACATTATAGATTGGTATAAAAAAAATATAGATAAAATCGAATATAACAGAAATAAATTTTTAGAATATTCGAAAGACGACTTGTTTAAAAAGGTTTTAAATAAAATTAAAATGAAAAAAATATTGATTACAGGATCTTCGGGTTTAGTTGGGACTCATCTAACAAGAAAATGCATTGAGAAAGGTTATTATGTTATTGGGTGTGATATCAATCCTCCCAAAAGTTTTGCCGAAGAAAATTCATACTATTTCAAATACATTCAAATGGATTTGACAAAAGAAGATAACGTAAGGAATTTGTTTGAGTTTGAAAAGCCAGATGCCGTTTTCAACTGTTTCGGGGTCAAAGGTTCTCCATTACGAGCCAAGGAAAAACCTGTAGATTTCTTATATCCATCTTTCAAAATTAATACAGAGATTATAAATCAATGTGCAAAAAGAAAAATATATTTGATTTTTATGAGTTCTGTAGGGGTATATTCACCTTCAGAAAAATTTATAGAAGAAGATGTTTGGAAAACTTTACCATCATCTTCTGATTGGTTTCCATCTTGGTCAAAAAGGGCTGGAGAACTTTTATTAGAAGCGTATAAGATTCAAGAATCATATTCCAAATGGTCAATTATTAGACCTGCAAACATATATGGTGAATATGATGACTTTAGTGGTAATGGCACTGTAATTTCATCTACAATAAAGAAAGTATTCGAATCTGATGGGGTTATAGAATGTTGGGGGGATGGGTCTCCTATTAGAGATTTTGTTTACGCTGGAGATGTTGCAGATGGGATTATAAAACTATTTGAAGATGGGATTCATACCATCACAAATTTTGGATCTGGCTTAGAGGTCACAATAAAACAATTAGTTGAAGAGATTGTTAAAATAAGTGGAAAGCAAATTGAAATTACTTGGGATGACTCCAAGCCTAATGGAGATTTGAGGAGATTGATGGATACAAGTATTCAAAAAAAATATAATATAATGCCAAAGCGTTCCCTTTATGATGGGTTAAAATTAACTTACGATTATTACAAAGAAACAACCAAATGATTTTAAGAGCTTACGGAGATAGTTGGACAGTTGGCCAAGGATGTAATAGATTGATCGAGGACAAACTAGATAAAGAAGAAAAAATATTATTTCAAAAAAACTATAGTTGGGTTAATTTACTCGCTAAAAAGTTTGGGATTGAGTCTGTCAACAATGGAGTATCAGGTAACTCAAATTTCAAAATTTTTAACAATATAGTTGATGATATAAGAAATAAGGTAATAAATCCTTCAGATTTAGTTATAATCATGTGGAGTTCATCTTTGAGAGATCCAGTTCCATTTTTACCATCAGGTGAATGGGTAACTTGGTCAATAAAACATCTCACTGAAGAACCACATAAATTCTTGAATTCTTACACAAGTGACAATAAAAATTTTGACACTTTTTTCTCTGACTACAAAAAATTTTTTATATCAGATCTTTTCAGACAAAACTATTATAATATTGTGAATCAATATTATATAATTTTTATTCAACGTATGTTAAGTTTTTTTGATATAAAATACATTATGTGTGATTCGTTCGAGTCAATGTTAATTGACTTAGAAAAAAAAGACGATATCACTGAGTTTATTGATAAAAAATACTATTGGAATTTCGGAATCAAAACTTTCAGAACTTATTTGAATGAAATAAATAAAGTTGATCTTTGGGAATACCAAGATGAAAAATTTGAAACAAGAGCAAGTCAACATCCTAATCACATTGGATATGAAATAATTAGTCAAGAACTTTACGAGTTTATAGAAAAAATAAAATTATATGATAAATAAAAATTCAAAAATACTAATCACTGGTGGATCTGGTTTGGTTGGTCAAAATTTAACCTCCAAACTATTAAGCGAGGGGTATAAAAATATTAAAGTTTTAGTGCACGTCAGACAACCTAGAATTGTTTATGATGAAGTTGAATATTGGAATGGGGATTTAATGACTCATGAGAAATGTTTGGACATAACAAAGGGAATTGATGTCGTATTCCATTGTGCGGCCTCAACATCTAATGCAGTTGATACTATTGAAGATCCTTTACTCCACGTTACTCCAAATGTGGCAATGAATAATTTTTTAATTGATGCCGCTTGGAGAAATGGTGTTAATCATTATATTTTCATCTCTTCGAACACAGTTTATCCACCTAAAGGAGATGAACCAGTAATTGAAACTGATTTTTTATATAATGAACCATATCCTGTATATTTTCCAGTTGGTTGGATGAAACGTTATGCCGAAATTCAATGTGAGCTCTTTGGTCGACATCTTAATAAAAAAATGAAATGTACTGTAATCAGGCCCGCGAACCTATACGGTCCTCATGACAAATACAATTTGAACAAATGTCACGTAACTCCCGCAACAATAAGAAAAGTAGCAGATCAAATGAATCCAATACCAATTTGGGGTGATGGATTAGAACTTAGAGATTTATTATATATCGAAGATTTTGTAGATGCACTTCAAAAAGTTATGGAGAATGAAACAGAAATGTTTGAAGTATATAATGTTGGATCGAATAAAGTATATTCCGTTTTAGAGGTCTTGGATTTAATGAAAAAAATTGTGAGTTATGAAGCTCCAATTGAATTTATAAAAGGAAAACCATCCATGATTCCTGTTAGAAAAATAAATTCAAGTAAGTTTATGTCGAAGTTTAATTGGACCCCTAAAACTTCATTAGATAACGGTTTAAAATTAACTTATGATTGGTATATTGAAAATAAGAAAGAGTTTGAATAAATGAAACTTGAAAGAATTTATATCAACGGTAGTAGTTTAAGTTGTGGTGGAAGTTTAGAAGTCGGATCAGAATTTTACAAATATTACACTCAGAATCTCGAACAAAAAAAATGGAAATCGGAAAAAGAGGTTTCATATGGGAACCTACTATCAACAAAATTGGATGTTGAATGTGTAAATGATTCAAAACAAGGTGGTGGGTTGGATAGACTAATAAGAAAAACATTTGATTACATTGACACACTCTCAGAATCTGAAATATCCTCCACCCTTTTTTTATTCGATATCCCACTACAACCTAATAGAATGGAATTATACTCGAAGGAATTTCAGGATTATTTGGTCGTTTCAGTATATAATAAAATCTACCCTATAGAAATAGAAAACAAAATAATAAATTCAAAGATTTCATTTTCTAGAGCTTATACAAAAAAAGAATACAATTTGAATTATGAAGATTACTTCAAACATAATGAAAAAATTAACATGTTCGTTGACGAGTATTATGATTTTGAAGTAGAAATAACACGGATGGTAAGACAACTTATTCTTTTTTATAATTTCTTAGATAACAAAAAAATAAATTATAACATTGATTTGAATGACAGTTTGTTTACTGCTTCAGGATACGATAAAAATTCATTAGTTTTATATAAAAATAACTACAGCCACAAATTGAATCCCAACATAATCGAAATCCCAACAATATGGGAACTTTCGGTTAAACAAGGATGGAGAATATGTGACGAAATATCAGACACAACCGACTCACATTTAGGGTATTTTGGAAATCAAAAATATTCAGAGTTTATTTACAATAAATTAAAAGAAAAAAATTTAGTATGACAAAACCACAATATACCAGATACAAAGATGCATTAACAAATGTAATGACCGAATTAGGGAAAAAAGATGATACCATATTCGTAGGTCAACAAATTATTTTTCAAGGTAATCCTATGAGCACAACTTTGGGAGAAGTCCCAAAGTCTAAGATGATCGAATTACCCGTAATGGAGGAATCTCAGATGGGAATGAGTTTAGGAATGGCAATGACTGGAAAATTTGTAATCACTTTTTATCCACGTTGGGATTTTATTATTTGTGCAACAAACCAGCTAGTAAACCATTTAGACAAGATAGGATTGATGAGTGGGGGTGATTGGACCCCCAATATAATTATAAGACTAGGAAAAGGATCGGACAAACCTTTGGATCCTGGTCATCAACACAAAGGAAACTATTTAAACCAATTTCGAGAATTATGCCCCAACATTAATTTTTACGATTTGGATCATTGGGAAAAAATAGATGAGGTATATTCCAATTGTTACAACAAAGGAGGGATCAATGTAATTGTTGAATATCCAGAACTATATTATAGTTGATCTTAATCAAATTATAACCAAGACTTCGGTACTTCGAAAACTTTATCATATTCCAAGATAGTTTTTTCCAATTCGGAATTTAGAGACTGATCCTCTAAATAGTACCCATCTGTATTTGATTCAAGAATACATCGAAACATTATGGCTAATTCATAATTCCCATATCTTCCAAAGTGTCCATCTTGAACAAAGTATGAAGATTCTTTGTCCATTTCAAGTTTAGATTTCCAATCTACCCCTCGTTCGAAACAACGTTTAACATCTAAATCTTTTCTGAGATTCATTATTTTATGTGTTTCGAAAAAATATTTATACCCCACGAAATGATTTATGACATCCCAAAAGGTTGTCCACACGATTGGTCTATAATAGGAATGTTTATTTATAAGGTATTTCAGGAAAGGGGTTAAATTCTGACTTAGATAATTATCATTGAAACTGATATCCCTATTTATTGCCTGTTCTTCTATTAAATCTTTAACTATTCGATATTGAAATTGATCAGATCGATTATGGATAAACATGCAATTCCCCATATCATCGTACCAATTGTATCTCGAAGGATGCGTTAAATTCAAAATAATTCTATCACCCACTTCATAATTTTCATCAATTTTTGCAAATTGATAAATTAGGGACTCCATTGTTGATCCTCCGATGGCGTAGTTGAAAACTTCATATCCCCATTCTGATAACCAATCGGTCCACCATTTTGCTTTTTCACTTGTTTCCTCATTGACTGAATCAACGTATTTTGTTATTTCTGGTAAGTTTGTAGTTTCTTTGGATCTTTGAAACAAATTGTCTGAATAGGAGTCTCCTAAAACAAAAATTCTCATAAAATTCTTAATTTATTTTGTAATTTATTGAATTGTTCACTTGTATAATTTTTATCTAAAAACTTTTCTGTTTTAATTAAATTAAAGGATAAATGGTCAATTTCAACATAATCAGTGTTTTTTGTTTTCAAAGTTGATATAAATCGAGTATATTCAAATTCAAAAATTTTATCCAATAATTGTAAAAAATGAGAATCCATTTCATCGTTTTCTTTTATTACTCCAACTTTGAAAAACCAATCACGGAGAACATTCTTATAATAAATATAATAAGTTTTGGATGAAGGGTGAGGATCAAAAATAAGATGATATCTTTCCCCCAATTTTAAATTATCTCTTCCATATTCTATTAATCCTCCAAATCTATCAGGTCTAATCTTGTAAAGATTTTCGAAAATTTTGTCTTCATTGATCTTATCAGTAACAATTTTTTTACCAGCACAATATACACCAATTTCATCAATCGTATTTGTATACTCATAGAAATTTATAAAGTTTTTCAACTCATCCATTTTATTTTGTAAGTCATAAGCAATTATATCTTCAGTGAATATATTAGCCCAACCAAAATAAAAATTATGAGTAACATCTTGATCTTGTAAAAAGTTTCTCATTGATATTAAATTATCCAAGTGGACTTCAAAAAAATTTTTTATTTCCTTGAAATTAAAATAATTCAAATTTTTAGTTGGGTAATCGTATGGATATTTACTTATTTCAATCCAAGGAAGACTTTTGACTCCCTCACGAGCAAAGGCGGTCAACTGAACCACAGCAAAAATTTCAGCGTCTCTGTGGTTTTCTTTGATTTCATAAATTTTACTTTTCAATTTTTCGAAAATTATATGATTTCCAAAAGACCCTCTAGCAATTGTGTGTATTACAACATCATCAACATTTTGTGTAATCAAATCAAAAGTGAGAAGTTGATGTATTTTTACTGAGACAGGATATCTTAAATCATTCAAATTCATACTTTTGGAATATTGAGATTTATCAAAATCATCGGACAGTGCCCCATCATCTGAGAATGAACATCCTGCGAAGATTACATGTTTCATATAATTGTTACATTTAAAATATTATTTTTATAGGATTTTCTCAAATCCGAAAAATACTGTAAAAAACTTTCATTATTTTTAGTGAATTCATTGAAGTATTCAAAATATATTTTGTGCAATTCCTCTTTGCTTTTAGTAATCATGTTTCTTACATGCTCTAGCCCTTGATCAATACTTTCTTGAGAAGAATTATCATAAAATCCATAAATTGGACAATTGAAAGTCATACCAATTTGTTCGAGATTATGTTTCAGTCTAGGTGACCCAAACATAATGAATGGGATAAATGATAAAATTGGTTTAACAATTTTTTCGGTCACGGGTGAAAATTTACTTATATTTCGAATATCTTTGAAAAAATATGAATCTGTAGAAATTTCGAAATAAGACTCAAATTGATAAAAATAAGTGCTCTTTAATACATTTCTTTTATCATCAAATCCATCATATGAAAACGGGATCAATTCTTTATTCTCCTCAAAAAAAAGATCCAAGTCATGTTTTTCGTCACTATAATAAACCAACTTTTTTTGAAATGACCAAGCACAGTTCTTTAGATTATCCGTATTTTTTAAAATGTTGAAAATATCAATTCTAATTGGACTTACGTGATTAGATAAAAAAACCGCTTTATGAGGTTTCACTAAATCGTAATAATTTGAAGTCATTGTCAATAAAAATTTTTTAGCCTCGAGATATCCTGAATTCAAAGCAAAGTCCAATTGAGATAATAATGAAAGGGGTAAAAATAATTTTTTACCATCTTTCGGAGCTTCCATGTCGTAGGTGCAATAATAAAATTTACGAAATATTTCATTTTCTAATTTATAAATCTGAGTTGGGTCAACAATGATTTCATTGAAAACCAATACTATTTTTTTAACAATCCCGAACTTTTTTTCGTATTCGTAAATTTTTTCGATTAAACTTTCTTTTTTATAAAATTCTGTAAAATTATATCCGAATGAATTATAAAAAACGATGGTAAGAATATCGTTTCTTAAATTTATAAATTCTTTAGGTAAAGAGTAATTGTTTTCATTATCAACAATCTCAATCAAATTACCGTCGTCAGTGTAAATAATCCCCCTCATAATTCTGTTTTATTTGTGAAAAATCATCCATGTCATTTAAATGTTCTCTTATTATTTGGTAAATTATTTTATGGCCAGATAAATTCGGATGTGAGTCGAATACTCCAGTAATGTCACCAATTGAAATTTTTTCTTTTTTACATAAGTCTTCGATGTACTTATATTGAATTTTTGACTTAGGATGGATCAATTTGATAAAATTTTGATCGGATAAAAATTTTTCAATATTCAAGTAAGGAATTTTATCTATGAACAGACGATCATAGTGTATCAAGTATACATGGTTAGTATAATTTTTAATATAAACTAACAATGAAAAAAAATTTATCCATTCTTTAAATTCGAATTCTTCGAAATCCCAAAATTTTTCATAATAAGATATTATATCCTTTTTGTATTTCCTCCAAAAAAAATTTTTACTACGAACTTCATCAGTAATATCTAAATCTGATGGAGTTACATTCAAATAGTCATTAGAATCAACACAAAATATTTCATCTCGAATACCATTGGGAATCTCTAAAATAAAAACTGTTTCTTTTAAATTTTCTTGACTCTCAATGTATCTCCATGTTTTACGTATTATCCTATTCAGAGAGCCCCCATACCTTGAATCGTCAGTCAAACTTAAACTATAATAATCCGCCAACAATTTAGGATAAGAAAAATTTTTACCAGATTCTTTAATGTTTAATCGATCTAATAAACCATTAACCGAAAGAGTATCTCCATCGGTCCAGCTACATCCATTTACATACATTTTAGAAACCATCAGCCGTTAGTTTTTGATATAGTTTATCTGCGATTAACTTATGTGATTCAGAGGTAGGATGGTCATCAAGAACACCTAATTTGGACCTTAAATTTAATTTCAATTTTAAACACATATCTAACCAAGTATAATAAACTATGCTATTATCAATAATTTCCATAAAGTATGGATTGGTTAAATAATTCTTATGTTTTTTTTCTATTGATTTCAAATCTCCTAATCCGAAAAAAAATAAACATTTAGTCCCATATTTTTCTTTTAAAAAATTAAACCTATCTTGAAGTTTTGTTATGAAAATTTCCACGGCTTCCTCAAAAAAAAGGTCTAAGTCCCAAGCAGTTTTTTCATTTACCGAGGCATTTTTTACCTTGGTTATAAAATCAATTCCAAATGTTTCTAAAATATATTTTTCAGTTCTGTTATTTGTTATCAACATGTCCTCGATATCTCTCCCTATATGTGTCAATTGAAAAACCAAGTATTTTGGAGTACTATTTTTAATAAATTTCAAATTTTCTATTATAAAATCTAAATTCATCAGTCTTTCTACATTACGACCACCGTTTTCACTACTCGAGATTAATGAGGTATTTAACTTCTCTTTTAAGAAAAAAGAATAGTTATTTTCTACCCTATACTTATCAAAATCTTTTACCATTTCAGATAATCGAAAAATTTGATTTCCTAAAATGTTTTTCGGTGTATTAAAAATTTCTTGGAATCCATCAGGATGATTTTTTTGAATGAACTCATAAGTCAACCCTTCTCCGTAGGTAAAAGAATCCCCCAAAGTAATTAAAAGATTTTTCATTTATAATATCCCCCAACTTAAAATTACTTCCTCGGTGAACTTTTTATAGTTCTCACTACTAGTATGTCCCCAAGAACTTGCATGTCCAACAATTAAAGCCTCTTCAGTCTTTTTTTGACTACCATATTGATGGTATTCTTGATATAATGGCACAAAGTTTTCGTAAGTACTAGTTATTTGATTCCTGATTGTCCATTCCAAAACTCCACCATTCTTGTGTATATTTTCTTCATTAAAGAACCAACAATATTTACCCCAATCTATCATTTTATATAATCCTTCGGAGTAAGGAAATCTTTCGAATAAATCATTTTCAGTTTCATTACAAGTATTTTCAACTCGTTTATCAACAAATAGAGCATCAATTGTTTGCTTACCTGGTTGAAAATTCCAAGGCATCATCCCATAATGATATTTGGGAGAGAAAGGATTATGCATGAAAAAACATTTAAATTTAATTTTTTTGTTTTCGCATAAAGTTATTAAATGGTGAAAGTATTCCATCCATTCAATAAATCTTTCTTCGTCATTATATAAAACTTCTAAATAATGTTGATTGAATTTGAACGCTCGATTGTTCACCTGTTCTAAAGATGACCTAGACATATCAGGGACCTGACAGGTAAGCCAATATCCCTTTTCACCAGGAGCTTTTTTCTCTTTAATCCAATCTGTAGCATAGTTTACATTGGAGGACAATGGATGTCTTTTGAGTATATTTTTAGAAACAAAGTAACTTTTTCTATGAAAGTTACTCCATTCGACAATAATCGAAAGGTCTTCCCCTTTGATTCCTGAAGTTAATAATTCATTGATTTTATAAATTACTGACCGAGCAATTGAAAGATTTCCACTACCAGGGCTCCCCATGTTGTAAACTTTTATGTCGGATCCTTGATTCTGAATCCAATGGGGATAATACCAAAATTCTTTCGGATCATTCATGAATTCATCCTCCGAACGATGAATGTTGACTCTTTCGTAAGAAGTAAATGAACAACCTCCAGTTATTAGATGTTTGAGACTCATATTAATCACATTTATTACAAAAAATATTACACATTTCGAGTTCTGTATTATTCATTAAATCATTATAAACAAATGAATGTAAAACTCCACTGTCAAATACCTCTCGTAGAGTTTTATTTTTCAAATTGAACTTTTCAAACCCTATTTCAATCATCCTATTCAAAACTTCTTTTTGATCATCGGTTTTTTGGCCACTCGAAAAAAACATTTCATTGGAAATGTTTGGAGGTATAAAACAACATGGCATTATATATTTGTTATGGGTTATAAAAATATTATAACACTCCCCAAATAAATTTTTAGGATCTTTGAAATTTTTAGAAAAACAGGTTTGACACTTTTTATTTTCTTTCTTTTTTTGTGGTATTTCTGAAAATTCGTATGTTTTGGGTAAGATTTCGGATTTTGGATATATTTTCAAATCACTGTATTCTACAAATGGTTCACCTAAATTCAAGTTTGAAATTTCTTTTTTCAGAGATTCTAAATCTTTAAATTCCCACTTGGTATCTAAATATTTCCACAAACGAACATCTTGTATTTCAGTTAAAAAATGAGTTGACTCTCCTCTCATGTTGAATACTTCTGTCTTGATACCTGTGGTGAATGGCTTTCTTAAAAACAAGGTACCAAAACCAATTTTTTCCATCAATTCGATTATAGGTAATATTTGATCAGTTGTTTCTCTCCACATTATGAATTGAACCTCAAATTGTTCTGGCTTACATTTTTTTGTAAAACTTTCTAAGTTCTGAATAAGTTTGTCCCATTTGACGTTAACACGATAAAGTTCATTTTTACTACCAAACCCGTCAATACCAAAAGTAATAACTACACCTAATTCCGCTAATTCTTCATATAATGAACTATCACCAATACCACCGTTGGTTTTGACATAAATCGACAGGTCTTCGTTGTTCTCTCTAAAATATCTTGTAATTTTTGAGACATCTGGATTCCCCATAGGATCCCCAAAATTCCCACAAAATTGTAATCCTACCAAATTTGAAGCGATATCTTTATCAATTGTTTGTATAGTATCTTCTATTGACCAATAGGTATGAGCAAATTCGGTAAAATGACCGAAACTCCTTCTAGGACATACGGAACACCCCGCATTACAAATCGAGGATATTTCAAAATCGATGAATTTAATTGAATCACTTTTACTCATATTCTACTCTTGAAAAAATTCTTCCCACTCAGGTAAATAATTCTCAATCTTAACATTTCGTTTCAAATCTAATAATTTCATAAATTTTTTGAACTTCAATAATTCTTGATCGTCACAACTTTGTTTAAATTCAGATTCCAATCTGAAAATCTCTTCATTAGTTAAAAAATTTAAATTTGTTAGAATTTTTTCTTTCAATTTATCAGGTATAACAGACACGTGCATGAAAGATGGATGGTGTACAAAGTTATGAGCGGTAATTAAACCATGATCCATAACAAATTTTTTGAAGTTATTGATATTTGAAACGTTTAAAGCACTAACGGTTTGACAAACTTCAATATCAAATTGATCTTTATATTCTGATATAAAATTCAAATTTTTGTTGATGATTTCCCAATTCGACCCAAATCGGATGTAGTCGTTTCTTTCCCCCAAATCGTCAATTGAAAGTTGTAATTTCAACTTTTTGAACTTTTTCCAAAGGTCTATAAATTCTTGAGGAATTTTTGTAACGTTAATACTATAATGTAGATTGATATCTTTGGCCCTATCATTCTCAATCAGTTTATTTAAAAAATACGCATGTTCTCTGATTAGAGTTGGTTCTCCTCCGTTTATCCAAACTTCCTCTAATTTATCGCATTTTTTTAATAAATCATCATAAAATTTAGGGTCCCTATACCATTCTGTTTTTATCTGATTTTTGAAATAATTTGTCTCAAACTCTGTGTTTTTGAAGATTGAAACATCCTCATTCCATTTATTACTACTGAAAGGATTACAGGTAACACATTTCAAATTACACACGGTTCCTAATCTCAGTTCAACATAACGGTAATCAATCATTTTTAATGACCCGTCGGGATTAGTGTTTTCAAAACAGTTATCTATCAAATGTTGATAGGATTCGTTACTTTCAATCCTTCTACTTTTTACTTGATTTAAATCATTTTTATAACAAGTCTTACATACACTTGGAAATTTATTTTCCATCATTTCTAATCGAAGTTGATTAAATGATTCGGAGTTTGTTATTTCTTCTAAAGTATTTTCTTTCAGAAATAAATTTTGCCCATTTTTTTTTGCCATACTGACTCCATTTTCCATATCAGTTATACAACATGGGCTAACAGTTCCACTTGGGTGTGTTGCCAAATGAATCCAAGGTAAGGTACAAAAAGAAGTATTATTATCTCTCATTTGGATGGATCAACTATAATTTTATTCCACCATTCTAATAGTGGTGGATAGTTCGAAAATATTTTTTCAATTTTTCCAACGTTATTTCTATATGTATCTATTTTCAAAATTCTTGTTTTACCTCTAATTTGTCCAATTTCCCAATCCCCATATTCTTCTTGAAATGTTTTTTTGGTTTTGATGTCTCTGAAGCATTCAACATATTTTTTTATTTTTGGATATTCCACAGATTTTTTTTCAGCGTATTCAATTATGTCGTCCAATATCGGATCTAGTATTTCTCTTGGTAAAAACATTGGTGACATTACAATTGAACTGTCGAAAGCGAAAGTGGTTTTGATAAAAGTTTCAACATCGAGTTCTATACTCAAATCGATAAGATCTTTGATTGAAAAGAGTCCAGGGAGTGTAACTGTCAAATCAAAAGTCATAGCGTAATTGTTGTATAATTTGTTCAAAAACAATCCATCTTTAAAATTAGAAATCCATTTGTCCCAATTTATACCATGTCTCACATATTCCACTATTTCACCTGTACCATCTATACTAGCACAAACATTTACATTTTTGAAGTGGGGTAAATAATCATAGAGATTATGATTCTTATATTTCACACTACTCAAATTTGTATTATATCTTATGACTACGTTTTTTGATAACCCATTTTCGACCAAATACTTCATTATATCCCAATGAATCTCCCACATCAAAGGTTCTCCACCAACCCAATAAATCTCTTCTATCCTCCCATCATATACCGCGTCCCATAATTCTTTTTCCGCAACCTCCTTTTGAAATTTTTCTATAGTTGGTTTATATTTTTTAGATGCCCAAGGTTCTGATCCATTATCATAATAACCCATTATTCTGTTCTCAGCTTCCCATTGAGACGATAACTGATCCCCACACATCCTACATTTAAAATTACATAAATTAGAAATTCTATAATCATAAGAAATAGGCTTGCTTTCCAAATAACCATCATCTTTAGTTTCATCAAAGATGTCATCTATCTTATGAGGAAATAACGTATTATTAAAATAGTCTCGGTATGTATATATGTTCAATATCTTATCATTACAAACCGCACATTGAGGAATTTCTTCTCCCGCTAACAATTTTTTTCGAATTGATTTCATATAATCACTGTTCCAATGTTCATCCAATGTAGATGGTTGATACGTTGAATTGGAATCAGCTTTCTCAGAATCTATATATTGCGTTGCCCAAGAAGCTTTTTCACGGCTAGCACAACATAATCTCCTCTCACTTTGTGGAGATAAGTAAGTATGGGTAAAAGGAGCCATACAGAAAGTTGTATTACCTTCAGACGGTTTTATTTTCATTTTTCTTTAATAAAGTTCAAAAGATCCTCTTCATATTCCATTTCTTTATACTCTTGAGATCCAGGATTAGGATGTTGAGGGTTTAATACCCACCCTTCTTTTTTAGCAGTATCCATCACTTCATCAACATATCTGTTAGACTTAGCATCATCCCCATCTACAAGTCCTTTCAAAGGAGTAATATTAGTTTCAGGAATGGAATCCCACCATTCTTTTAACATAGGGAAAGCTTCCAAGAAATTTTGATTTCTTCTCTTATCATACTGAGAATAAAAAGATTTGAAATCTCTTTCTCTTGATTCTAATGAAGATGTAAATGAATGTCCCGTATCAACTTCACGAATGTATTTCACTAACCTTACCATACTATCTTTTTCCCACTGAATGAATCCGTTTTTCTCATTATCCCAATTATCGTTGATCCACTTTTCAATAGCATCAGCTCGTTCTAATCTGATGTCTTTTGGAAGTGTGACAATTGATTGAAATGACGGAAATCGTAAAATATTGAAAGAACAAACTGGAGACTGAGTCTTGTATTTAACTTTTAATTTCAACATTTCATCCATAAATTCAGTAATACTGAACAAACACAATGCATTTATTGTCATCATACAATTTGCAGATTGTACATTACCTTCACTTAACATTCTATCCATGTTTACCAACCACTTTTCCCAGTTCAAACCATCTCTAATGTATTCAGCCTGCTTGCCTGTCGCTTCACAACTAGTGTAGAGATGAAAACTTTTAATATTATGAGACGCTTTCAAAAGTGCGTTGAATAATTCCTCTTTTTGCCCCAAGTTGGAGTTTACGGCAAATTCAACATTACAATCTGGATTTTGTTCCCACCACTTCATTAACTTCCAAAAGTCTTGGGACATCGTGGGTTCTCCTCCTGTAACACGTAGTTCTCTTAAAGTATATTGCAACTCCCCTTCCCACCATTTCCAAAAGGCTTCAATATATGGATTTCCCTCGTTTTTTCTACCATAAGGTAAAGAGTGACTTCCATCGTGTTGGAACGCCGCCGCACCATCTGAGACAAGATTCTGATACGCTCCATTCTTTTTGATATCATTTTGCCAAGTAGTTGAGAATGAAGCATTACAATAAGAACATCCAAAATTACAGTTAGGATCAAATGCGATTTCTAAAGTTTTAAGATCTACATCTTTATCCCACCCGTATAAAGATTTACATTCCGCCAGTTCTTCATCTGAGTATATAACGGACTTATGAACTCGATCTGAAATATTATCAGGCCCTAAGTCTTCAATTTTCCAACAGTATTCACACTCTTTAGGTCTTTCTCCCTCGAGCATTTGTTTTCGAATAAGTTTTTTGTAATTGGTATTGTGGATTGCTTTATAATTTTGAGCAACCTCTTCCAATGGTATTTTATGTGCTGGTGGGTGGTGACAACTTGCAGTTGTTCCATTACCCAACCAAATAGTTGCGTTATACCACTTAGCTCCACAGAAAGCTGGAGATATTTTATTGACTGCTCTTTCCCGATATTCAACGTAAGTTTCATCTGGTTTTTTTGAAAAAACTCCCATACTTATTTTGTCTTATATTTTTTGTAAAAATGTTCAAATTCTGGAAATGTTTCCAAAAAATTAGTGTTTCTTCTGTGATCGTGCTCATCTACAAACTTTACGAAGTCATGTCTATTTTTTTCCAATTCTTCATATTTTTGATCTGATTGCATCCAGTCGAAAATTCTTTTGATTTTTGTTATTTCAACCTCGGAAAACCCATAGGTAACTCCAAATTCATTGTGAGTTGTATGATAAACTTCTTCGTAATTTTTCATCAATTCATAACTTGATTTAACAAGATGGTGAAACTCCTCAGGAACTATTTGTACTGTCTGATGATTTGGATACCTCAAGTATGATGAATCCAAAGTTACCGCAGTGTTCCAAGCTCTATCCATTGAAGAATATTTTTTCTTTAATTCATACACTCCTTCAATCAACTTATCAAAACTTGTGATTGAAAACACGTTATACGTACACATGATTCCAATAGTGACCGTAGGACATTTTTGTAATATCTTTTCAAGATTTCCCCAAAACTTTTCGAAATTCAAACCATTCCTACCATACTCAGATTGTTTCCCCCATCCATCAACTGATGTGAAAATTATAAAATCTTTAACTTTTTGACCAGTTTCAATTTTATTTATTTTTTCAATAAGATTATCAATCAATTTATCAGGAACACCTAAATTAGTATTGATTGCCAAATGAAGACCTCGGTTTGGAGTTTCTTGTGAAATAATATAATCTAAAACCTTCCAAGTATCTTTTGCCAATAGTGGTTCTCCCCCAGTTATTCTAAAAGTATGTAGATCTCTATATAGATCTGGCCACCACTCCCAAAACGCATCAACATAAGGGTTTTCGTCAGAATGTTTGTAAGAATTTAAATTGTTATCCGTAAGATATTCCAACCCGTTGAACTTAGTTGAAGTAGGATACGATCCAAATTTTTCAATCTCTTCAACCCACTTGGATGAAAACATCGGTCCGCAATAAGAACATTTGAAATTACACGTATTTGAAAAAGAAACCTCAACGTATTTGGGGTTATAGTTTGCCCTCCAATCTAATTCAGATATTTCCTTCAAAAAAGGTTGGGACCAAGGTTCCTCGGACTTAAATATCCTATCAGAAAAAGAATCAGAATTATCTTCAACATTCCAACAATAAGAACACTCACTTGGTCTTTGACCACTCAACATTTCTTTCCTTTTCTCTTTTTTGAATCTAGTGTTGTGTAATGCTGAGGGATTATTTTTTATTTCTTGTAGAGGTATTTTATGTGGGCTTGGGTGATGGCAAGAATGTGTCAATCCATTATGTAAATGCATTGTGACTTGTGTCCATTTTGCAAGACAAAACCCACACCCGACAGAATCAAGTTTATTTTTTATTACTTCAAACTGGTTTTCAGACATTATTCCCCCCAATACTTTTGTTGTAAAGAATACAATTCGATCGGTTCTCGTTTCATGTGACTTCCTTTATTGAAATAAGCCCCGTCTTTCAAGTATCCTCCTAACAAATTTCTTCTAAATCTATTTGATAAATTAGGTTCTGACCCATGAACACAATGTGAGTGAAGTAACACAACTTGTCCTTTTCTCAAATAACCTTCAACTTTTCTGAAGTCATGTCCTTCGGGCATAATACAAGGTTTACCTCTTTCGTTTCTCCAAAACGAAGGGTTTGTTTTGGTCCTTTCTTCATCAACTTCAATTGGTAGAGTTTGTAATCTGTGAGATCCTTCATAGTTCCAAACCGCCCCATTTTCAGGGTCGTGATTATCCAAAGCAATTGCAGTATTGATTATTTCATTGTGTTTACAACCTGTATAAAATGCATTTTGATGTTGATCTCGTCCCAATTGACCAGGGGGCTTAAAATACGCCCAACTTTGCATACCAACTATATCCCCACCCATCAAGAATTCACACGCTTCAATTATTTTGGGGTGAACAAAGATCTTTTCAAGTGCACTCGACAATTTATGTGGGTAAGAAAATGGATCCCATTCTCCCCATTCATTACCATCAGGTGTTTTTGTATTCTTTCTTTCTATACGAAGTTTTTCTAACTCGTCATTTATCTCATCGCACTCTTCTTCGGTTAATAATTCTAATACCGTGAACCCTCGATATCTCCAATCAAAGGTAATTTGTTGGATCTCTAAATCTGTTAAATGTTTAAACATGTGTAATTTTTATTAAAAATAGTTAATTTTATTCGAATTTAAAAGCGATATTCCCTACCGCAACCAACCTCTCTAAGTCTGAGTTCGGAGCATCAACACCTTTATGTAATAGACTATATCCAAAAGAATAAATGTATCCTTCTTCCACATCAACAAAAAATTCATCGTCACCGTCTTTGAATGCTAATTTTCCTTCATTACCAATACAATTATTGGGTGTTTTCAAGTAAAAAGTCCAAACGTAATCTGTGAATATTTCGGGATATCTATCCGATAGTTGCTGATGAGTATGATAATTTCCCAAATCATTTGATTTTGGAGGAGCATAAAAAAACCAACTTTTTTGATATCCTGACTTAATTTTCAAATTGAGTTCACTTTCATAAATAAATTTTAGTTCATTAAAACATATTTCATTCATTTTCCTGATATTAGGTTTCATTACCGTATCAGAAGAAGTGAATTTTGAAAAAAAATCAATCTCATCAAAAAATTCTTCAGAAACTTTATTCAGATCGATATCTGAAATTTTTTTCTTATAAATTTTGTGGTTTTTAAACATTATTGTTTGATGTTCCATATTACCAACTTACCTCCCAATCTTTAAAATCTGCAGCTAAACAATCAATCTTGTAATCTTTTCTACCTCCAAAATTTTCTTGTATTTTATTTTTAGATGTATTTCTAATTCCATTTATACCGTGAGTTAATGCTAACATTGTTGGTCCTTCAATTCCTTTCCTTACATTTGTTTCATTATACCAAATGTGTGTATTCATTTGAGAACAAACAATAATTGATCTGATTACCTCTGCGGTTATTTCTACGTCTGAAGTGTCCAAGATCAATTGTATATCGTGTAAGATATCTTTAATTTCTTGTGCATATTCTTCTTTGTGTTCTGGTATTTTTACTTCTTTCAATTGAACAATTGATAATCGATCGATCAACTCGGAAATTGTTGGTAAATATTTTCGTTCCATATTAAAGGGTTACATTTATAAATTTACAATTATTTGAGTAATTCTCTACGTTTACTACGTTATATTTTAAATTATTTATACCGTCTTGCTTGTAATCTATTTTTCCTTGTTGCATCTCAGTTACAAACCTTTTCTCATTTCTAGCAGTTGTTTCTCCCTTAGCCCATTTTCCATCTACAAACCCCTCATCAACATGTGGTAAACAATCAAACTTACCATCTCTTCTGAATGGAATTATATTTTTAATGACATCAATAGTTTCAGAGGTATATTCAATATTTTTTTGGGGTAGCATTTTACTCTTGAAATCAACATTTAGTATCAAACTATCTCTATCCGATTGGATGTTTTCAATTTTATCAAAAAACTTATTGTAAATTTTGAATTCCGAAATTTTTCCTTTATAGAATGTATCCATAAATGGACAATACCCTAATATGAAAGGTCTCTGAGAATCATGCGTTTTTAATTTATTATTTATTGGAAACGGAATGTTTTGTTTTACATCACTAATTTGTGAGACTAACTCATCATTAACATAAAAATACGCCAAATTTTTATTACTGTCGTACGATAATATAACCCGAGTCCATAACCCTTCAAACCTTTTTGCCCAATTATAATGATTTGATCCATCTCGATCTATTAGTTGCATCGTTACAGCTCTCGAATTGTTGAATGATAATCCCCAAGTCCAACTGCCGTCTTTTCTGAGAATCGGATATTCGATAAATTTATTATCTTTATCCCCAACCAACCAAATCGGTATTTTATCATTTTGTTGTTCAGCGTTAAAAGTTAACACTATTGTATGATCTCGATGTAAACAGGAACTTATTTCTCTATTTGTTGGTACAGCAACAACCGAATCAATACCATTGAAATTTGCAACAACAGTATTCTTCTCGCTTTTTATTATTTTGCCTGTAGTAAGTCCCTCGAAGTAACATCTCCAAAATAAATCATCATCTTCTTGACCCCAATCCCAATAGTCATTAGAATAACCATTTGTTTTTTCAACATGGTCTTTGTTGAACAATACAACTCCTCCAAAGTATTGATCATACCCCATTTTATAAGAATACTTTGATAACTTAGTTGCAATATGTATCGGAGTTTCAACTGGATACGAGTAATCAGCATCTTCGTGAGGTAACATGTCAACATCATGCCATGCCACATAATCACAACCATCATCAAATGCATGTTGTGCCGCAATATTTTTCATCGCACCTCTATTAAAAAGTTTGTCATCTACCTGATGCACAACATAAAAATAATGGTCGATTTTTTTATTATTCAGATGGTTTGTTAAATGTGGTATTAACTTATCTAAATGATCTTTTCTATTCCTGTAAGGGATACATATACCCAATTTATGACTCATATACCAACAATAACATGTGTAATTTTTTTGACTACTTCTTTGCCGTGTTCAATAAATTCCAAATCGGAAAGACCATCATTTTTTATCATATCAGGATTCATCATTACTTCATTGTGGAATCTTAACTGATTCCATCTAGTCGCCTGATCTTTCCATCCATATCCTGTAAAACCGTTTTCTTCATGAGGTAACGATTTAAAAACTGATTTTCTTCTGAAGGGGATATCTACTTCAACAAATTCATCATAATCATCATCTACTATCTCACAATTGAATATGTCCCCATCATTTTTATTATTACTGAGGTCAATCAATTTATATTTTTTTGAAATGTGATTTGAATCAAAGTAACATTTGAGATTTTCTGAAGATTTATAGTCCCCAAAATTTTTCCTTAGTGTGTAAGATTCATTATTAGATATCTCTATTATTTCATCCTCATTCAACATTTCATCAAAATATGCAAATGATGATATGGTTCCTTTAAAGTAATTTGGTATTTTTTCTCTATTTGGCTTTCCTACCCCTAAATAGGCTTTTGGTTCTTTACGATAAAAATAAAGTCTGTTGAAACTTTCTGTTTGACCAACTAAAACTCCGTCCTGATACATTTTTATCGTATTATCATCTTTATTCAAAACGACACATATAGTTGTTTTGTATTTAGGTTTAATTTCCGAGTTTATAAAATATGCGTTATGAGTCCTATCAAAAGCACAAAAATTATATCTCGAAAAAGAATTATAACATATCGCAAAATCCCAACCAGGTATACTAAACACAGTGAATTCATCAGAAGATCTAGTATGATCAAAAGGAATTCTCTCAGGAAAAAAATTCACAAAAAAGGTCGCATCTCTATCTAAGTCAATTGTATTGTTGAACTCAACATATGCATCAACTCCATTGAATTTCAAACTTTTTCCTTTTTTACCGTAGTTACGAAGTTTCAGTTTGTCCAAACTTATTCCATTCATTTTACATCTGAACAATAAATCAGTATCTTCAAACCCCCATCCCCAATATTTGTTTGAATAACCGTTTATTTTTTCAAATACAGAAATTGGAAACATAGTAACCCCACCAAAATATTCTTCAAATATTTCACGTTTTTTTTCATTTTCCTCTGTAAAAAAATCTGTTGCCAAATGCAGAGGTATATCCGAATATGAGTAATCAACATCAATTGGTATCATGTCTACATCGTGAAAAACAATATAGTCACATTTTAATTTTTTAGCATAGACATAACCGATGTTCAACAAAATGCCTCTGTTGAATTGTTTGGCGTCATCTTGATCAATAACAATTATCTCATATCTAATGTTTTTATCCTTGAGATAATTTGTCATGTATTTTACAAAAAAATCTATCTGTTCTACCCTACGTCTGTAAGGAATAATGATACCTAACTTATGTCTATCCATCCACTGTTGGGTCTTTTAGTTTAGCAATTCTATGCCACTCCGCCAAGTAAAACTGAACCCTATCGCTCCATTCTTGTTTATCAATTTCTTCAAACCAAATTGTTAATGAGTCTAATGAATTTCCAATTTTTTCCAAAGCCTTTACCTTTCGTAATTCTAACTTGTGTAGTTCTTCTTCTCTTTCTTCTTGTGTCATATTGATATAATTTTTCTTATTAGTTTATTCCATTGTGTATATTTTTCATATTTCCCGATATAACCATCACTCTCAATCATATACTCAGGGTTATCTAAATTTATCAAAAAATCAGATTTTTTCAACTCCTCATACATTTTAAGATATTCACTTGAATATGAGTATTCTTTATTAGTGTCCGCAACTTTTTTAACCCTTTCGATTGATGTTCTATCCCATTTAAAGTGATGAACTTGAACAGAATGTGTCTCAATTGAAGCTATAAGTGGATTATTCCATCCTTGCCATCTCCACGTTGTATGTCCATCTATGTTTGCGTAATGTTGACCATTTGTCAAAGTAACATGACCTTTCATAACACAAACTTTATTTGGGCAAGCTTGACTCATTGGATATCTAAAAAACCCCATCACAGGCATTTGTGACCACAAACTCATATCTTTCCTTATAGTAGGGAAATTACCATTTTCACCGATTCTATCTATAAATCCTCCACGAGCCATATCCCATCCATTTTTTTCACAATCCGAAATCAATTTTTTGAGATCGTCATTTGGATATAGATGAAACTCATCTATATCCGATACAACCCACCAATCATTGGGATAAGTCAACTTAACCAAGTTATACATTTTGGTGACCATTTCCCAGTCAAAGTTGTGATGAAAAATGTCCTTAACTATTTTCACATTATCAAACTCAGAAATAACTTTACTAACTTGATCAGTAATATTGGGATGTAAATCAGAGTTATAACACACTATATTTATTTCATCCACGTATGACTTATAGTGGTTAATAAAATGAGGTAACAAATTTACCCCGTGTCCAATTACCGTAACTAATCTTATCATTATTTCCAAAAACTATATAACCCTTTATCCAATTCATATTGGTCAAACCCTTTACTAACCCTATTTGGTTGAGTTTTCACCCAATTCCACATAGTTGTTAATCCATCAATTAAAGAAGTTTTATCATTATACCCCAACAAATCAATAGACTTTTGATAGGATGAGTATGCATTCTTTACTTCATATCTTTTTTCTTTGTAACTTAATGTTCCTCCCCCCATTACTTCTCTAATAATTTCGTTAGCCTCATTCATTGAGTAATGTTTTGTTCCTCCTAAATTTATTATTTGTTTGGAACAAATACTTTCTTGGGATGATTTCCACAGAGGTTCTAAACAATCATCAATATAACTAAATGCCCTTGTTTGTTCTCCATCCCCATATATTGTCATAGGTAACCCATTTACATGTTGGTACATCCAAATACCCAAAACATTTCTATATCGGTCCCAAATGTTTTGTTTAACCCCGTAAACATTGTGAGGTCTTATAATACACCAATCCAATCCATGATGTTCTCCCGCAACCTTAATATCAAGTTCACATGCGTATTTTGCAATTCCATATGGATCAATTGGATTGGGTTGATCACTTTCATAGAATGGTGTGGGATTGTCCCCGTATACCCCCATGGTCGATGAAAAAATCAGTCTCGTAACATCATTTTTAATACACTCGGTAACAATCTTGGAAGTGGCTTCTAAATTATTTCTATAATTGTATGACCTTACAAATGGAGATAATCCTTCGGCAGCAAATGCCGCAAAATGAAAAACATAGTCAGGTCTATAAGTTGAAAAAATTTCAGAGATTTTGTCATCTAAGATGTCAACAGGAAAAAACTCTACAAGATCGTGGAGATTTTCTTTATATCCACCTGAAAGATTATCAATACCAATAACTTCAACGTTTGGAATATGTTCAATAATCCAATCAGCTAACCTAGAACCTAAGAAGCCAGCTACTCCAGTTATCAATACTCTCATTTATTTTCTTTTGATTATTGTAATACCACTCGAAGATGGTTTATCTTTCAATATACCAAAATTATGTAACTTAATCAAATCCCAATTTGAATCAGTCTGTAGTTCAGAAACAAGTTTACTAGGTCCATCAAAAGGAAAATGATTTTGTTTTGAATCTTCAGAAACAACCAAGGATTTTTCATAATTCGAGTCAGTATCGTGTAAAACAATAACACCAGAATCAGATAATAATTTTGAATACAAATCAAAATCTTTTTTCACACCATCATACGAATGATCCCCATCAATAAATAAAAAATCAATTTTAATGTCTTGTAAAACAAAAAAATTGTAGTAAGCGTCTTCAGAAGTTTCTTTTATCAATCGAGGGAAAAAAAATGAATTAAAAAAAGAGTTTTGATCTTCTACGTTTGTTGGACCCCCAACTCCATTACAAGCATCAACCAAATAAGTTACCCCAATGTCTCCCCAATTATAATCAGGGTTACCCTCAAAAATCTTTTGTTGATATAAATCGAATCTAGCTTGCGTCATTATTCTCGGGATAAAACCTCCTCCCGATCCTATACAAACACACACTTTTGCTCTCATGTGTTGAATCAACGAATATATAATCATCCCATCCCCCATATGATATGAAGTAGCACCGTGTGTCCACAAATAAGGAATTTTGACTCCGTCATCAGAAGTAATATATTTTTCGATAAAATTCTGATTTGTTATCATTTTTTACTTTTTTTTGAAGTCCAACCTTTTCTTTTTTCAGTATTTGCTGGCAAATTTTCTCCATAGGCAAAAGTACCTATATGGTAAATTTCATTACTCAGATTCATATCAACCTTAACTTGATATCCTAAGTTATTCAATTTTTTAAATAATGTGAAATCTTCTCCAATCCAATCTTTGGTTTCAGAATGATAGGTATACTCAAAATAAGGTTTTTGTAGATTCCGAAATATGTTTGTCTTCATCAAAACACACCCCATACCAATAGCCTCAACTGTAACCAATTCATCGAAATAATCCAAAGGAACCCAGCTGTCCCAATCTTTTGTATCAGTAAAGGCAACTGACTTGGATGGAAAAGAACGTTTCATATAGTTACAAGCGACAATATCTTGATTGTGTGATAGTAACCTCAAAAGCGTTGTTGGTGGAAACATCATATCACTATCCAACCATAGGCACCAATCCGATTCAATCTCCATAGCATTTTCAATCAACTTTTCTCTTTGGTTGATCAATATGGTTGAAGAATCGAAAAAAAGATGAGTATCAATTCCCATTTGGGTAGATACTTTTACTAAATTACTAAGAGAGTATGAAAAATGGGAATATACTGTATCTTTAGTTGGTACTAATATAGATACAGAAGTCACATTATGACTCCACGAAGTATTTTTGTAAATGCTCACTTAACACCTGGGATGTTGGTATTACCTAAATCGGTATCTTTAACAAGTTTATCTATGTTCCTCACAAGTTCTTGAATTCGTTTCAATGTCAACTTGAAATCAACAATAGGTAAGTGAGACATTTTAAAAAATGTTTTTTTGGAATATCTACCATCAATCATCAATTCTAATGAAGCCTTTTTCGATATCATTTCTATGGTCGACCAACGACTGTATTCAGGATCATTATTCAATAGACTATTCAAATTTTCTAATCCGTGGAATGAAATTATTTCATCCATGATACGAATCATTTCATCTGATTCTTCGTTTTGAGGTAGAGATTTGTAATAATTATATTTTTTAAAAAATTTGATTAGTTTTTTCTTATTGTAATCAATACCAACCCAAATTACATTTTTGAGTTTGTATTCTGATGGGAAGTTTTTATGTTGAAATTGCATATCTTTGATTTTTCAAAAAAATAATAAAAAAATTTGAATTGTCAAAGACATATCACTAATATGATCATAATCAAACTTGATTAAGGGAAGGTATAATTGTGAGGAGTAGTTAACCCTCCGAAATCTACCGAGAATGTTGTTATAACACCATTATTGATTCTAGTTTGTTGCGCAACGGTACCATTTACTTGTGGTGGTTGTCTGTTAAATCCTAAAGTGGCATTAAGACCCAAGTTCAAACCAGCTACAGGGTTAATATTTGTCATAGCCCTCCATGTGCTTCCCATCGAAATTTGAGACCCTGTAGCTGGTAATACACCCATTTCTTTATTTTAGATTTTAATTTTATTCCTAACTTTATAAATATTATGTAATAGTATTACAAAATAAACTAATAATAATATATCCTATATTTTATTCGGTATCGGACGATGGGTAACCAATATGTTTTTTAAGTGAATCTATTTCTTTATTTTGTTCTTTAACACATTCAATTAGAAGAGCAACTAGTTTTTCATATTTAACCGCTTTGAATCCATTATTTCTAGTTGTAACAACTTCGGGCAAAACTGATTCAACTTCTTGAGCGATTACTCCAATATCGTGTCCTTCGTTTTCATGTATACCTTCTTTAACAATCCAATCAAATTCATATCCACCAATCTTGTTCACTTTTTCTAAAGGATTTGAGAGAGGAACTACATTCGTCTTTAATCTCTTGTCAGAACTAAAATATGCAATCACATCATTTGTCGCTCTTATCAATCCATCTGTGGTTGGAGTCGCAGCGGCTGTTCCAACTCCTAAAGCTCCAGCGGAACCAATTCCTATTCTTGCAGTTGTACCATTGAAAGTAAAGTTAGCTTCCCCTTGAATAGTACCTGCACTACCTGTTGCGGTTAGAACATAATTGTCAACATTAGAGTTAATAGTTCCCAAACCTGAAGAACCGCTTGAACCTGATGTACCATTTGTTCCACTTGATCCAGATGTTCCATTTATTCCTGAAGTACCGTTTGTACCTGAAGTACCGTTTGTACCCGATGTACCTGAAGATCCACTTGATCCTGAAGTTCCGTTTGTTCCTGACGTTCCATTAGTTCCTGACGTTCCGTTTGTTCCTGAAGTTCCGTTTGTTCCTGACGTTCCATTAGTTCCTGAAGATCCACTAGATCCTGAAGTACCATTAGTTCCTGATGTACCATTTGTTCCAGACGTTCCACTAGATCCTGATGTACCATTAGTTCCTGATGTACCATTAGTTCCTGATGTACCATTAGTTCCTGATGTACCATTAGTTCCTGAAGATCCTGACGTACCTGAAGATCCGCTTGATCCTGACGTACCTGAAGATCCGCTTGATCCTGATGTTCCACTAGAACCTGATGTACCTGAAGAACCTGATGTCCCTGAAGTTCCATTTGTTCCTGAAGTTCCATTTGTTCCCGAAGAACCAGATGTTCCATTAGTTCCACTTGATCCAGATGTTCCGCTTGTTCCCGAGCTACCGCTTGTTCCAGATGTTCCCGAAGTTCCATTAGTCCCACTCGTTCCACTAGTACCTGAAGTTCCATTCGTACCAGAGGTTCCTGATGTTCCATTAGTACCACTTGATCCAGAAGTTCCTGAAGTTCCACTTGTTCCAGATGTCCCTGAAGAACCCGATGTACCACTTGTTCCAGAAGTTCCTGATGTCCCATCAGTTCCTGAAGTCCCATTAGTTCCTGAACTTCCACTTGTACCTGATGTTCCACTAGATCCTGAGGTACCACTTGTACCTGATGTTCCACTAGTTCCACTAGTTCCAGAAGTTCCATCAGTTCCAGAAGTCCCATTAGTACCAGAAGTTCCATTAGTTCCTGATGTTCCACTTGATCCTGATGACCCTGAAGTTCCTGATGTTCCACTTGTCCCTGAGGTTCCTGAAGTTCCACTTGTCCCTGAGGTTCCACTAGTCCCTGAAGTTCCATTAGTCCCTGAAGTTCCATTAGTTCCTGAAGTACCACTTGTTCCCGAACTACCACTTGTTCCCGAACTACCGCTTGTTCCAGAAGTTCCTGATGTTCCACTAGTTCCTGAGGTTCCACTTGTCCCTGATGTTCCATTAGTACCACTAGTACCTGAAGTTCCACTTGTTCCAGAGCTACCACTTGTTCCAGAAGTTCCTGAGGTCCCACTTGTCCCTGATGTTCCACTAGTACCTGAAGTACCATCAGTTCCACTTGATCCTGAAGATCCAGATGTACCATTTACAATACCCAACGTAGTCTGTGCGTAAGAGTAATGTGTCGATCCTTCAGTTGCTAACGTGACTGTACCTGTTACACTTCCTGTGTTTGTAGCACGTACTTTAACAAGAATTTGGTCTGAAATTGTAATTGTATATCCACTTTGATATGCATCAGAAATTTCCATTATAAACGTCGGTGAATCCGATAGTATTGGTGTTGGGTCTGATGCGAATAAAAACGTTTCGGTACCTCCAGTTGTTCTTTTATATACCTCACAGAATATATCAAAGGAGACACTAGCACTTGATTTATAACTATGTAAAAAGAATTGCCATATTCCAGCAGGAATTGCAGTAACCCCTGGTTTACCTGTATCCGTCAAAAATGACTGAATTGTATCCGTTCCACCAGATACAATTGATGCCGTTGTTATAGTTTGTTCTCCTGTATTCGTTGGAATGATCGAAAACTCCTTATATGGCCCTGAAGTTAGTGACTCATTAAAATAATATATCGCTCCTCCTGAAACTCCGTTTACACCTGATGTTCCACTAGTACCTGATGTTCCACTAGTTCCCGAACTACCACTAGTTCCTGAAGTACCACTTGTTCCTGAAGTCCCGCTTGATCCACTTGTACCAGAAGTTCCCGAGGTCCCGCTAGTACCTGAGGTTCCAGATGTACCGCTAGTCCCCGAAGTTCCATTAGTACCGCTAGTTCCCGAAGTACCACTAGTTCCTGATGTTCCACTTGATCCACTTGTACCAGAAGTTCCCGAGGTCCCGCTAGTTCCTGATGTCCCTGAAGTTCCATTAGTACCGCTAGTTCCCGAAGTACCACTAGTTCCTGATGTTCCACTACTTCCTGATGTACCCGAAGTTCCCGAAGTGCCACTTGTCCCTGAAGTACCTGATGTACCTGAAGTCCCATTAGTGCCACTAGTTCCTGAGGTACCACTAGTTCCTGATGTTCCACTACTTCCTGATGTTCCTGAAGTTCCTGAGGTGCCACTTGTCCCTGAAGTACCCGATGTACCTGAAGTCCCATCAGTACCACTAGTTCCTGATGTACCACTAGTACCTGATGTTCCACTACTTCCTGATGTTCCTGAAGTTCCTGAGGTGCCCGAGGTTCCACTCGTTCCTGAAGAACCACTTGTTCCTGAAGTTCCATCAGTTCCTGAAGAACCGCTTGTTCCTGACGTACCACTTGATCCTGATGTTCCACTTGTCCCCGAAGTTCCACTTGTCCCCGAAGTTCCTGAACTACCACTTGTTCCTGATGTACCTGAAGTACCTGAAGTTCCATTGGTACCTGAAGTCCCATCAGTTCCACTAGTTCCTGACGTTCCTGATGTACCTGAGGTTCCACTTGTTCCTGACGTTCCTGATGTACCTGAAGTACCACTTGTTCCTGAAGTCGCACTTGTTCCAGAAGTTCCATTTACTCCACTAAGACCTGATGATCCACTTGTTCCACTTGTACCCGAAGTTCCACTTGTACCTGAAGTACCCGATGTTCCATTAGTACCCGAAGTTCCTGATGTTCCTGAAGTGCCCGATGTTCCACTACTTCCTGATGTCCCTGAAGTTCCTGATGTACCTGAAGTCCCACTTGTTCCTGATGTACCTGAAGTTCCATTAGTACCGCTAGTCCCTGATGTACCTGAAGTACCCGATGTTCCGCTACTTCCTGATGTACCTGAAGTACCACTTGTTCCTGATGTTCCACTTGTTCCAGATGTCCCTGAAGTTCCATTAGTACCAGAAGTCCCATCAGTTCCACTTGTTCCAGATGTCCCTGATGTCCCTGAAGTACCAGACGTTCCACTTGTTCCTGATGTACCTGAAGTTCCACTTGTTCCTGAGGTTCCATTTGTTCCTGAGGTTCCATTTGTTCCTGAGGTCCCATCAGTTCCTGAGGTTCCACTACTTCCTGATGTTCCACTAGTTCCTGATGTCCCCGAAGTTCCACTAGATCCTGAGGTTCCAGATGTTCCCGAAGTTCCATTTGTTCCCGAGGTCCCATTTGTTCCCGAACTACCACTTGTTCCTGATGTACCCGAACTACCACTTGTTCCAGAAGTTCCACTAGATCCTGAAGTACCTGATGTTCCTGAGGTTCCTGAGGTTCCTGCCGTTCCAGCAGATCCTGAGGTTCCTGGCTGTCCTGCAATAGTGAACGCAAATTGTGTATTATTCGGAACTGACAATGAACCACCACCCGCAATTTGTTGAACAGTATAATCTTCAAATCCTGGTTGAGGTGGAATTATTGCGGTAATTTTAAGAACTTTGAAATATGATGGATCATCAACTCTTACAAGTTTAATAATTGTATCAACTGTAAGTGAATTTAATATAGTTTGGAAAGATGCCGATGGCGCGTAAGCAGTATCATTGACTGCAATTGAAGTTGTTGTCAATGAAAAGTCATCACCTGTATTCAATGAAAAATATGAAGATCCTGGATTACTTGTAGTATCGGTATTTCCCGTAAATCTCCATATAGCCAAATTACCCTCTAATCCAGAAGTTCCACTAGATCCTGATGATCCACTAGTTCCAGAAGTTCCACTCGATCCTGATGACCCACTTGTACCGCTAGTTCCACCTGAAATACTAGCAGTGAATGATGAAAAAGCAATCTGACCTGAAGTACCTGAGGTTCCTCCAGTAAAGCCAGTAACAATGTATAGTCTGTCGTTTGGGGTTGCAGCGGAGACTATGGGTAAATCAGTTATTCGAGTGTTTGACATAACTTATAAATATTTTTCTATTTATTTTTTTCTCTATATCATTTTTTTTATTTTTCGTTCTATAGAGGAACGTCTCCTGATGACTGTAAAACCAAACTGTTACCACTTTGAGTTATTATTATAATTCCATTTTGAGTTATGATGAAATCACCAAATACACAAGTCAATACTTTAAATACTTGGCAATTGTTAGCATCAACCATTTTCAACAATATTTCAGGCGCAGTTTGAAATATTGGTGGAATAACCGTATTATATTCGACTTGTGGAGGGACTGCCCCACTAATTGTTCCTAAAAACGTTTCATAGTTTCCATATATGTCAGATATGTACACACTAATTGGTGGAGTCCCCCCTGTTATCGATGTTACAACTACCTGATTACTCATGATAAACAAATTATATTATAGTCGATTATCAACTCTACAACAATTTCTTCCCCTTCCAATGAAGTATTGTTTCGGCTTGTTTCAATCGTTATTTGATTATTCAATTGATCTATAATCACATTTCCAACTCCACTTATACTTAACAACAAGTTTTTCAAAGTGTCATACCATTGATTGTCGGTTGGAACTTGTATTAAAGAGGTTGAAGTAAAGAAGTTTTGGCTTACAACTACCCCACTCGGATTCACTGAAACTTTTGCAGTAAATGTCGCATCTATGAGATCGCATCCGTTATTTGAATTGGTTAAATCTTCATATCCCTCATTCAACATTTGTAATAGACCGAACTTAGTCGGAGACTCAATATTGAATACCTCAGCCCCCATGGTATAAGTTTGATAGGTTGTATAATTTGAATTACAAGATATTGTTGAATTTCTAGTCAAAGAACATCCATTACTATCAACGACAGTCAGTGAATAAGTTCCTGCAGTCAACCCTGAAACTTGAATAGTTTGTGGGTTGTTAGGCACATTATTAGACCAATTGAATGTGAATGGAGGTTCCCCCGACGTTATAAATGCTGTAATTTTACCACTATTACCACTTCCGCAAGAAGTACTAACCAAAGAGTATGTTAGTGGTTGACTAAATGGTATTAAAATATTTGCCGTTCTTACACATCCATCGGCATCAGTAACACTAACTGAATGAGTTCCTGCCGACAAATTATTGAATGTAACCGCGGTAAGGTTTGTATCAATAATATTTTGTATTCCATCCACAGAATAATCCAAAGGTAAAGTAGCCCCCGTAGTTGTAGTTATGGTTACAGTCCCATTGTTTTGGTTACAGGACGTTCCACCAACTTGAGTCGTAAATGAAAATTTATTTTGAGCAACTATTGTAAGTTCTTCCAAATAAGAACATCCTGAATTGTCCGACACACCAACCGTATAAGTTCCCCCACTTAAATTTTGAAATATTTGTGTTGTTTGAGATGTGTTAATATTCAATTGATTTCCTGTAGGATAAATCAAAGTATAGGTGTATGGGGCAGTTCCACCCACAACACTCACTGTAATCAACCCATTACTACTTGAACAACTTGAATTTTGTCCGACCACCGACACAGAGGTGATTCCACTTGGAGACTCCAAAGTCGTTCCAGCAAACATTTGGCAAAGTCCCGCGTCTGTTACTTGAAAGTTATATTGCCCAGCAGAAAGATTAGATAAAGTATATGTTCTTGAATAAGAAACCAATACGTCTCCTGTTGACGCGGAATAATAAAATGGCTCAGTTCCTCCAGTAATCGTCATATTGATCACCCCATTGGACTGTAAACAAGTTGGCGCCGTTGATGTAAATAATCCTAATCCGACTGGATTTACATCAGTTATAACGGCTGTTTTTGTAACTACACACCCATAAGCATCGGTTACATCGACCGAATAAGTCCCCGATGTCAAACCTGTAATAGTGCTACCTGTTTGTCCATTACTCCACAAATAAGAATAAGGGGCTAACCCTGTTTGGCCTGTAACAAAAATTTTACCTATCGGGCTACCTCCACAACTCGAATTAGGAACCGCATAAAGTCCGTAATTTAATGTCTCCGAATTTTCGATTATGAATGTTTGTGTGAAAGCGGTACACCCTCCTAGATCTCTAACACCCAAATAATAAGTTCCAGCACTCAACGATCCAAAAACTGCTTCATTTGTATTAGTGGATGCTGAAGCTAAATAGTTATTATTAATGCCATACAAATAAAAATTTGTAGATGAATAAAGAGATGTTGAAGACCCTGTTACCGATCCATTATTTAATCCACATGTGGTATTCTTGGTGGAAACTATTGAACCGCAGACACCACTCGATATTGGTATATTAAGTAAAAATTGTTCGTTGACAGGTAGGCTACTATCGTTAACCCTCATATAATAAACTCTACTTGCCAATCCAGCCAATGAAGCGGGTTGTAATGTAAAAGTTTGTGACGCATAAACAGGGTCAGTGAATTGCACAGTGTATGGAGGTGTACCCCCACTGACATATAAATTAAATGCCCCTGAATTGTTGTTACTACAATCTCCAGTTACCGTTATGTTATAATTCAAGGCCATTAGTTAGTCGAACAGTTTATACCTATATTTATCCCAGAGTTGAGTGAAAGCGTTTCATTTATATTTCTTTCTGTGCAAGTCAGACTTGTAATTGTTAAAAAATTACCATTTAAGAAATAGGTGTATCCATAATCATATAATTGAGGAAGATATTGAATCAAAGCATTTCTCCACATTGTATTTGTTGGAACATCATTCAAACCATATCCCGTATAAAATAATTCTTGAATCAAAATTTGATTGTCAATTCTCAAATCTACATACCAATTGCTTTCAACCGAATTCTGAATACAATCATTAAGTGTTAGACCACTCTGACTTAACATATTATTTACCCTATTGGATAAAATACTATTAAAATTACTCACTGTAACATCCCCATTCAACCACGGATAGATATTGAAGTCAACATATTCAGTCGTACAGGTATAATCAAAAATATTTGAAATAATAAAACATGGATCAACGGGAACAGGAATAAATTGACATCCTCTTTGCCTTCTGTAAACAAATTTCTGACGTTGGAAAATAGAGTTTTCCATTTTGACTCCCGTATTCCATAAAGTTGTTGCTGGAATCATTTGTTCAACTAACTTCATCCAAAATGGGCCGATTCCGTTAACATAATCAATTAACTTTTGATAAGTGTATTTGTTGTTCGGTAATCCAACGGTCTCTTGAGATTCAATGTATTTCCAAAAAATGGATTGAAGTGTCGGATATCCACCTGTTTTACCATCTGTTATGTATTGTCGGTTTCTAACATTGATCATATTCTCCCAAAAAGTCTGAGAGAATTCAAAGAATGTCTTTTTCTTAGGCTCTGGTTTCACAAATGTTGAATCTACACCACCAGGAACTGGATAACCAATAGTTAAACCTGATTCAGGTATCGGATAATCATATCTTCTTGATTGATCCCAAACATCATAAACTAAACCTTGTGATGGATTCAAAAACAAATCCACATTCTTTACGTTCAACACTAATTTTTCATTGTCGACAAAATAATAAGCGTTATAATCAGCATTGGTTGATATTCTTATCTTATCATCATTCTCTAACCAAGATTTATTATTATCAACAATTTTTCTTAATTTGAACCCTTCTGTCATGAAAGGGAAATCTCGGAATCTATTCAAATATGGTTGTCCATAAGTGAATGGTGTTAACTGACTTTGGACATCAAAATTTTGCCCTGTATAAACATTTCCAGTAATTACCACTTCATCAGGACTTCTGTGAGATGGTGTTGATTCATACCAACCCGCACCCAACTGAAAGAAATATGATTCAGTATTCACAGGAGCTTTAGGAAATCCCTCAACATCAACAGGATAATCATCCAACTGTGTATTAACATCTTCATACGTTGCTGATGAAGTAAACGCACTAAAAGTTTGCCCCTTTATTTTATATGTTGATCCAGGCAAATAAGCAGGAACGGTATTAACATATGTTCCCCCTGATATTGCCGCCCATTGAACATCAAACTGGTCCATATTTATTTTTTGATCAGCAAGATATATGTGTTCATTGAATTCAATCAAAGAATCAGGTGCTCCAATCAGTCTCAACATAAATTCAACTGACCGTCTAGTTCCTTTTGATTTGAACAAATAGGACGCGTTTAGAATAAGATTACGATAGAACGCATAGTTCAACTCAGTTGGAGTCAAGGCTCTAGCATATCCAGGATATGTTGGTGTGGATGTATTTCCAAAAACTGAGCTTAAAAAATCTTCATTTGTGATAGGCGAAAAGTTTGAACTCCACCCAAGTGTTTGGGCTAAATTTACAAGTAATTGTGATGGAATATCATTCGATGCGTTGTAACTCACCGAGTTCATATATGCCAAAGCGTCAATAAATTGTTTTATCTGATCAAAACTTCGTCCATAAATTTGAAATATCTTTTCAGCCTTTTGACCCAAAGTATCAAATTCTTTCAATGAATCTGTAATCAAAAATCTTGAAATCAAATTGGTTTTGAACGAATCCAAGTTTACCGCAATTTCTTCAAGTTTTGTTAGATAATTTTCAAATAAGAAAGACTTAATGTCCAAGTTCCAAACACCTTCTTTTGGCCAAGTAACTTGTTGATAATTTGTAAAAAATTGACCTATTTCATTTTGTTGTGGAACTTGGAATACCGCAGTATATTCTGGTCTAATAAGTCGGTTCAATAAGAACTTTTGAACTTCATCGAAGTTTTCTGCAAATATTTTATCAACAATAAAATCATTTGGTCTTATTTGAAAATTTTCAAAGAATGTTGTTGCAGTTTTTCCGAATGGTGATCCTGAAACTATGAACTCCACAAATCCTGTAGATAATGTTGGAGATGGTGTGAATGATGCTAAATTGAAAATGTTATCATTCACCGCAACACAATAGTCCAAATAAGTATTGTATAAATTTCTATAAGGAGAAACTATGATTTCTCTCACCGATAAATTAGTTGACGCGCTTATAGAATAATCGATATCGAAAGGATTATTTATTCTCGATACATTCACTCTAAAGGTTGTTTCATCTAACACAGAATCATATGAAATGTTGGTTGCAGTTGCTCCTGTTTCAAATGATGAATTGTTGAACTGTATGTCTAACGATGCTGGAAATCTATGGATTATTTCAGTTACAGAAACTTGAAACCTTTTGCTCAGAGAACCATACATCGAAAAGTTCAAGACCTGAGAAACATCGTAGTTTGGGTAAACTCTGAATTGGGTTGCTAAAATTCTTCTACTTTCGTTAACATCAGTAATATTGAGATCGTCCAAGTTTATAGGCTCGGAAAACGCCCCAACATTAAAGGTTCTATCTACCTTTTCAACAACTGAAGTTGTAAACTCAAAGTTGCCTTGCGTCAATCCACCTCCTTCAACAGTCTGTAGTCCAACAATGTTGTCAGAGAAGGTTTGTGCTCCACTTCCAGGTCGAGGTGGATAAAAAAACTTTGTAGTTTGCTGAGTAGTCGCCATTAACTAGTTATATTTGTAAAGTTTTTACTGAAATCAATATTATTTCCTCTACTCTGTCTAACCTCATATAGAAGAGCATTAAACTGATCTCTAATTTCATAAAGATTGTATTGTCTGTATATGTTGTCGTTAGAATCGTAGATTGTGTAGATACCATCATCAATCGATTTAGTCTGATTTCCAAATAGAGCAATAGCAAGAGACGAAATATCGTATTCAACCATTTCTATTTCGACAGTCACAGGATTGAAAAAAGTATTTGTAATAATAATATTCTGATCAGGCTGTCCAATATATGGAGTGGCGTTTGGTTTGTTTGTTGGTGATGAAGATGGTGACAGTGTCAAAAATATTAAATTAGAATCTCCATCAACATATCTATATCTTATTGCTTTTTGTGTTGTGTTAACTTCGTTTGTTACCACAGGTTCACAAAAGAAAGAAGATGTAACTACTCTGAAGAAATTAGGAATTCTTGATCCATCAGGATTCAAGTATTCAATTCTAAAACCAACTAATCCCTGAGGGACAAATTTGTTTTGATATTGTGTAGGAACGTCAGTAATGTCAATGACAATACCTTTTACATTAGGTAACGCACTAAGAACACCGCAATCAGTTATTACTGTTCTAATTTCAGCAGGTCTTAGATATAGTGTATATATCCCCAAAGCGTTGAATTGATTTGCGGGTAAAGTCAGGTTGTATAATCCTCCCAAAACTTCAACACCAGGTGTTCCTCCAGTTTCGCTGTTAGCGAAATAAGGTCTTAATATCGTCTGTGCATCCAATTTTGACAGAACAAATTGATCTGTAACATCTCTTGTTGGCGTATAATTCAAAATGATTTCTACATCTGCAGGAGAAACATCTGAAGGTCTTATGGTGCCATATGATCCAATTGCCATATCTTATTATTTAATTTATAAATAGTTTAGTTCTTTTTTTCATCTAGTAGATTCCTTATTAACTACATTAAAAAATCCATATCCGTAGTTTAACATATCTCCCAAATTATCTACCTCACCTAATCTTTGGACTCTCTCATATGCACTGTTCTTTCCTCTTTCCACAAAAACATTGGTTTGTATCTGAGGCTGGTCAATAACTTTCAATAAGACTTCATCTTTAGTAATCGGAGTTGCTGTAAGATTGTTTGAAGTCAAACCTGAAGATTGTTGGAAAAAGATTGTCGTTCCATCATTGTAGTCATAGTAATGAACTCCTGTAATTGTATATGCGGTATAGATAACGTTCATATCCGAGATTGCTCCCCAAATTTGTCCATTAGCAATCACAGGAACCCCAACTTGAAACTTTGGAGTTCCATATAATGCCAATTCATTTACTCTCGATTTGGTTACCCCCGAAACTGTGAATGGGATAGTGACATAATTATTAGAAGTTTGTGCGGATACTTCATTCACCGCATCTCCAGAAAATATGTAGTCATAGGATGTTGAAGTTCCAATCCAATTTCCTGTAGATGGAGCAAAAAAGAATTGACCCGTTGGGTTAAAAGGAACAACATCAGTATATGGAACACTTATAGTTTTGGAAACTTTGGTTACTCCCCAAGGATTTGTTTGTTCCAAGGTTATCTTATATTGTTTTGTTGATTCAGGATAGGTATGAGTGATAGAGTTAGGAGCGTAACTTGTAATTGTTTGTTTTGGACTTCCATCTCCCCAATCAACTTTGTAAACAGATAATTCCAAAAACTTTTGAAACTCATCAGAAGTATTATACACATTCCAAACATATGGATTACTTGTAGTTGAAGAAAATAAAAAATTTGTAACAACGTCTTTTTGTAGAACCGCACCATCAAATGGACTAAAATATCCCTCATCAACAGCGGTTTGGTTTAATAGTATATTAACAGATAACCCAGTAAGAATTGAACTTCCGTTTACCCCAGAACTTACAACCTCAGTCATTGCTGAATAGACCCCAACAGGAGTGCCATTGTAATTTACAACTGATAAATCTCCCTTGATGTTTTCAGGTGAAACAACAAATTTGTAATAATCTTGTGTCATTACTGTGTTGGATTAACATATTCATACCATTTTATTGGAATGTTGGTTCCCATCCTCTGTCCGTAAGTATTCAAGACTTGGTATGTTAAGTCTCGATAATCCAATTTTACGGTGTAATAAAAATACTCTGTGCTATCAAAAGCATATTTATTTCCTATCAAATTCGCTTGAGGTCCATTAGTTAAATCTGCAGGATTTGATCCTCTTCCCGTCATCATTCTTTTGAATTGTCCTGCTTTGGCATCAAAAAACTTTGCCGACATGTAGAATGTATTTAGGTCCAAGAAAGTTCTTTTCTTCAACCAATAAATAAAAAACCCATCTTTATCACCAATATAGTCCAATGCAAATTTTGGTTTTTTAATGTTAACCAAAGTTCGTTGCATTTGTGCTTCCATAATATCCCCTTGTTGTGTAGGTAATATAATTGTGACATAGTTAGTTTGTTGTTTTTCATCAGGTGTATCATAAAGATCTAACTTGAAAAACGAATTAGAAAAATTGTTGGAAAAATAATAGATCTCTTGTGGAGTGAATCCTTCGCTTTGATAATCTATTCTCCAATTTGAAATTTGATCTAAAGATCCTCCCGAATAGAAATAGAACTCATAGTTTACTACGGTGTCATTTGTAGTTCCAGTGGCAGGCGCATGAGCAAATCTTGAGACCTCAAAGTCTCTTCCCACACCAATAACATCTTTGATCATCTTGGTTTCATATTCGTCAATAGCCAAATCTAATCCCAAGTAGTCCCACTTTAATTCTACAGGAATGTTAATTTGTTTATTAACAGGACCATCTTGCCGTATTACAAATTTATTCACACTCATCAACTAACGGTTTAACTGAAACCCCAAATCCTTGGAGGTTATCATTGTAGTTTATTCCTTCAGGTATCAATCTAAATACAACATTAGTGTATGGATATTGGGCGGTATTAAGAAATGGATAGTCCACCCCTCTACCTAAATTATCTATAAATCCATATGTGTATAAATCCCTCCATCTAAATTGTTGGTCAGTTTGTGAATAAAATGCCCAACTTGGGGTTGCATCAATGGTTGCCAATTCACCAGTCTCAATATAGTCTGAGAAAACTCTAAGAGTCATTGAATTGTGAGGCTTATAGTAATACCCTGGTGAATTTGTAGAATAATCATCCGTTGTTTGAAAAACACTTTGATTGAACTTTATTTTATGATAATATGGAGAAACGACCCTTTCTATTTGTTCATAGTCATTCCATTCACAAAAATCACCATCCATAACATCATCTTTTTTCAGGTCGAGGTTATAGAAAAAAGTTTTGGTTGCACCATTTGTCAAAGTATAGTCCGAAGTTAATACACTAGAATTTGATTTTTCGTTATTCAAATCCCACCAAGGATTTGTTGTTTTTGTTAAATTGAATTCCCATCCCTGTTTAATACCAATCCTATTGAATGGTTGATTAAAGTATCCTGAGTATCCTTTATTTATGATCGTAAGACTTATTTCATTGATTGGTCTTTTTTGATTATCTAATAAATTCGCCAAGTCAAGATCATAATTTGAAGTAACATCATAAGTGTTACTACTATTTTTTTGAGAAATTCTGGTCACTAAGTTTGGAGTTATTGAACTAAACTCTATTTTTTTATTTTCTTCGAAAACATTTTTTTCAAACCCAGCCTTTGTCATTGCAAGGTCTTCGATATTAGTCAAAAACTTATATTGTTTGATATAATATTTGGATTTTGTTTCTTCCAAATTGTCAGGATTGATAACTCTCTTAAAGGTCCCTTCAACTCCATTGTTAAATGTCGATCCCGTATATCCGATATTGAAAACATTAAAGATGTGGACATCACTTCCGAATTTACCGTTACCCAAAGAATCTACTTGAAAAATATTTGAATCTCTATATGTTAATGACAATTCAACATATTCACCAGAAGTCAACCCATGAGGAGCAATACAAATAAATGAAATAATTCCATTACCATTTTGAGTTGTATTCAATATAGTAAATGGAATACCCTGAGAGGCAACCCAAGTAATATTATTATCATCGGTCGAATAATATTGGAGTTGTTTATCATAATCATTCTTATAAGGATATGTTATGTAATACATCCAATTGTATGTGTAAGCACTTTTTGCTTTATAGGAAAAATGATAATCAGTTACATTTGGTCGGTAAAAATCAAATTCATAATATTGTGGAAATCCTTTCCAAATACCACTTTGCTTAGATCTACTTGGTTCTGTATAATATAGATTATATTCGAATGGTTGATAATTAGTTACACCATCATAAACATTATCATATAGATAAGTAACCTTAAATGTTGGTCTGAATACAGTACAAATTTGCCTTTCGTCATCATAAACTTGAGCAAGATTTATTGTCTGTGATCTTTCATACTCAGTAAGCTGCTGACTCTGTTCTTGTAAAGTAACAGAAACTTCCTCATCAATAGAGGGAGCACCTTTGTATCTTTGACCACTCGGTATTAGTGTAAACTTATTCATCTACAGAATATTTTCTTTTGAATTTATCCAAAGCGGTTTCACCAACTACGGTTCCAAAATAGAATTGGAATGGAGCACCAACAACAAACTTTTGTTTGATTGCTCCCGTTGAAAGATATTGACCATCTCCCACAGTTCCATTTACGTTGAATATATATCCTCGTGCATTCAAGTCATTGGATATCGCATTCGATCCTAAGAAATAAGGAGTGCTTGTTGAAAACCTATCCAAAGATTGATATCTAGTATTTTGGACAATATCAGATGAAGATGTCGCCCAATCGTTCAATTGAGTCCCAAATATTAACTTAGTGTTATACAATTTCCATTGATAGAATGGAACTTGTTGAGACTTAATTCCATAGGGATATGGAAAATATCCAATATCATCATTCCCCCTAAAATTTATTCGACCTGGTGTCAAGTAATCTTTGGTTTGTAAATCCTCTGTAGTAGAGGAAAACCACACACCAATTGTAGGATCCTTTGGAGTTCCAAGAATTTGTGTTGGTTGATTTGTTTCACCAGAAACACTATCATAATATTCTGGTGAAAAATTGATATTCCCTATCTCACAGTTTATCGACATCAACTGAGCTAAATCTCCATCAATTCTTCTTTCATCTCTTGAAAATAGTTGATTGATAGAATTGTCTCCCAAAGGTATCAATTGCTGTAAGAAATTCTCATCAGTGATTCTAGATACCACAAAAAGATTAACCAAATCCGATGTGTCAGCATAACTTGTAGGACCAATGTTTGGTAATATAAATCCTCGGGTCGAAGGGTCGAAGGTTATCTCAGAATAGAAATAATCTTTCATACCCAAATTGATTACAGTTGTAGGGAACAATAGATTCAAATCATTTATTCCTCCCTCAGATTTGTCTGATCTTTTTCCTAAGAATTTATTAGTCGAATTATTATATGGAGTACTTCTATAATAGAAGTTGTTACTATCCCGATTATAATAAATTACATCTTCACAGAATCGAACTTGACTAACTCTATTTTGTTTGTTATAAAAAGTATCAACTTGGATGGGAAAAAAGTATAGGGAACCATTAACCCAATTATTCATAAATGATTGTGATAGAACTCCTCTACATAAACCGTAGAAAAACCTAAATCTAAATGCCCATTCTCCGAAGTTCCCAAGATCTTTGACTAAGTCTAAACCAGGTCTCCTCATAAAAATATAACAACCTTTTTCAACCGCATCTTTAGTAGTACATTCTTGATTTACTTCAAAATTGTCACCAAATCCTGTGTAACAATCTAATCCAACCATATTCTCACAATCGAAACTTGACAATACAGTAATGTCATTTGGTAACCCTTCCAAATCTGCAGTCGGTATTTCCGCACCAGTTGCATATCCAACCAAGGCTTCAGGTTGATCCAACTCAGGTATGTCATAGAAAACAAAATTATTATTCTGTTGTAATAAAGCGGGATTAGTAGTCCAAGCACTACCATTCAATGCATCGGATGAAGGTAACCTATCCGTTCTCATTACGTTGTTAGTTTTAGACGATATTGACATTGGAGACCCCGTCAACTGAGGATATGCATTAGGAGTGAAGTAGCTGAACCTTACATCTTTGTAACCGAAACTAAATCCCGCGGTTATATTACCAAATATGAATGAGGCCCCCGAAACATCTTCAGACAAATCATATTTTGCGGAATTTTGAGTTGATGAATAGAAATCGTTATTAGATGCAGAAACCATACCAATCACACCTCCAATATTTTTCTGGGTCATACCATCTCCCAAACTGTCAAATGTAGAATCTAAACTACCATAATATCCAACAGTTGAAGTTGTAAAACCACTAAAATCATTACCAGCCTCAAAGAAATAAGATGGGTAGAACATCCCACTTTGAGTGAAAGGTTGAACTGAAATATTTGTTTGTGTCAACTTTTGAATGGGTATATTCAATCGAGTTGATGCGGTTATTGTTAAATTCGAATCATCTATATTTTTACCAAAAATTCTACCGAGTTTATATTCGTTCTCATACTTTGGTGAATATGGATCGACCCCTCTCTGAAGTATCAAAATATATTGGCTATCGATATTCTCTAATACAGAGAGTGGACTAATCAATGTTCCGTCATCATCTCTGTAACCTGTGATAGGAGTTGTTCTCCTTTTTGCTAAAAATATTCTTGATGGTGCACTCAAGACATTTGGAAAAGTTTCTATGCCACCTGTATCCCAAATTTTAATCGCCTCTGAGATTGTAATTGCTGTGACAACTTGAAAATACTCTCTGTCTTGTGGGTATTGTTGACGAGTTACTGTACTACCAGTTGGAAGTGAATATAAAACACTATCATCAGTCAATTCTGTCAGAGCATAATCTACAGTTACAGTTGTTGAACCTTGTATTGTTGTACCTGTAATACCATTTACCAACCCATTATCAGATTGAGTAACATATAGGAAATTTTTATCGGTAGATGTTGAAGGATTAACTGTTGTTAACAATTGTCCAGATTCATAAAATTGATTCGCCAAAACAGTTACAGTGTTGTCAAAATGATATTTCCCTATGTTTGAGTTTTTTGAAAATGTCACTTTGATTTTGTTCAAATCTTCAAAATATGATTTTCTTGTATTGAATAAATTTATTCTTTCACCCAAAGTAAGACTTTTTGCGTATGCAAAATGTTTCTTCTCCTCGGATTCATCCGATAAGAATCTTACCACTTGAGATACTGGTGTTTTGAAAACATTCAAATCAGTTACAGAATCATTATTACCTGCAATAGCTTCAGAATATATTAAAGACTTAAGCTGGACATCTTCTGATGGTGTTCCATCTGTTCCGAATAAAGACTGTAATCCATCATAATAACTTGTTGGGGAAGAAACATAGGTTAATGCCCCATTAGTTCCTCCCAAAACATCGGTAGATTCTACGTTCGTCTCTTTACAAGTGCAGGACTGACAATCTGGATAAGTCAACATTGGTAGTCGTACTAAGAAACTTTTTGTCTCACAACTCAGTCTCAAAGCATTACAAATAAACCCGAAAGGTCTTATACCAAAAATCTTTATCCCACACAAAAAACACAATGCTCTTATAACCGTTGTGTATATGAAAAGTAATAAGTGGGCAACAACTAATAGAACCGAGCCAACAAACTGAATTACCGTAAAAATTATAGAAAATAAAAAATACAGTAAATCAAAATTTTTGAATCCATCATTTACAGGAAACTTATTCACGGTACTTGAACAGGTATCATCATCAATCTCTTTGATTCCTATAAATCTTCCACGTCCACCTTTTTTATACTGATCAATCAGTGATGATATAGTATAAACTCTATTGAATTGAAACTCATAAAAGGTATCTTCACAGTTAATAATCTCATTCAATCGATCTATTTGTTCTGATCCCGTAAATCCGTTTGTATAACCTGACCAAGCCAATCCGAAATAATATGAACTTTCTTGTAAATCTTTCCTTGTTTGGCTTCCCGAATTGGTTGGATCTGCATCAGGATTAACCCATCCATATTCTTTGACATTTGGAACCAAGTAACTTGGTCTCCTTGTTTGCATTGTCAAATCATTCGGTTGAGTCCATTTGATTTTGAATCTATATTTTCCTTTTGTAGGTATGCCTAAAGTTGGATCATTTGATATAACTCTTTCTCCAAACTCATTAGTGACGACATAATCTAAGTTCATCGGTAGTTCGGTCAACCACGTTCCATCTCCATCAATAATATTACCCGCTTGCTCTAATTCAAAAACTTCCAACACAGGATTACCATCCTCATCTTGTTGTATAGTTTGACGAAGTGCTAAAATTTGTCCAGGGCCTGAAGTCAGGTCACATAAGTTCCCTAAGTTATCTTTAGGCTTACAATTTTTTCTGAGCCTAAATTTATCAGGTGAAGAAAACATTGACCCCATAAAAACAGAGGTCGGTTGTATATCAACATTAGCATCGTCCCTTAGATCAAAATCAATTCTATTGATTGAAATTTGACACACCTCAGGATCTCCCCATAACGGAGAAATTTCCACACTCTTGGTTACGTTAATTATTTGTGGAAGAGAGTTGAGATCGGCCGATGCCCTGAACCTATTACCAGCAACTTGTGCTTCTGTTGCAAGTCCAATTCTAACTAAATCTTGAGGTGTTAATGAAAACTCACCAATATCTGAAAGATCGACATCCATAACTATGGTTTGTGGTCCTAAAGGAACTCCCATAATCATATAGTCACCGCTCTCATTCGTTTTGGATGTAAACCTATAATACTTGTCATAGATTTCAACAACAGTAGACCCTGTCAATGCATCGGATCTCGAAGGAAAAGTCCCTGTTGCGGCATGTTTCGAATAGGATGGATTGTATGGAAGGAGGTTATATCTATAACCATCTTCATTTTTATCCGCTGGAGATTTGTATGGATATATACTTGTAATAACTGGATTGGATTGATCAACCTGTTCTATAGGAATAAAGATTGAAACCCTTGCATTCGGTAATCCGAAACCATTATTTGCGGTGACTCTACCAACCAAAACACCATAATCCGCACAATTTCTTATGTAGATGTCGGTTTGTTGAATTTTAAGCGATAGGATTTCTAAGAACTCAAATTCTTGGTCTAATTGTAAATTGATTGATTTGTTTACACCAAGCTCAGTCCTTATTCTATATGAATCACCCATATAATATCTTTAGTTTATAAATAGTTTAGGTGTTATTTTCTAACACACACCTAAAATCATAAACAATAAATAGGGATAATAAACCTATCAACTGAAGGTTACTGATTGAAAGTTTTTCACCAAAACTCGAATATCTTTGTTTGGATATCTTATTTGATAAACTTGTGAAGGTTGTGCAAAAATTGTGTCATCAACAGGTTGTATTTCTTTTGTTTCAGGATTTGAATACCTCATTGATGTTTCAGCCGAAGAATATTGCCCCCCAACGTTGTTGAAAACTTTAATGTCCGCAACAGTTAACACACCATTCTGATTTTGAACAATACTTTGTACCTCAGAAAGGTATACGTTTTGCCCTAACTGTCTGGTTTGCGGATTAAAATATGTTGATACTCTGTCAACAACATCTGCAATAACTTGTCCTGAGTTTTGAGCCGAATCCAATACAATTGATATTTCTAAACTCAAGTCAATAACTTCAGCAGTCAATATCGAGATATAATCATTGATCATTCTATAGTTAGAAAGATATGTTGCAATGTTTTGTTTCAATGTATTAGAAACGATGTTTGTCAATTTACCTGAAGTGTCGTATGATAATATCTGTATCAAAATCTTATTGTTATCTTCAGTAATCGCAACTTTTGCAGGAGCTCCGAATTCAGATGGCATATTCCTAATAATTGATTCATAATCTTGAACCGTGACTGCTCTTTTTTGTGCCGAGAAATTAAACGATACATAATTTCTAATTTCCTCCAACGAAGGAAGCCCAGCACCACCAATAGCTGCTGTGACGTTGTTACATCTAAGGGAATTAACTACCGAGGAGTTAGTCAACTCAGATGGCCCATTTACAAAAAATGAAACTGTTCCTATTTGGCTAATGACATTTGTTCCCAAGTTAGTCCCTAAACCTCCACCAATTCTATATTGGACAAACAAAGTTGAGTTAGGTATCAACGCCGATCCTAATGATATGTTGTTAGAATATCTTTGAATATCAATTGTCGCTCCCAATGTTGTAAATTGATCCAAAGAATCTTGAGCGGTATTAGTTCCTCCACCAAAAGTTAATTTTTTAAAACCTTCAGGTGTGTATTCACTTATGAATCTATTTGATGTTTGAACATATCTTCCAACTTTAATTCCAGGTTGGTCCGATACTTTTGTAGGATCTTCAATGAAAACTCTATCTTCAGCTAAAGCATCAACCTCATACCATTTATTGGTTGCCCCTAAGAATTCAGCGGTTGATGGTAAGTTCGTATACTCAGTTCCACTTTTTAAGAGAACACTTGTAATACCCAACACATTTTTCTCAGGTAAAAATAATTCAAAGAAAGGTTTAACATCATTTGGTGTTATTACTCTCTTGAATACTTTAGTTACACCATTAACAACAAGTTCTCTTTTTGTAATTGTGTAATTGATTAAAACATTATTGGCATTGAAGTTAGGTATTTTTAATCTATTCGGAAATCCTTGTGCATTATACGGAGAACTGAAATCGATGTCATATATGTTTTCGAAAACAATACCAGCACCTGAAACTTGAGATCCTCTTGTTAAAATTCCAAGATATCTTTGGTCTTCTTGATCTCCAAAAGCAGGAACTGTAATTGAAAAATCAACTAATGCAACAGAAGGTCTTTGACCTGGCAATTTCAAACCATAAGTTCGAGCTATGTTATATATTGAAGATCTTTGTTGTGCGTATTGAAGAACTGTTTCTTGAATACTTCTATCTATGTGGTAATGTAGGTTGTCCGCAACCGCAGCATTTAAATCTAAAAAGACAGAGAAAACTGAAGCATCATTAAAATCCTGAATAAGTTCAGGATAATATGTTCTAACATAATTCAACAATTCAGTTCTTATTCCCTGATAGTCTCTTGTGGTGTATGATATTTTACGATTTGCCATCTATATTAAATATTGATAATAACGAAATCACTTTGGGCAAAAGAACTTCTATTATTTGCGTAATCTATTCTTACTTTAGCAGTGTATTCTGAAGTTCCCTTACCAGGAAATCGATATACTGGAGATTCACTCGTTCCAACTGTATTCTGACCAATCATTGTGTCAACCTCAAACTCAGGATCAGCTGGTGTTATTGATATATTATTTAAAAGTAAGTTTGGCATGAATGTCTCAACCGCATCTCGGATGTCAGATTGAATAGCATCAAATGTCAATCCATCAAAAGGTTCGAATATAAATTCATATAATCTAGTTCCAAACTCAGGTAAATAATACCTACTTCCTTTTCTAGTTAATAATAAGTGAATCAAATCCGATTTAATTTGTTGAGACTCTAGTTCCGTGAGTTCTAAATAATCACCTCGTCTAGAATCTCTGAATGGAAAATTAAGTCCATATGTTACACCATTTGCCATAAAGATAAATATACTACGGTTAGTTTCCTTATAAATAGCCTAAAATGAAAAATCCCAACTCATGTTGGGATTTTTATTATTTTATGAAGAACATCCGAAACATTCAATTTCGATTCCTTCAGGTTTTGGTGGTAAATTCATACTACTGTAATCTACTTTAGGAATTTCAACATTTGGTTTAGGTTTTTGTACCTTTGTCATATCCAATGCTAAGTGTTTTGCTCCAGTTGAAATCGCTTTAGTTCTCACATAGTAACATAATGTTTTCAACCCCTTTTCCCACGAATGAAAGTGAGATGATGTAATCTTTGACAATGTTGGATTCGGCATATAAATGTTCATAGATTGAGATTGATCAATAAATGGTGCTCTGTCTGCCGCCATGTTAATCAATTCTTTCTGTGAAATCTCCCAAATAGTTTTATATTTTGGAATCAAGTGTTCAATTCTTTTAACTTTTTTGTTGTAGTTTTTATCCTCAACATCAAGATATTGATTAAAGTTAATGTTTTGAATTGATCCTTCATTCAAAATAATTTCATTTTTCAAATCCTCAGACCAAATACCAATTTTCTCAAAGTCAGTAATCAAGTATTTGTTTACAATCATAATTTCACCACCTACAACACGTCTATTAAATAACGCAGAGTGTGCTGGTTCGGTCATTTCAAATGAACCTGTAATCTTAGCTGATGACGCAACTGGCATCTGAGCGGTGAATAATGAATTACAAACACCATATTCTTGAACATCTTTTTTTAATGTTTCCCAATCCAAGAACAAATCAGAGTCATTAAGACCCCACATATCAAATTGGAAAATACCTTTCGACATTGGAGAACCTTTGAAGAACTCATAAGGTTTTCTGATACCTTTCTTACACAATTCATTACTCTCAGTAACTGCCGCGAAATAAATTGCCTCGAAGATATTCTTATTCAACGCTTTGGCTTCATCCGAAGTGAAAACGTAATCCAAAAGACAAAACACATCCGCTAATCCTTGAACACCAATTCCGATTGCTCGTTGTTCAAGACCACCCTTAAGACCCTTTTCTGTAGAATAATTGTTTTTATCAATAACATTATTCAATGCTCTTACAGCCTTTCTTACTTCTTGGATTAGAAGGTTATAATCAAACTTACCGTCAACAATAAAGTTTTTCAACACAATTGAAGATAGGGTGCAAATTGCAGTAGTCTTTTCGTCAGTGTACTGATAAATTTCATTACATAGGTTAGATTGCTTAATCACACCAATGTTTTGATGGTTTGTTTTCTTATTCGCACTATCCTTAGCACACAAGTAAGGAACACCCGTCTCAATTTGAGATTCAATTACCTTACTCCATACCTCTTGTGCCTTCACTTTACGACCAATACCCAAGTCAACTGCCTTACGATAGTTTTGTTCATACTCTTCACCATAACACTCTTGTAAAGGTTTGATACCAGCTTTGATAATATCATTTGGACAGAACAAATACCAATCTTCATTGTTTTTTACCGCTCTCATGAAATTATCAGGAATCCAAAGTGCAGTAAATAAATCTCTTGCTCTCAATTCTTCAGCACCTGTATTCTTTTTGATATCCAATAAATCGAAAATATCTTTGTGCCATGGTTCCAAGTATATCGCAGCACTACCAGGTCTTCTTCCTTGTTGGTTGAAGAACCTTAAAGATTCGTTTACAATCTTAAGATATTTTAACAATCCACCAGCGAAACCACCAGATGATTTGATTCTACTTTCTTTACTCCTAATGTTGGACATAGATAATCCAATACCTGCTGCATCTGAAGAATATGTTGAAATATCATTTAAGGTTTTCAATAATCCATCTCTTGAATCTGAGTTGTTGTAATGTAACACACAAGATGCTAACTGAGGAACTTTAGTTCCTGAGTTAATCATAATTGGAGTCGCCTTAGAAATACGTTGACTTGATAATGAATGGTAATATTCTACCGCTTCTTCGAATGAATTAGTAACCCACAGAGCAACTCTCATATACATGTGTTGAGGTCTTTCAATTACTTTACCTTGTGGAGTTTTCAACAAATACATTTCTTGTAGCGATCTCCATCCAAAATAATCAAAGTTGTAATCATTCTCATGATTGATAACCTCATCAATCTTAGAAGGTCCATACTTCTCAATCATCTCCATAAGTTCATCGTGAACAACACCATCAACATGAAGGGTATGCATTACATTTGAAAAACTTGGGTCAGTTTCTTTATGATACGATGAGATAGCAACTGACGCAGCAAGTCTCGAATAATCATAGTGACTTCCAGTATATGCCGCAGCAATTTCATATACAAGTTTATCTAACTCCTTTGTAGTTATGTTACCTTCAGTTGGTACTGATGTAATCACTTTAATGAAAATCTCATCAGAGTTTACAGTCAAACCTTTTGCCGCACGTTTAATTCTATTATAAATTTTTTGAGGATTGAACGCAACGTCATCCCCGTTTCTCTTTTTAATTTTTAATGACATCATAGATATAAAAATATTAAATTAAAAATCAGAATCAAATGATAACTCTTCGTTTAGTTTAGCTTTTTGGTATTCCATTGTTCTTGACTCAAAGAAGTTACCCTTTGTTTCAACTGCAATCTGTTCCATAAACTTGAATGGTTGTTCAACATTAAATTCTTTTTTACATCCAAACTTAACCAACAATCCATCAGTAACGAATTCCAAATATTGTTTCATAAGATTGGAGTTCATACCAATAAGTGAAACAGGTAATGATTCAGTGATGAATTCTTTTTCAATCTCCAATGCAGACAATAGAATTTCTTTGATTCTTTTTTCTGATGGTTTAGTTTCCAAGTGGTTATTAACCAAGTGAATTGCAAAGTCGCAGTGAAGATTTTCATCTTTGAAAATCAAACTGTTTGCATTACACAAACCTTGCATAATACCTCTCGACTTCAACCAGAAAATTGAACAGAAAGATCCTGAAAAGAAAATACCTTCAACCGCCGCGAATGCCACAAGTCTCTCTTGAAAGGATGCGTTTTCAATCCAATCAAGAGCCCACTTAGCCTTCTTTTGAACTGCAGGTAGATTATCCAATGCGGTAAAACAAAGTTGTTTTTCTTTTTCGTTTGAGATATATGTATCGATGAGTAATGAATACATCAAGCTATGAATGTTTTCCATCATCAACTGAAATCCATAGAAAAATTTAGCTTCAGGATATTGTACTTCCTTTAAGAAATTTTCTGCAAGATTTTCATTAACAATACCATCAGAAGCTGCGAAGAATGATAAAATATTTTTAACAAAATATTGTTCATTTTCAGTAAGATTATTCCAATCTCTAATATCGTTAGTCAAATCCACCTCTTCAGCAGTCCAAAATGCTGCTTGATGTTGTTTGTAAAATTCCCAAATATCATTGTGCTCAATGGGGAATATAACGAATCTGTTGGGATTCTCTATTAAAATTTTTTCCATAATTAATTGTGTGTTTTATAATTGTTGTTGTTCCTTTTGTTTTCTCTTCTCCATCAATTCTTTGACTCTGTCTCTCTTCTTCTCTTCTTGTTGTTCCTCAAATCCTAAGAACGTTACTGAACTTTCAGTATCAATTTCAAGAAGTTCATTGTTGAATTTACAGTTCTCGAAAACAACCCCATCTTTTCCAAGACGAGACTTTGTTATCGCGATTGTCGCCAGATTCATTTCTTTTTGTTGAAGTGTCTTTGCCACCGTGATGATGACGTGTCCAACTTGGGCCTTTTTGATTGACCCACCCATTTGGTCTGTAGTAACTACCTCTGAAGAAATAGAACTTCTATTCCCTTGAGTTGCAGTCCAACCAACCAAGTTGAGTTCGTGGCACATTGCCTCAAACCCTCTCATTACCGAACCTTCGGCTTTCCACTCATCCTTTGATGATGACTCAGGTAATACACAGTCGATATAATCTAACATAATCATATCAATTTTGTTTCCATCCGCAATCATTTTTCTAACCTGATTTTTAAGTTGGTTCATTGTCATAGTATCAGATGCTAACTTCTTCAATACAAGTTTGTTTTTCATTGTCTCTTGTATTTCAGTAATCTTAGACATTACATCTTCTCTATGTTTTGCCAACTCATCAGGTGGAATACCTGTCCATATTGTGAAGTGTTTCCTTTGGACAATTTTAGGATTGTCTTCGAAGAATACCTGAAGGACATTGTATCCCAAGTTGAATGCAGTATTTGCAATCTTGGTTAAGATAGTTGTCTTACCCACACCAGTTGGTGCAAGGATTACACCAATCTCTCCCTTCGCTAAACCACCCTTAAGTAGTCTATCAATACCAGGTATACCCATAGGTATTGGATGTCTATAGTCTTCATCCAAAACGGTTTCAAGTCCATAGAAAATATCTGTCTGTCCTTTGTCTATCTCCCCTACTTGTAGTGCCTCTCTAACTAAACCCTCTACTTTATCGTAAGATTCAAAATCTCCTTGAGTAATAATTTTTTGTGCCTTATCCATAGCCTTTTGAAGTTCTTGTTGTTTACAGAATTTCAAAGCCTTTTCTTGGACAAACTGTGTTCCTTCGAATGGTGCATCCTTAACTTGTTTTAGTGTATCCAAAACAATTTTAGCGACCAATTCTTGAGAAACTTCAGACTTAATGATTTGTTCGAGAGTTTCGAAGTTGGGAGTAGATTCATACTTTACATAATACTCCTTAATCATTTGTAAAATGATTTTAAAGTACTTGTTATCAAAATAATTCGCCTCAATAACATCAAGTATTGATGACGAAAAATCTTTGTCTACCACAATTTGATTCAATAGTTGAATCTGAAATGTGTTACCCAAATAATCGAAATTTTTATTCATATATGTTCCTATCTCCCTTAGTAATATTAAATACTCACTTATTCAGATCAAAATCCAAATATTGAAAATTTAATCTTTGGGATGAAAAAATGTCAGTTAAATCACGGAGAATATCTTTCAAGAATGGTCTCACGTCAACGGTGTAACGAACTTTAGGTGGAAAAAATTTTCCATCAAAAATTGTATGACAAAGTGTCACGTCACCATTTTTTACATACATATTGAAAATTTCAGGCCCATCAGTGTATGAAGTATCCATAATAGTTGCGTCATGCATGATCGCCTCACTATTATCCGTCATATAGATAACGGTTTTCATTTTCAAGTGATATTCAAGTTCATATTTGATTGCATTGATCATGTCAATGAACTCGATTGAATTTTTTGCGTTAGGGTTATATCCCCTTACATTGAAAAATCTTTGAACCACAATGTTGTCATTGAGTGTTAGAAGAAATTCCATTTTTGTGCTGTCTTGTTCTTTCATAGAATAGATTAAATTTTGTTTGTATTTCTTTTTTCTTTTCGTGTAAGTTTCATAAATGGTCGGAGGAAATTTACCCAAGCCTCATCGTTCTTGGGTAGATACTTGAAGAGGCCGTCCTCCATCATCATTCTCATCAAGTTTTTGTATCCACGGTCTGTGGGGTCTATTGTGTCTGTATGAATTTGTTCAACCAATTCTTTTCCTTCTTCAGTAATCAAAGGGTTATGTAGGTCAACGATTTTTTTGTTTATCTCATAGAAATCTTGGCCAAATGTACCGCTTTTAGTTTTACCAATCAAAATGTTTTCTAACGCCTTTGGTTTTTTCTTTTGCTCGATATTTCGTGCCTTATCCAAGATTTCTTCGATAGTCCATGATTTCTCCAACAATTCAGGAAACAATTTGACCAAAGTCTTTTCTCCCAACATTTCTATACCATCTATATTGTCAGACTTATCCCCCGTTAGAATCTTAGTTAATAAGACGTTTTGGTGGGGTATGTTGACCTTATTGATAGTAATCATGTCTCCATACCTATAATATTGTTTAGAGGTCGGAGAATAGATGGTTACCCGTTCTGATATAAGTTGAGTTAAGTCTTTGTCGGCAGAAAAAATTATGATTTCTTCATCGACAGACAATTTGGTATAGTAAGCAATAAGGTCATCCGCCTCGTTGTTAATTATTTCAACTTGACGTACGAATATCTCCTCGAGGTATTGTTTGACTCGAGACTTCTGTTGAAGATATGATTCGTACTTAAACTCATTCATATCTTGACGACGATTTGCTTTGTATTGAGGATATATGGATTTCCTTATAGAGGAGTTGGAGTTTCCATCCCAAAATACCACAACCTTATCATGATTGTGTTCTTCTAAAAATTTTCTCAAGATGTTTATAAAATGGTAGATCCCACCTAAGTGGTCTCCACCATTATACAACTCCTTTACTCCATGAAATCCAATTTTGAACAGATTGTCTCCGTCCACTAATAACGTTTTAATCACAATTCGTGATTTAAGTGTGAATAATAAACTAGTCTTCTTTTTCTTCTTTTAGAGTAAAATCACCATCAGTTCCGATAATATCTTTCCAATAGTCAGCATACTCTTTTTTGTATTTCTCCAATGAAACTTTCTCTTCAGCGGCCTCTTTACCTCCAATGAATCCGTGTGGAGTAACAATAATTTTTCCGTCATCATAACCCAATCCGTTGATGTGGTTCTTCATTACAGAAACTTTTGTCCTTGACGCAAACTTAATCGTTCTTTTGTCTTTGGTCGCAGTAATCTTAGTTGTTCCCGCCCCCTTTTGATTACCAAATAAGAATACCAAAGATGAGTTCAACCAAATCGCTTCACCTCCCTTAGCTTTAATTTTAGGTTGTCCAAATGGATTATCAGGAAGTTCAACCCAAGGTTGATTAACAATAACCAAAGTGTTTTCATATTTTGAGTCAGCTTTACGAGACCCTGAAATACGTTGGTTAATACCCATTCCAATTTTATCCGCTAAAGTAGATGCATTGTGTTGCTTTCCACCTTTTCCTTCATAAGTCATCTTACAAGGAACTGAACCAACTGAATCCCATAGGAACAACAAACTATAATCTAACTCACCTTTTTCTTGAGCATCTAACAAACTATTGATGTAGTCAGTTATTTGTTCAATATACTCAAAGTTATTATTGAAGATATAAAATCCATCCCAATCCAATTCACCCGTTTCTTCATCAACAACTTCTTCACATTGGAATCCCATCAATTTAGCGTGTTCAAAACTCCACTTTTGTTCAGTAATAATAAACACAGGAAGAATACCTTTCTTCTGAGCGTCAACTGCTGTTTTTACCAAAGCTGTAGTTTTACCAGTATCGGAGTGACCCAAGAACATGTTAAGATGTCCAATGGCTGGACCAGGAAGTCCAACGGCATCCAAGAAATCAGTACCTAAGTCAAAAAATTTTTGAGGTTTATACTTTGCTGAAGTAGAAAATTTTTTCTTCAGACTTTCGAAATCGTTTTTCTTAATTGCCATAAAGTTAGGGGGATGGAACTCGGACACCATAATAGTATCCGAGTTATTTTATTTAATTAGAACGGTAGGTCTCCGTCAGGTTCGTCGTTAGATTGTGGGTCTACGTATGTGGATTTTTTGGAACCTCCACCGAATGATTCAGTTTCAACTGAACTGTCACCATAAACGTAACCACCCTTTTCAGAATCCCACTTAGGAGTTTCTCCTCTTGCAATCGCCTCAAGGTAATCAACAGGTTTCTTAGAATAAACATCCAACCATGTCAACTCATCTTCAATCCAAGCCTTTGCTTGTTGTTTGTCTTCATGTACTGGTGTTGGGTCATCATACATAATAGTTGAAACTGTTGTGTATTCTTTACCCTTAGGGGTCTTTGCTTTGGATAGCTCAATAATCAAATCACGTCCTTTTTCAGAGTCAGTAATATCTCCTTTGTTTCTCCAAATAGGAATAATTTTGTCGAGAATACCATCATTCTTGAAGTTGTGTTTGAATCTCCAAAACTTTGGACCATCTTCTTCGTGGTCTCTATCAATTACTTTTACGATATAGAATTTTCGTGAACGATACTGAGCAGCCAATAATTTGTCAGACTCTTTACCTGTAGACATCAACTCCTCGTAAACCTCATTCAATGGAGAACGTTCGTTGTCATTTTTTCCTGGATCGTAGAACTTTTGCCACTGACCCCCCACTTGAATTTCGTGGTACCATGCTTCTTTGAATGGTGATGACCCATCTAAAGTTGGAAGAATTCTCACTCTTCTCTGTCCTGATTTTTCTTTGTCTCCTAAGATTAAAGCGAAATATTTTTTCATTCTTTCGTCTTGCGACATTTTTGATTGGGCCCCGCCCCCTTGTTGTGATTTTTCGTACTGTGCCAATACGGCGTCTAATGAACTCATAAATTAAAATTTAGATAGATAATATGTTTATATAATAATAGGTAATTGTGCGACTTTAGTCAAATAAAAAAGGTATCCGAAGATACCTTTATAACGTGTAGATGTTTGTGTTATCTAAACGATGTTTTGTAAACTTCATTATCCATTCCTCCCCCAGGTTGAAATGAATTTTTGATATCGTTTACGTTTATATCGGTAACCTCATCGGCCGTCAAAACATAATCATTTTTTCCTGTTTTTTCCATCTCTTCTTGTTTGTCGTCAAAAAACTGCGAAAGTTTTTGGTTGAAGGGATATGAGTCGTAAGATCTTAACTCAAGTTTTTCTTGTGGAGTCTTTTCTCTATACTTCTCAATTTTAGTTTCCAAAGAATTCAACTTCGTCATAATAGTATCCATTTCACCAAGTTTAGACTGAAGGTCATTCAATTGGCTAAAAAGATTGTTGAAGTATTCTTCTTGTTTAGTCTCGATATTTTTTTGAGAATCAACTAATTCTGTAATATCTAATTCCTCTGAACCTCCTTCTTCACCTTCTTCAGATTTTCCTTTGTCATCAATTTTCTCAACCTCAGGATCAGATTCAACATCAATTGGTTGTGGTTCAGTTGGTGCTTCAGGAGCTGGTGGGGGAACCGCACCTGCTGGTGCTGGCGGTGGAGTTGCACCTGCTGGTGGTGTTAAAGCCTCCAATCCAGGTTCAACAGGGACATCTCCCGCTTGTTCAAGGATATATCGATTTATTTTTTGATATCTCTGTATCTCACTGATAATTTTTTTATCTAAACTCATAGTTTAACCATTTAATAATGTTTTTATTCCACCTGGAGTTTCGACTCTTACTCTTCTATTCAATGTGGTTTGATGACCAGCTCTCTCGATTAAGCCGTCTCTTTCTCTAACTGTGTAACAAGCTCCAGTATCTAAGTCACACACTTCTTTTGTTCCGTCTCCGTTATCAAGTTCAGAAAATCTTACAGACTTACCGAGATAATTGTCCAATGCTGTTTTAATATTCATAAGAATGTTTTTTATATAAATATGTTGTTATAATATAAAGTAAGTTAACCATTTATTTAAATCTGAAGAAGAAAGATCTTGTAACAGGTGATGGGAATTTAATCTTATCCAAAGGAATTGCTTGTATTTCAAAGTTTATTTCTATCAATTGATCACCTTTTATAAAATTAGTTTTAAAGGATCCTTGAGGATTGTTAATCAAAATATCCGCAACATCACTATATGTAATATAAAAAACATTATCTTTTACAAATGAATCCAATGCTAAAGTTTCTGTTCGGTCTAATGTTATTTCGTATTTATTATTACTTAGTTTCCTATTGAATATCGAAACTACCATAAGGACTGTTTCTGAAATTATTCCAGGAGTTGATTCAGGTTTCAAATAAACTTTTAGTGTGTTGGTTATAGGGTTATTGAAAAAGTTTGTGAAAATAGACGTAGACTCACTTTCTAAAATTACACTTCCTATATCCTGAGGATTTCTATTCTGCCCTAACTCTTCTTGTTGTTCAATTGTTGGAGGTTGTATTTGTTCTTTACTTTGGTATGCTCCTGGAGAAGAAGTTGTTTTATTTTGCAATGCTGGATTGAATGTGAAATTCAATGAACTTTCTGACGTACCGAATTCAGTAGTGATCGAAATTTTTCCAACAACAACTTCTTGGTTTAATGGAATTGTAATTGAAGGTAAAGTAAATCTTAAGGTATTTTTGTTAAATACCGTTAAGGTTTTCATATCCACTTTTTGACCCGACACTTCTATAGACTTTATTGATTCAAAATTTTCTCCATTAAGTTGTATAATTGTTCCTGTGTATCCATCCTCAGGAGCGAAAGATTTTAAGGATGGAGGAGGACAAGTTTGACTCAATGAAGGTGTTGGTGTTACAGTTGGGTTCTTATTATCATTCTTGATTGTTTCTTTCAAGTCAACCGAACCATCAGGGTTAATTAAACCAACCCTTACCGCCGATGACAATGCTTTGAAAAATGTGTCTTCTGTTTGTTTGAATCTCGATTTATTTTCGTCGTAATAAGTAACATCAATATTTTTTTGTGGCCAAAAACAAACATAATATTTTGCCAATCCCATATTTGGCTCTAAAATTTGACTAACTCTTGGCCTCAATCGTGCCGCCATAAATCTTACATAATCATCCAAAGAACTAAAGTGGGAGATAGGTAAAGAAGTATTTTTGGAGTCTGTTGTTTTGACATTAACACAACTGTAAGTTTTAGATAATAACGATACTTGTCCTGACCAATTTGTGTCTAATCCTAAAGTGGCTAAGTTATTATTCCAACCGTTGAAGTTACCAACGTCGGTATTTGAATTACTTTGGAATGTTCGGATATAAGAGATACAATAAATAAATGTTTGTAATATAGGGTCACTTGGCAAAAGTCTTTTCAATGTATCCGCTAACTCAGTAGGTGTAAATTTAGTCAATTTACCAGTTTCGGCGACATAACCAGGGCTAGCATTCAGATATACATCGTCAGTAATTTTAGAACTACATGAATTTGTAGTATCTAAAGTATTGTCGGCCTTTTGAACAATACTATCTGATTTGATGTTGTTTGTTGTTCCTGATACTACAATCTGATCTTTATTAATTTTAAGAAGTTCCTCAATTCTTGTGATCAAATTTTGATTGATACTTTGTAGTAAACTATCAATTGCAGGTAAATCATAAATTCCTTGACGAATTCCGTTGAATGTTGTTTGGAATGAACCAGGTTGGATTGAGTGAGAAACATCAGTAATCATATACGGTCCATTGAACATCGGAACGTGTCTGAGATTGAAATACATTGTTGGTTGTAGTAATGCGTTTCCTAAACTCACAACACCAGCTTTATAACTTCTCTGTTTGTATAGATTGTATAAACTGTTGTTTTGAGTTGCAACCGCCCTACCTGATGCTTGGTCAACCATGTTCAACTGTGTGTTGATCGATTCAGATGTTGCAACACCGTTATCTTGAGACACGGTAAATGAATAAAATATATTTTGATTTCTAATTCCAACATCGACGTTGAATCCAACACATTTGTTTGATAATGCCCAATCTTTTTTACCTTGTTGATTTTCCAAAAGTGGATTATCAGAAGATCTCCTTAACTCAAATGCATCATCTCGGAATCTTGAGTTTTGTTTCGGTAAGTTCAAATATTGTGAAGGTTTCCCCACATAAAAACATACCAACTTAGGCCCAGAGTTTCTATAGTCAACATCTAAGAATGTTCCCCACAAACTATTTGCGAATTGTAGTGATCCCTCAGGTTTAGGAATTGATACTCCATCCACATCCTGAACATTGTAAAAATTCACATATGCTGGTAATGGCATCACCGTGAAATTGTTTTTAATTAAAATTCCACTTATGAATGTGAACACACTCATTGCTTGATTCAATGAATTTTCATTGAACATGTTTTTTAGATCGAATATGTCAATTAGGACGGTATCTCCAATGTTTCTCGAAGCCCTATCCATAAATAACATATCTTCGAATAGGGTTTTGGTTTTATAATCTCCACCAGCAATCCACTTATCATTTAAGGCTTTGAATACTTCATAGTTTTCAACCTTACTTTGTTCACCTGTAATAACACTTTTAACCGCCCTCTCAGGTAATTGTACTTGATCATCCAAATCTGCATTTAATTTTCTCAGAACCCCATTTAAGAAAACGTTTTGTAAATCATCTTCTCTTTCCAAATATAAACTGAGCTGATCTTGAAACTGAGCAGCGTTGATACTTGGATTATTTAATTTTTGTGTCGCATACATTTTAATGATTGGTGCTAACAAAACAACATTTTCTGATGTAAACTTAATATTATTATCAATAAAAAAGTCTGTAATATAAGACCCATCAGAAGTATATGCGACATTTGGTATTGTTGAAAAACCAACTTGGGTTTCCAAAGCCGTCCAAGCTTCAGGATATGTTTCTTGTGATTGAACTAAACTTATACCTCCAAAACTAGGTAATGAATTTGTAACATATGGTTCAAAAGTTATTGGATCAACAACAACTTCGGTTGAGTTATGAGATAGGTATGACGCAAAAATTCTTCTTTTATAATTTGAAGGATTACCATATCTGAATATTACATCAAACTCCATGAAGGCTTTTATACCAACTTGGAACAATCCAAATTGATTGTTAATTGTGTTTTTGAAATACTCATCTTCAGTTTCAGTACCACTCTTTACAGGGACTGACATCAAACTTTTAAATAGAGATTGAAAGTTTTTGAAATTTGCATTCACATTTACTGGCGATATTCCAAAACTGATAACATCCGATCCTTTAGAAGCGTCCGTCATAGGCTTACAGAAATTTAAAAACTCAAGTTCGAAAGCATCCAATATTTCTGTATCAAACACTGAAAACACTTCTTCTATTTTTGTATAGTTGTTTTCAGTTAAGAAATGAAATGGTGACTGATCTCCATCGGTATTGATAAAATTCAAATATGAATCAGGCTCAGGGAATTTAATTTGATTTGAATCAAAATATCCAAAATTTGGTGCTGACCACAAAGTTCTCACTGATCCATTATATACACTTGGATTATTTGTCAAATCTACGACTGTGTTATTTGTGTTGGAAATACATGCATTAGTCGTTTGATTGAAAAATGTTCCAAATGAAGGAACAACAAAATATTCATTCCCAGTCGTGTTGTCTTTTGGATTACATTCTATTGCAGAATCAGGCTGTAAATTCGGTAACAATACCGACCAAGTTATCAAAGATAGATTTTTCTCTTGTTGAATAGCTCCTATGATATTGGAATCACTGAAATTATATAATTTCATACCAGCATTAACACTGTTCTGAATTTCTTGATCTGTATAGTTTTGGAATAAATCATATCCATTATAAAAAACGTTAAAGTCATTGATTACTTTAGGATAGAATCCAAGTTGCATTTGAATTTGTTCATTCTCATTTTGCAACGTAATGTTTTTATCAACGTTTGAATATTTGAAGGAGTATGTTTGTGTTACCGAACTTGTAGGTGGATAATAATTTCCACTATAGTTAAAGTTATCCCAAGCGGTGCTAAGAATATCTACATTCGATTCTTTGTATTTTTTGTATCTATGCCAAATAGATCCATATTTCAAAATCCAAGGATAAGGGATTTTGTGTATTGCTCCGAATTTTTTCAGCGTGGCAGAAATGTAATCCAAATCAGTTGAAATACTATTAGATATAGATTTGTATTTTTCCCTTAATGTTGCCAATGGAAGGGAGTTTAAGAATAAATAAGCCGCTTGAACGTATGGATATAGGTTCCCTTGAGCCCTTGAATTATAAACACCATTTTGAATTGCATTAACAAAATAAGGTGTATTCAACATTGAAGTTGTTGTCCTGAATATGTTAGAACCAAATGCGGTTGGTGCCAAAGTGTTGGTTGGATAAGTTCCATTTACATATCCCTCTGTAGGAATAAATTTATTTGGGAATCTTGATATATAGAAAAAATTCAACCCACCAATAACTTCAGATGTAGGATTCTGTCCTAATATGTATGAGAAATTAGTTACAGGTCGGTTAAAACTATAATCATATACGTCAGTAAAATTAGAAATTATCTTTCTTGGTTCGAATATTCTAAGAGACTTTTTGGTATTATACACTTCATTTGATAATGATGTGCTACTTTGACTTAAATTTGTTGAACACCAAGTTTGATTTGTATATGGCAACGTGTCAACAATCAAAGGTGCGTTAGACGCATTCTCAATCAATAATTTTAATGCTTCAGATTTTGCAGCAAATTGAGGTATTTTTCCAATTTCTAACGTGTTCAAAATTGAAAAAGAATTTTCTGTTATTCCTTTGATGTAAGGAGTAACAAAGAAATCCCTAATATATTCTTGGTATGCTCGGCCAGTTCCTGAGTTAGATATATTATTTAAGAAATTTGGATAGTTCGATGAATTCAAATCATAATTCTTTAACTTCAAAGTCAAATAAGGTGAACTTATCCCCAATTTCTTTTGAATATTATTAAATTCTGTTTCAGTATTTAATCTAAAAAGTTCATCTATTTGATTTGAGTTTGCTCTTATCAATCCTGAATAGTGAGTCGTCAGAAATTGTCGTTCCCAAATTTCATAGAAAAACTTGATTTCTTCTTTGTTGGTATACGCAAGACCTGTAGACGGAAATTCTATCGCATTGATGTTGATTATATTTGTATCTCTCTCATTATCTAATGGAGGACTAGCGTTAGGGTTTTGAAACTTCTGTGTCAACCCTTTCATATATTCTTCAACAAATTCCACTTCAGGCCACTTGTCATACAAATAACCTTGAGTAATATCTACAACACTTGGATCTGCAAGATATTTTAACTGAAATCTTCCCTTCTTATCATCAGGATCTTCCACAAAGAATTGTGGCCAAGGATATACAGGAATTTGGGAATTTCTTGCATTATTATCTAATTCATTATTGTTGTATGTTACGGATGGGTCTCTTGAGACATAATCGATAGTTTCACTACCTAATGCCGATGTTTGATTGTCTAAAATTGCTAATTGACGAACTGGATCATATTTCACATTCCATGCATTAGTATGAACATCATCCATAAGTCGTATAAACCCTTCAGCTGACGCCATAATAACTGCAATCATGTTCCTAACAGTAGGTCTGAAACCTAACCCCACATCTGTGTCTTCAATCTTTCTTAATAATTTTGCAGAAATTTCAGTTTCGAATTCTGAAAGTTTTTTGTTTGCTTGTGTTTCCAACAGAGCAATATTTTTATCAAATCTATTTTCACCCTCAAATGTGAAAAAATTTTGAGGGACAGGTTCAATTTGATTCGGGCTTTCTGTTTTTTGGAATTCCGTTAGTGCCCAAAGTGATGAAAGTGAAGACTGAAACGCAAGTATATCCGCTTCAGTAGGATTTGGTATTCCTGTTCTAATTCTTGTAGTTGCTCTCCAGTCTATTGAATCGTAAGGAGGAGGTGTGACCGAAATAGTATCATACTTTATAGGGTTCGGGGTTGAACCCATAGTAGGGTTTTCAGATAAAGATTTGTTGTATTTGGAAATATTTTCTTGTAATAAAGTTATTGCCGTGGTTTTTACCTCACGAGATAAATTTTTAAATACATAAATCTTTTCTTGATTATTAAGAAGAATGATTGGATTGGGATCTAAGTAAATTGCAAACCAAGAATTATTCGCACCCCTCACATTATTAAAGTATTGAGTTAAAACTGATTTGTAATTTCGAATATTAGTTAAAGATTCGACCTCAGTTTTTTCGAATGATTCGACAATAGTTTGTTCAAACTGGTCAAGCTTGTTCATCAATTGAACCAAAGTTAATTCGGGAAAATTAGGTGCAATCAATCCTTTCGCTTTGTATTCACTATAAACTTCAACAATTTTTTGATAACCCTTCTCAGCAACAAGTTGCGTAACCACAGCCTCGCTTGATCCAAGATTATTAGCCCCTCGTTCTGCTTGAGTACTCGCTTGTGATTCGGCGGCCGCATTTGGTTGTTGGGGCCCTTCAACCGTTTGAGTCACGTCAAATCTTTGACTATACATGTGAGGAGCCGCCAATAAGTGGCCCATTGAGACCTCATTAAGGATATTAAATTTGTAACCTTTGAACTGAAGTCTAACTAAATAGTTTCCGCTAAATCCATTAAAGGACGCGTGAAATGTTTGTAAGTTAAGTTGATATCTGATGGCTTGCCCATAATACCCTTTTAATGTCAAATAAAAGGGTGGGTAAGGTAAATTAAAGAATGCTGAATAAGGAGAGTTATTTCCCAATTCAAACAATCCACGACCTTGTATATCTTCAAGTTGAATTTCTACGGTTGGTATAAAACTACTGTCGGTTTGTATATTGATTGAAGTTATCCCTAAGAGACCATTATCAATAATATCTTTTTCATTTGCAACAGTATTTTGAATATAAGGTTTGTCTCCATTTTTTGGGTCTTGTCCTTTTTCGAGTTGTTGGTTAGTCCCTTTGAACTGAGTTGAATTTTCTCCCGTAAGTTCGTCATAATATCCTGTTCCCAAAAATGCATTCTTTGTAGGTTTAAGAAAATTCATTTTCGCAACTGATATCGTTCGAATTCTATCTTCAGGTGATCCACCAACCGCAAGTTTTGTTCTTGGTAATAACTCAGCCTCCAAATTAGCATACATCACAAGTTTTTCGTGATCAACTAATCTTTCACTGATGTTACCAAAATCATCAATTGTCTTGTTAGGATCAACCACAATAATGTTATTGTAATCGAATTCAACAAGAATGTTTCCACTATTATCCGCTTGAATATTACCTGCCATAATAATAAAAATGGTTTTCTAATGCCGCTTTGTAATCTTGTAAAGATGGTAGGAGGGGAAAAGGAATAATCAATACAGCACCATCGTAAATATTGTTTTCTAATCCGCCGAATTGAGGATTGGCTTGAAGAATTAACCAATTAAACACGGGAGAGTTATAAAATTCTTGTGAGACCTTATCCAATCTACTTTTCGCAACTTTATAGATATATGCCTTATCTGTGGGTTTTTGTGGTAACGAAACATAAGGCACAACGGTTTGCTCACCATTGATGAGAAAATCACTATATCTATTATAATATTGATACGCCATCAGTTCAGTTTTGCTTTAGATATGAACGCTCCCGTGGCATTGTCACCGAGATCATTCCAAGTGTTTATATTTGTATTTTGGTTAGTAGTATCCGCTAATCCTTTAATCATATTCTCTTGTGAAGGTTTCTTTGATTGATCACCTGAGTCTTCAGTTGTGAAAGTGAAGTCTCTAGTTTTCTTGTCAAATGGTGTATATACCAAGAAATTTTTCAAAGAGGTTTTTTCTAAATTATCAATAAACGATTTTGTAATATTGTTTTCCTCCAAGAAAACTGGTTTAGCTTTCAAGATCCAATAGTCGTCAAATATTTTTTCCAAATTGATTGACCCATTACCTAATAAGGTTTTGTTATTCAATACATTCCCGATTAGTTGTTGTTTGAAAGTTTCATACTTTTTGTCATCAACAATATCATCAGAAAGAATCATATAGACTCTTCTAAAAGAATAATTTCCATTAGCAAATAATGGGTTCACACTAAAAGGTAAGAAAACTTGTTCAGTTGTAACTGCTTTAGATTTACCATTTGCCAACTCAAAAACTAAAGTTCCTTGATATTCAGTTCCTGTTCCAGCATAAGTGAATTTACTTGGACTTTGAATTACCGCGTTAAACGCAATAATATCTTGTGAGATTTTTTTAGCGTCATCCACTAATTCGAGAAGAGTGTCCGATGCTGTTGATGTTGGATGAACATCTTCGGTTCCTAAAGTGGTATAAATAGTCACAGGTCCGTTCTTAGCTTGGAATCCATCGGTTCCTGTACTAGGAATTCGATCAAATGTAATAATATTTAATCTTGCCAAAGTTTGAATGTAACTTTGTTCTTGGTTCACTAAACTTTGGGTTATAGTAGACACTCCGTTTTGGAAAGTTGATTTTTTCCTTGAAACAAAATTATAATAGTTTTCCTTAATTGCTCTAATAAGTTGAGGAGAAAAATTCTTCGATGGTTCTGAAATATACTGAATAAACCCTTCGTTACCATCTTTAATGTTTTTGTCCAACGTATCAAAAATGTCATTGAATCTTTGTTCAACATTATTTGGTTTTCCAAATATATCTACGTTTGAAGTATCCACATTAAGATTCCCGTTAGTGTAATTTCTTTCCAACAACCATTGTTGTCTTACGGCGTTATTATATTGGTTAACCGTTTCTTTGGTTTTATTGACTACATTTGTAAAATAGGTCTGAGTTTCGTTTACAACTCGATCCATAAACTCACCATAACTTATTACGCCTGTTGTCACACCCTCGGTTGATGTAGAGGAACTAACTATTCTACCAATAGAACTATTATTGTCTTGTCCAGCATTTGTGGTTGCATTGTTTACACCAGGAATTGGTGGTGGAGTTTGTCCCGCCAAGAATATTTGATCAAGAATTCTTGATGATTCGATATCACTAGCATCTGCTCTGTCATCATAGATTTCAGTGTTTGCATAGTAATTGAATGTTAGAGCATTCTGTAACTTGTCGATAGATTCTTTAAGTCCACTTCCACCAACAAAGTTAAACCCTAATGTAATATTAGCAATCATCGGTTGAACTCCAATTCCTTCTGGGTTGAGGTCGAGCCCCTCATATTGAATCTGTAATGAAGTCGGAATAATTTTAGTGTTGTAAAAATCTCCGACTCTCATAACCAAAACTGGTGGAGCTCCAAAAGAAGTGTTCACAGCATTGTTATATTCAAGCTGAGGTTTACTTGTTGGTGTTACTTGTTTGATAGTTGGAATTGTATCACCAGGTCTCATACACTGTTGTAAGAACGTCAATCTTGAATTCAATCCTTCAGGAGTAATTGAATGAAAGGTTGGATGGAAAAACTTCAACTTGTCCTTCAGATTGTCAAAAACCATCGGTGTCTCAGCTTTTATAGTTTCAAAATAATCACACTCCGATAATAGAGCCCTTACAACTCTTTTGGTTATGTTGTCACGTGGCTTCCATTCATCAACAACTTCCTCAGTTGTAAAAGTTTCGGTAACAACGTTCCCAACTAAAACATCAATTCGATTCGGTACTGGTTCAGGTTCTGGATTGTTCAAACTAGAAATAATTTCAGATATATATGATCTTCGACAAGCCATTGCCCCAACTGTAAAAACTTCTTTTGCACCAACAGGAGTGTCACCACCTGCAGTGGCAACTGAGTCAGAACAATTGAATGTATCTCCGTTCGGACTAAAAACTTCTGGAGGATATGGTTTTTCGGTTTTACTACTTTTCATTGGTGTTGATCTGGCGCGTTCACCTTGAGCACCCACACCAGGTTGTGCCCTTGGGTCTTCTTTAACAATTAGTCTTGAATTTGCGACATATTTACTTGTCGCAGTATTTTCCGCAAAATACTTAATCATGGCTGTAACCCTTCTTTTGGACAACGCGTCGTTGTATGCCACACTTGCTGGCGCCGAACAACTTGAACTAATATAAATGGTAACATTTCCATTTGCATTGGATTCTAATTGTTTCCCCAATTCTATTGCAAAATCATTTATTGCCTCATAATTTGGTGTGACAACAGTTTTGAAAAAAGTCTCAGTTTCTTGAGCATTTGGTTGTTTCGAATATTCTTCATTAAGTTCTGCAGAATATCTCGGATATTCCGTTGTATAATTAATTACAGTATTTGGTTTAGGATAGTCATTTCCGTAATAAAACCCTAATTGTAGGTATCTTTGGAAAAGAGTATTACTGTCACCTCCACCTCCAGATTGGGATGACCCTTGATCGGATCCATTTGGAGAATTATATCCAGTTTCGATTGTTTTTCGAGTATATTCAATTTGTTCACGAGTCATTTCTTTTGAAGAAATTGCTTGTTGTAACTCGAAAAGATCATTTGGGTTTACAGTTACGTATTTTTTTGCCAATTCATAGATGTCATATTTCCGACATCCAGCAAAGAAAGATTCAAGGATACTATCAACTCTAGTCCTGTTAGTTTCATTTGCCAAAACTTTATTTACAATTACATTAAGAACTGAAGGATGATCAACAACAATTTTCCAAGTCAGTGTTCCTCCACGAGAAGTATTTTTATAAGTGTAGATTGGTTCTGGTCTACCTAAGAAATCAGAACTATTCCAGTTTGCTTGAACTGATTCACTAAAAGTTAACCCATATGGTGGGAACCACATAACTCTACCACCATTTGGTCCACGTTCACAAACAGGAAGATCCGCGGTAGAAAACCCTGGTGTTTTAGACGTTCTCCAAGCCAAATTCTCTAAAGAGAACATATATTTTTTGGCGTAAGCATTGTTATCTGTTCCAATCAAGTTTGTCGAATCTTGTCCACCCTCTTGTTTGTTTGGAGCAATATTCAAGTTGTAAGTCTTATCCAATACCGAATAAGAGAATCGTCTTCCTTCAGTTGTTATTCCATCAACCTTTTGAAGATCATTGTATTGTAAATAAGGAATGTCTTTTGCGAAAACTCTACAATATTCAGTTCCAACCTCTTGTCCTATTTCCCCTTCATATCTATAAACTCTTGATCCTTTTGTTAGTTCTTTATATCCATCATTGAATACTTTACTTACCTGATCAATTGCATTTCCAACGTGTTGTAATCGTTTTCCACCTTGTGGCTGACTGTCAATGAGTCTTTGAGTATCATCCAAGATGGAACCTTCACGGAAAGGGATACCAACCGACTCTGTATTAACATAAGACGATGGTCTAAAGTCTTCGTCCTGTGATGTAATTTCACCTCCAATACCAACTTTCTTACCAGCATTATCTTTATATTTTGGAGAAACCCATGTAAATCCACCTTCGATACCTCCACCATTACTATATGTTGGTCCATTCGCACCCAATCTAACAGATTGACTTGGTCCCTCGTATAATTGTGCAAGCTCTGATGGTCCATAAACTGGAGACTGTTGTTCTATACCATATTGATTAACAGGAACATCACCAGGAGGTGAGAACACTTGTGATGGATTCGAAGTAATACTACCAACATAAAAATTACTATTTTCAGATTGAGTTCCCGTTAATACTCCTCCAACCCTATCTAAGAATGTTCTTGGATAGTTAGGTTTGTATTTGTTGAAATCTATATTCTTAAACAATCGAGACCTCTGACCTGCCCCCATATTATTGAACATAATTTGGGAACCTGTCTCTCCTCCTCCCATCAATCTATTAACAAATTTCCCAACAGCACTACGTCTGAAAGCATTTGTAAGTTGTTGAATAGTGGTTTGTGGACCAGGATTGATGTTTGGGTCAAAGTATGATCCTGGAATTGGTGAAGTTGGTAATATACTACCCGCTAATCTGAGGGCAAAATTTGTTGCGGCTAATATAGGGTTAGCGGTAACTGTGATTGTAAAGTTTGGTTCTATGATAGGAACAACTCCTGTGAGTATGTTCACAACGTCAGTTCCACTACTAACATTCAAAATGTTAGCTCTACCCAAAGTATCTTGTCTTATTTGAGCCGCAATTCGTTCTTCAAATTCTTTTCGTAAAGTTTGTGCTCCTAATCGAGCGATAAATGAGTCTTGACTTACTAACCCATTACTTCCTCCTGGATTTGGTGATAATAGGATTGAAACTGGTGAATATGTTGAATATACAAATGTTGTTGGGTAAGGTTGGTTGTTTGATTTGTTTGTTGCGGTTGGTCTTTGTAAGGAATCAAAAAATTCAGCACTATCCAAATTTAGTTGACTTCCATTAGAAAAAACATTTAAAGGTTTCCATTTTTGAGATTCGGGTATTGATTGACCAACAATATTAGCATCTTGATAACCATACTCTCCCTCGTTAGATTTCGTATTCAATAAGGCACCAGGATCTGGAGCTTGCTCATAACCACCCTCATTACCATATTGGTTAAGTGGATACAACTTGTTGGCAAATGAAGGTTGGTCAATCAATTGATCAGGACTATCTTGAACTGATGAATCTGATTGAATATACTCCGTATTGATTGGTTGTGTTGGTCTATTAGGAGCCTTAGCATAAGGGGTTAAATTCCTTGTGATAAGTTTTTTTCTAAAACCATCTGAGTTTACAAAATCTAAAGGACTTGCCATTTATATTTTTTTAATTATAAATAGGTTGGGTGTTGATTTTATGGATTATAATATGCTGGCGAATTATTACCAAAAGGGTTAAACTGTTTGTTATTATTTTGCATCGATGCTAAGTATTGTGGACTATTTAACGTCTTTGATAAAGATTGAGCAATCATATCTAATTGAGCTTGCGTCATATTAGGTGGTGGGTTTTCAAATTTTATTACTATATTGTGATTTAATGTCCCCCCAATATCCATTTTTGAACTTTGGGCCGTTGCAGTATTAGAAACTGATGTCGACAGATTTTGGTTACCTATCGGTGTTTGTTGTCCTGTAACTAAACTTGAAATTGGTTGATTCTTTACGTCAGTTCCTTTATCAAGTTCCACCTGTAGAGTTCCAAGTAAGTCTTTGGTATATCTTTCGACCGCAGTTTTGTCTCCAAGGTTTGCCTGAACCTTCCTTGATGTTTCTTCTAAACTATTTTTTACTTTAGTATCCAAGTTAGTAAGTTGTGTTCCCGCTCTTTCAAGATAATCCGCAATAGCGTCTACACTATTTTTATTACCACTTCCTAAGTCTTTAACTAAAGTTTCTAAGTCTCCAATTGCCGTTTGGGTTTCTCTTCTCACATCACTGGTGTCAAAAGAGTCTGCCGCTGCACCAGTAAATGCTGAAACCGTTCTTCTAGCCCCTTCAGTATATTGAGTAGCTTGTGGTGCCGTAACTACACCTCCAACAACTTTTTGTTTGATAGCCTTCAAGTCATTCATTATCACATCAGTTGTCTTCAATTGTGATCTACCAATGTCTTCTACTGTCTTTGGACCTTCTTTTTGTTCTTTGATAAGTTTATCAAATTCTGGTTGAGTTAATTCAGAAAGTTCTTTTTTAGTTCCGTCTTCCAAGGTAACTTTGTAAGTTCCCTCTTCCATTTTAGCGATGTTTGCTAAATATTGTTTGTCCTCTTCGTTAACAATTGTTAATCCCGCGGAATTTACTGCCGTCAATCTTTGATCAAGTTCGGCAGCTGCAAGCCCTAACTTACTCATTTCAGTAGCACTAACACCAGTTTCTTTTTGTAATTCTTTGAAAGTTAAAACACCTTGTGGGTTAATTTTGAAAGTTTTGGTTTTTTCATCAAAGTATGTAAATTGTTTTGCAACATCAACCAAACTATCTTGTAACGCTCCAGGATCGTTGATTGAAGCGTTCATTAGTGCAAATGGGTCACCCAAAGTTCCAACAGCAACTCCTAACCGTTGAAATGCCGCGGCAGTTGTTACCGCCTTTTCAGGATTTAATACGTCGTCAGCCAATTGAAAAGTCTGATTCATATCAAATCTCAACATTGAAGCTTGAGCCGCCATCTTTGTAAGTCCGACAACTCCACCCTCGAAATTGTAACGATTCATTTGTTCCATGTTCTGTCGAACATCTTTCATTACTTGGCTAGCGTTCCCTCCAACACTTCGGATGTAGTTTACGGATTCATCCAAACTTTCCCCTATCTTTTCAATTCCAATACCGACATCCAAGAAAGAATTTGCCAATTGCTCAGCTCCTATACCTAAAACTTTTTCAGCCGCAAATAATTTTTCAACTTCTTCTGAAGTGGCAACAACATTTCTTCGAGATGCTTCTGCGACATCTTCGATAACTCGACCAGTGTCCGCAACATTACCTCCCAACCTTATTACGTCAGGTGCTGCATCAGCTATAGCATTTCTTAATTCTACAACTCGTTGTCTACCTTGAGTAAATACGGTTTGAATTTTGTTACCCGCCACCGCAATCTTATCGAACTCCGCAACAAAGGTTTCAGAATTTACCGTGAATAGATCTTTAATATCTTGATAGATTTTGTCAATCGATGATTTGTCGTTTGGATCTTGCATATTCTTAGTTCATATTATCCATAAATACAAAAAGGACTGATTTATCAGTCCTTTGTATTTTCTTTTACCCATTTATCTAATAAATACTTTCTGAAAAAAACAGGCATTTTCAAAAAATCACTGTAACTAACATTTAATAATTTAGTCAAATAATAAAATTCGTTGATTTGACCTACCCTATAATCAGAAGAAAGGACGAAAAAAGTCAACCCCGAAACCAACATTTACTGTTAGCTTTTCTCCTGATGGGGTCATAATTGTTCTTTTTAAATCTAATCGAGGTTCATTATCTTCCATAAATTGTCTAATATATTTGGAATCTGCTATTGGCATTTGTTCAATGAATTTTGAAATTTCACCTCTGTCCGTTGTTCCATTGATTTCAACAAGTTGTTTGTTGAGTCTCCAAGTTACTCTTGGTACGGCTCTACCCTGAGGATAATTATCTCCCAACCTCTGAACTTCTAATATCTCACCATAATTCATTGGTTTTAGTTTTACCGTTGTTTGTGATTTTGGTAGTATTGTTGTGAACGTTCCATCCTCAGTTGGTGATTGTCCTTTCAAAATATCCAATTGGTCTAACATCACCGAAGTTTTGAAAGATTTTTTTGTGATAGGATCGGTAAGGCTCAATTCCATTTCAGGGCCAAATGCCGTGTTTCTCAAAAATATTAAAACTGCTTCAATGTCACCCTCCAACAACTCGTCTACTTTGAGATCTGGTTCATAAATTTTTGCCCTCAATAGATTTTGTGTCATATTAGGATCAGAAGCCATCAAAATATTTTCATCTGAGGCAGTAAGATACCCAACCTTTATAGATTTCTTTTTGTTTTTGTAAAATAATCCTTGACTGGGTAAAGGAACCACATCGTGTGGTAAACTTAAATTTGAGTGTCCGTATTCTTTTGATTGATTTTCCATAAAAATAATAACCGTAGAGTTTTATTCCCTACGGTTAAATTTAAAAATTATCTATAAATAATAAATAGAAATTTAATGTTAATATACTAACACACAACGGTCAGGTCTCATAGAACAAGTGATTGTTGCTAAACCATCTTGAGAATAAGACAACTGATTAAAGTTGACATCAGTTAAGAAAACTCCATATAATATCCACTTTTCTACAACAACACCCGTTGGGTCCAACATTTCCAAGTCGACATCTTTTTTGTAACCCGCGGCATAACCCATTCTACCTGTCACAGATTCAGCGTGTAGACGAACCCACTCCATAAGAGCTTGAGCAGCTGAAGGTCCAATTGGATCTCTAAAAGTTACTGTTATTGGATTCCAGTTAAATCGACCAGCAACAAATGTGGAGGTATTTAAAAATTGAATCTCAGTGGAACCAATCGTTATCTGTGGTCTTGCAGTTGATTCTACGAACCACTCATTTATTCCCAAACTAGATGGAAACCTTAAGATAAAACGGTTTTGTCGTTTTGGTTCGTAAGGTATCGGCATTTTCATTAATAAATCAGCCATATTGTTAAATTTTTTTTTGTTCTTTGTTTATAGTGATAAATATATCCCCACTAAAAAATTTTTCTATTTACTTTTTTTTTTATGAGAGTATCCTTACTTTACTTCGCGCTTAACGCCTCCAGCAGTAGAATACGTTTTTACTATATTATCTGGTTTATTTTCAAAATGTTTTTTCATTACTTCTATATTTTTTGGATCATCGTCACTAAAACCTATAGAAAGCTCTTTTGGAATAAAGTTATTTCTTACTCCTTTCTTTAAGAATACTTTTTTATTTAGTACTGCCGCCATCGCCTTGATGTAACTAACAAATTCTTCCATAGCTTCTACCTTAGCCTCTTCAGGATTGACAGCTCCTTCTTCATCTCCGAACGATACAGGGTGATATTTGTTGAGTTCTAAGTATGATCTTATTAACTCTTCGTCACTCATATCCTCTTCATCTACGAAGGTTCGATATTTTTTGAGGTTCTTTATTAGTTGTTCTTTATCTATACCATTAAATCCTGATATAATATAGTTGTATATAGCTTCTTTAATTGTATTCGGGTTGTGTCCTCTCGCCGTGATAATTGCAAAAATTGAACCGTTATTTATCGCCTCTCTAAAATCATCGAATGCAGGACCAACCTTAGCTTTCATAGCATCAACTAAAAAGTTTTTGTCTCCACCTGATCTGAAATTTCTGAATGGACTATCCGCATATCCTACAATTTCGTTACCTTTGTATTCAAAAGGTTCTTTGCCAATCATATGTCTATATTCTGCAAAATCGTCAGTTGACATACCAAACTCTTCTCCGTTTTTATCTATCACTATAATTTTTGTGGGCATATGAACAATATTATCGTCCCAATCGAACGCGTAATACTTCATATCTGGTGTATTTTCAGACTTAAATCCTTCTGTAAATTCTTTTCTCATTGGCTAAAAAAGGGGGGAATTTACCCCCCTTCTATTTTTAGATATTTTCGAACGAAGCTCCTGTTGGAGTAATGAAGAATTCAATATCGATGAATTCTAATGCCTTCGTTGGTTTTAAGTATATCTTACCTGTTAATGTATTTCTATCTAAGTCTTCAGGGGTAGAAGAAACTGTTACTCTGAAGTCATAAAGACCTCTATCTCTTCTAATTGAATCTAAGATAGGGTTAACACTATCCAAGAATTGTTGTCTAACGATTTGGTCGTTTTGCTCGAACAACAATCTTACTGCTACTGCTGAAATCAACTTTCTAGCTTGAAGTAACAATCTTCTTACGTTCAATCTGTTTAATGCGGTGTCCGCAACTTGTAAAGTTTTGTTACCCCAAATTACAGTTCCCACATCAGCGAATGTTGCGATAGGGTTGATTCTTCCTTGATACAAAGTATCTCTATCTTCTTGAGTGAGTTTCACTCTCGCTTTGATAGAGTTCACAAGACCTCTTGTGTAACCCGCTGAAGCGAACCAAGGGAATGCGATGTTATCTGTCAACGCTAAGTTTCTACAAACTTCACCAGTTGGTGGTAAGTAAATTTGTGTATTGTTGACAGTATCTCTTGTCAAAATCCAAGGATAGTAAGTCGCAGTATAGTTAGAATCAATACCTGTGTTATCCAAGTTGTCTACAGCTTCTTGAGAATAGATTATATCCAATGAGTTTGTAGCGTCAGGGGTAAACATTTGATAGTCAGGTGTTGTTGCGATGTATACTGAGTCCGCTCTTGAGAACTGAACCATATCGATTGCTTCCTCAACCAAGTTAGAGTTATTTACATAATCTATACTTGAAGTTGCAAATACGTTGATGTTTGTAGATTCAGGATTTGCGAATGTAAGAATACCTAACAAGTATGCGTAATAGTCAGTATTAGCAAAATCTTGAAGGTTATTCTGAACAACGATTCTCTTGAACAAACCATCACCAGTTGCATTTGGATATCTTTGTGACGCGGATGCTCCCGCTAAGAAACCTGAAGATCCCAATTGGAATCTATCTTGATTTGTTCTATGTTCTCTGTAGATATCCCATCCATCAAAACCCCCAGCAAAACATATAGTATATTTTCTTGAGTATATGAAATAGTAAGGGTTTTCTTGAGTTTCAGGATCCGATGAGAAGTTAGCAACACCACATTCGAATGCTGTCTGACCACTAGTTTGGAAAGAATTCGAAATAGTTACAACTGTAGCACCTGAGTCCATATGGAAACCTTTACTCAAATAATTCCATTGTTCACCAGGAACAGGAAGAGGAGACACAACCCAATTGATTGGATTTTGAGTTCCTTTATATTGTAAGAACGCATCATCAACTCCGAATTGACTTGAGAAACCTAAATAACTTCTTCTTACGATGTCACCAGCAGATTCTGTTGTGTTTGTGCTTGCACCGAAAGGAGGGTTATAGATTACCTCACCAGGGAAATAATATTTAGTTTTAAAAATTGGAACTGGTGAAGGGTTAAGTACTGAGGAATATTCTCTCTGGGTATATCCATAGAATCCACAAGGTATTGCATCTATTGGTGCTTCGTCAGCCATTTCAACCATTATGTATCTTGAAATCAATGCGTACTCACCATCACTTGATCCAATCTTTTTAGCAACAAAGTTGTTAGAAAGAGGATCCATGTTACAGTTTGTGAATTTTTCAATTACAACTGGGTTAGCGTCCGTGTCAAAAAAGTTTCTAACTAACACGTCAAACGTCATATTATTGAAAGACAAGTTAGCAATTGAAACTTTAACTTCAGTGTTTGCTGAGTTACCGTCAGAAATTGAAATGAATCTAAACAAGTTATAAACTTTATTACCTCTTAACTCGGAAACCAAGTAAGGTGTTTGAGGTGCTTTATATTGTGTTACATTGTAAGCGATTGAAGATGGGTCTTGACTTCTAGCACCAGGTAAAGAAATTAAATCACAGTTCAAACCTCTAATATAACCTTGGTTATAAGCGTAATTCAAAGTGCTTGGATACACTTCCTCAACAAACACAGGAACCTCATTTCTTGATTTTCCAAAATTATCGACACCTAAAACTTTAGTAATATATTTTGATGATGCTGCGGACATTGAAGTTTCAAACGAGAAATTGTCATTATCTTTAGTAACACCTGATATTAAGAAAGTTTCATAAGGTGATTGAGTAATACCTGAATATTGTCCACTACAATTCAAAGTCAAAGCAGATAATGCGTTAACTTCATAAACTGGTCCGTGTTGGTCACTATCAACGCTATTAGTATATAAAGATATACCTCTTGATCTCAAAGTCGCCACAACCATATTGTTGTATTCGGAATACGCTGTTCCTGAGTAAGTGAAAACACTACCTGATATGGTACCTGAGAATGTTGAAGAACTTCCTGATGTTAAACTAGAAACATAATAGAAGAATGAATATCCTGAGTAAGCGTTTCCTGAAGTAATATCAAAATTAGCATAATACCAAGGATCGTTTAAATCAGAACTCAAATCATTTGTTGCCAAGTTGACAGTATCACAACCATATTCATTTATCACATTTGAATATTCTCCTGTTAAGTCATAAAAATTAGACTCAGGAATTGCTCCATATATCACTGTTGTATTTGCTGACAATGATGGAGTATCCATAATATTGTCAAGATTACTATTGAAGTCCAAAGCTAAACTTGAAGTACTTCCATCAGATAATCTATACTGAGTGTTGAAATTTGCCAAAACTGGTGATGGTAATCCACCACCAACAAATGTCACAGTATTTCCTGTTGAAGTTCCTGTGAATGATGCAGTCCAAGTAGTTGCTGAAGCAGGATTCAATCCAATAGTCAAAGGGTCAACATTAGCAATAGTTTTGATACTCCAAGAAGGTCCTGCGTCATATCCTGAAAGACCCAAAATTCTTGTAACGAAAAGTTGATTCGATTGTTGTAAATATGATTTTGCGATGTAAGCCGCCTCATACTTAGGAATTTGTGTGTTAACAAATTTTGTTGGTTCAGTTCCACCAAAATATGCTTGAAACTCGTCGTAATTGGTAATAAAAATAGGCTCGAAAGCGGGACCTTTAATTGTTTCTCCCACCAAACCTAATGTTGTTACACCAACACTCTGAGCAACGAATGATAAGTCGGTTTCTGACGTGTATACTCCAGGTGATACATATACCTTTTGATTTACTTGTGTTGCCATTATTAAATTTATTCTATTGCAGATTTATTTTAATGATAAATATTCATATCTGAACGAAAAAACTTGACTTTTGAATATCTATTTATAAACAGGGAGAATTTATTCTACCTTTTTTCTACCTTATAAAATGACCAAAGAAATAAAGAATATCAAAATATCCCCTGAGTCCCACGAAGTATTAAAAAAATACTGTGAAAAACGTGGTATCAAAATATATAAGTTTTTAGAAAATCTTATATTAGAAACGTGTAAAGAAAAAAAAGATATATACGGAGAAGATTAAACTAATGTAGATTCAAATTTTATATTTGACTCCAAACTATTATTAGTTTTAACAACATCAATTCTTAAAATATCATTTGTTGTTATTTGTATTTCTTGGACATCAGTTCCAAAAAAGTCTCCGTTAATATAAACATCGAAACTTTCAACATTTGTTGATCCAATAAAAGACATATTGGCTCGGAACTCCACAATTTCACTCAAAGTATCATTACCCGCAATAAATAAAAAATCGGATAGAAAATCATCAGGGTTTTTTGGAAATTTCGGTCGTCTTCTTTTCAATGTCGTAGTATTCAATTCCATAATTTGAGCAACTCGAGCGATTGCTGGTTTCACTTGAAACTCCTCCTCGTCTATCAAGTATCCCAACATGGTGAAGTCATAATTCTGAATGAAATATTTTCTACTATCCAAAGTTGTTTGAGATTCATCAGAAATATTATTAAGAATAATTGGAACGTATTGGCCTTTAATAAAAGTATATGCTTGTCTTGATGAAAACTTTTGCATAATAATCTTATTAAGTTGATTCAGTTCTCTCATTCTATTACAAACGATTTTAACACTATAGTTGATGTCAACAGGAACTGGTTGTGGTATGGTATATATATCCATTCCTTGTTCGTTTCCATTCCAAGTTGGGACAGAAGCGTAATAAAATTGTTTTCGATTTGGTATTGTATATTGTAAAGATGGGTTCGTCCCATACTTCACCTCAGGTTGTCTCACAACTGTTATGAATGGAGGCTCGGGATTAAAATCAAGATTTGTAAATAATGCTGTTTCAGTATATTGTGCCCAATTTTGAGTGGTAATAATAATGTCTATCATTGGAATGATTTTCCCTGCGGTTACAACCTGAAGGTCTTCCTTAACAAAATCGAGCATACCTCTATCCAAATCAGCATGCAATACTGACTTTGGTAAATAAGTTCCATCTTTGTTTATAAATTCAAGAAGTTGCTCTCTTCTTGCATTCAAAGTTTTCTTTGGAACTAAGGGTAATGTAGGTTTTACTTGTTTTGGTAAAGGCATTTTATTTTTTATCTTAATCTTCAGAGTTATCGTGTCCACATTTGTGACAAGTATATGGGTCATCTCCACCATCAGATAGTTCCCACGACCAACCGCAATTATCACAAATAACTTTATTATCAACAATGGCTTCCATAATTTTATTCAATTGTGACTCAGTTATTATGTATTTCATTATATTCCTCTAAATTCGTTTTCACTCACATAAGTTGCAATTACAGTTCTGTAGAAAGGTTTGTATCCAGCATACGTATGTTTATTATCAGATTTTACAAATCCATCATCGACAACAGAATAATACCTAACTCGGTCTTCAGATTCATAATACCCAAAATAATCACCCATAAAGATTTCAACACCTAAATCATCTAAAGTTTTTTGATATATGCTGAACTTCATGTTACCAGGTTCTTGTTGTTCCACCTTTGAATTCCCAAGAGCTTTATTAGTTGGAGCCATCACTTGAACCAATCCCTTCAATTCAACAGGGGCAAGAAATTGAATCCCGTCTTCTAACACCTCACCATAAACATCGTCAGTTTTGGTTTTTCTTCGATCAATACGATAAAGGATTACAGTAAAATTCATATCACCGATTAACCACTCCTCACCCATACCGATGTCCAAAGTATAATCCTCGGCACCAAAAAATTTACCTAATCTTGTTATTGGAACTAATTTTTCTCCCATTATATATTTGTTTAATTATGAAAAGGGTAATATATCCTATATTGATAAATACTCAGTTTATAACTATATTTTAGCCAAATATTTTTTCTTATAGATGGATATAAGTTTAGAATCAAAAGCATTATCCCTATTGGAATCTTATGAAGGAGGAAACAATTATTTACTTGAACTAAAAAGGAAGTCTCAATTAAACAAAAGGTTCTATCCAACAAGAAGCCAATCGGATTACATTATAAATAACCATAACACTCAACCTAAGGTTGCTAAAAAGTGGGTAATATTAGATGCATACTTCGCAAAGAAGTTAGCGGACGATAAATTGTACACCGTAATCCCCGATAAAGTATGGGTTGAAAAATTATTGTGTGATACAGAAAAAGCATTTCACATTTGGGGTAAAGTACTCGAACACGAAGAATTCCACGATTTTTGGTTACCCAAAGCGGCAATCATCAAAGATAATTCAGTTAAGGATGTTGTAATTGATTATGACAAATATTCACATAGGCCTCCACTCCAACATCAAAAAGAATCAATTCAGAAACTTGTTGAGAATAAAAAATTTATTCTTGCCGATGATATGGGTTTGGGGAAAACTACCTCTACTATCATTGCGGCGTTAGAGACGGGGGCAAAGAAGATTCTTATTATCTGTCCTGCAACTCTTAAGATTAACTGGAAACGAGAAATAGAAAATTACTCAGACAGATCGATATTCATATCTGAAGGAAAAACTTTTAGTACCGAACACGATTTCGTAATCATAAACTACGACATTATCAAAAACTTTCATGACACTAAGAAAAAAGATGAATCGCAAGTTATTGCTGCCAATTTTGATTTGGTGGTCGTTGACGAAGCTCACTATATCAAAAATCCTACGGCCCAAAGAACAAAACTAATAAACGACATTGCAAAAAATGTTGATAGGTTATGGTTGTTGACTGGTACTCCAATGACATCAAGACCTATGGATTATTTCAATCTATTACATCTCATCGAATCACCCGTTGCCAAGAATTGGATGGCTTACGCTATTAGATATTGTAGTGGATATCAATTCAATGTTGGGGGAAGAAAAGTTTGGAACGTGACAGGGTCATCTAATTTGGAAGAACTTCGTGACCGAACAACAGGTCTTGTCTTACGAAGACTCAAAGAAAACGTATTGGATTTACCTGAAAAAATAATCACCCCTGTTTATTTGAGATTGAAGTCGAAGGCATACGAAGAGGTGATGGGTGAGTATTACGATTGGTATGATAAAAATCCTGAAGAATCAAAATCACTTACCGTTCAGTTTACCAAACTCACGAAAGTACGACAAATCATTGCCGATGAAAAAATAAGTCAAACAATCGAACTTGCAGAAAATATTATTGAACAAGATAAGAAAGTTATCATCTTCTGTAATTTTACCGATTCACTCAATAAGATTTGTGAACATTTTGGAAAAACTGCAGTAAAGGTTGATGGGTCAATGTCAAAACCTGAAAGACAAAAAAGTGTTGATAATTTCCAAGAAAATGACAAAGTAAAAGTTTTTGTTGGAAACATTAAAGCTGCGGGTGTGGGATTAACATTAACCGCAGGTGAGGCGGTAATAATGAATGACCTATCATTCCTACCATCAGACCACGCTCAAGCAGAAGATAGAGCGTACAGATATGGCCAAAAAAATAATGTTTTAGTGTATTACCCAATATTTGAAAACACAATTGAAGGAGTTATTTATGACATATTAAACAACAAAAAACAAGTAATTGCAACTGTTATGGGTGACAACCTAAATTCCTCCGATATGGCCGAAGAAATTTTGAAGAGAATAAACGAAAACAGAAAATAAACTGATTTCGTATTATTTATAGTAAATTAAAGCCAACAATGACTAAAATACAACAGAAGATTGAACAACTCGAATTACAAATTGTAGAACAAAAAGTAACAAGAGAAAAAGAGTTGTTAATCACAGAAATGAAAAAAATTGGAATAGAAAAACTACCTTATTCCTACTCAGCCCTCAAACAATTTATTGACCCCGAAACAATGGACTTCCATTATAACAAACACTATAAGGGGTATGTCGATAAATTAAACGATGCTCTCTCCAAGAAAAAGTATGGAGATTTAGAGTTAGAACAAATAATCAAAACCATAAGTCGATTTGATAAAACAATTAGAAATAATGCTGGTGGTGCTTTTAACCACGCATTATTTTGGAATATGTTGTCCCCTGAACCAACGAAATTGAAAGGTGATCTTTACAAAAAAGTTGTATCGGAATTCGGAACTTTTCCTTCGTTCAAGAAAAAATTTGAAACGGTTGCTAAAGAAAGATTTGGATCAGGCTGGGTATGGTTAGTATTAACGGCTAGAAATACTCTGAAAATTATGTCGACACCAAATCAAGACAACCCACTTATGAATGTCATTGAAGGTGGGGGATTTCCACTTCTTGGGTTGGATCTATGGGAACACGCATATTATTTGAAATACAAAAACAAACGAGATGAATATATTGGTAATTTTTGGAAAGTCGTCAATTGGGATTTCGTTTCGAAACTTTACGAAATGAAAACTGAAACAAAACTTTTGGAATCCGTGAAGTTTAATAACTTATTAAAAGAAGGTTCAGAACCAAAATTTTGTAGTTCTGAAGAAACTCAGGTTTACAGGGAATTGATCAACAATCCAAAAATCAAAAAAATTTACCAAGAAGGTGTAAACGAAGTTTTGAAAACTGTATTCAATCAATTTTGGGTTGAAGGGTCTGAAAAAGAAATGTCAGGGTTTTATGGAATAGAGTCCGAAGGAGCAAGATCTGTATTGAATAATTTGAATACAAATTTCAACACACTATGTTTACTAACTAAGGCAGTTAACAAACAAATTGAATCAATAAATAAACCTGAAAAAATATTTGATTTTTCCAATCCAAAGAAGAGAACCGTAGCGGAAATTACAAGATTAGTTAAAGCAATAGATTATTTTAAAACAAAAATATTCACTAAAGAGAATGAGGACTTTGTAAATATCGTTCGGGTTTTGACCAAACTTTGGGATAGAGGACAAAAGTCTGAAGACAAAGTTTTATCAAAAATTGAAACTTATTTTGGGGAAGGATCATCTGTAGAAAAATCAGGTGGTCACGGTCAAAAAATCGACGCATACAAAGGAATTGATTTAGTTGTTAACACACCAACTCAAAAATATACTTCTCAAGTCAAACCATTTACACACATAAATAATCAAGATGGTAAGATCACAGTGTTTGGGACTGGCAATGTAAAAAGGTATAGTGTTGATTGGATGATATTTATCAATACAAAAAATAATAAAATTTTGATTTTCAAAAACAATCCTACAAAGGTTTATAATCAATACGTTTTTGACGAATCATCATTATTACACGAAATAGATTAAATAAGATATTTATCTAATATGGCAGTAATACCCGAACCCGAAAGAAGTAAAATTTATACGAGAATAAAACACCAACTCGGAGCTCCTTTGAGAAGTGTCGAACTCGAAGACGAAATGTTAGATTCATTGATGGAACTAGCAGTTGGAGATTATGAAGAGTATATTCTTCAATGGTTAATTGATTCACAATGGGTTAACTTAGTAAATCTCAACATGAACGAAAGATCAGTTGCCAGAGCGTTGGTAACTCGAACTATGGATTTTGAACAACAATTTAGTTACGCTTATTCAAAAATCGTAGGACTACAGACTGACGGTCCTTGGGTTCTGAAAAAAGATTATTTTATTCTAAGTGCAAATACTCAAACTTATGAAATCCCTGCAGGACGAGAAGTAAATGAATTACTATGGTTTTCTAACCAAGCTTGGAGTGCATTTGGTTTAGGAGGTATTGGAGGATTTGGTATGGGTGGTGTTGGATTAGGTGCCAGTGAAGCAGGATACGCTCAAATGGGATATCAGGGTTCTTACTTTATGATGTCAGGTTTTGATTACTTGATTAGAATGCAAGAGGCGAACATCCTTAACAGAATTTTAGGTGGTTCCTTAACATATAGAATTACAGGTCTTCCTGATGGAAAAAAACTTATTCACTTGTATAACACTCCAGGTGGTAAGTTTAACTGGTCAAATTATAACCTATATGTCGGTAAAGCGGTATGGTATTGGTATTATGATGTTGAGCCAGATAGTAGAGCCGATTGTTTGAAAAACAATCCTGATATTATTAAACTTCCGACCGATGTACCTATCGAAGAATTAACTTGGACGGACTTAAATGTACCAGGCCAACAGTGGGTGAGAAGATGGTTCACGGCATATTGTAAAGAAACTTTAGCGAGAGTAAGAGGAAAGTATAGTGGAAATCTCAAAACTCCAGATAGTGAAATCACTATGGACTACCAAAGTTTATTAACTGAAGCTAAAGATGAAAAAAGTAAATTAATTGAAGAATTAATTGGTGCTGAGGGTTGGTTAACAAGAATGAGACCTGAGAAAGTGATGGAGAGAGAAGCGTTAATTGCTGAGAATCTAAATAAACAAATGAAATTCAGAGCAATGCCTCGTCAAATTTATGTAATCTAATATATGGCAATAATTAAATCAATTCCTTCGAAAAGGATTATTAGGGGAGAAGTGGTCACAACTTCTGAAATTTCTGTGGTATCTGAAACAACTTATAAAACTACAGGAGAAAGTTGTATTATTGTTCGTAATGTTCCGAGTTCTGTAGTGATTTTAGACTCACAGACAACAGATCACATAGTCGTAAAATCAATGGTTAATCTAACAATAGTTCCTGACAAAGGTTTGATAGATGAAGAATACGATGAAGTTGTTGTCGATAAATTTGCTTGTATAGAATTTAGATTCGTTGGTGGAAATTGGTATATACTTTCCTCGGACGGTCTCAAACAATCATAAAAAAAAGGAATATGTAAATTTTACATATTCCTTTTTTGATTTAGGTAAGAACTTGTTCCCATCCTTCTTCCGCCAAATTATACATATAATCAGGACTCAAACCTCTTTTTTCCCAATACCTCAGTTCCGCTTCGGTTATATCCAAAACATCTTCTTTTAATCTATCTTGGTCACCATCTGACAATGGTTCACCATTTATCAATTCACACTGAGCGGCGGTAAATATTCCACGTTTTTCAGGTTCACCCACAATCAAACCATTTCTAACATCCTCTTTAAAAACAACCATCAAAGGTTCAATTCTTTTATTAAAAGTTACGATTGCTCTTGGTATGTTATAATCACCTGTTAGGTCAGGATTATTACTAAGAATATCCTTATCTAGCATATAACAATTTATCATAACCCCATCAGTAATAAGTTTTGCTTTAGGGTCATTAAATACATTCAAAGCATTTGTATCTTTAATTTGTTTAGGTGTCATTTTTTGCACATCACCCTGAGATGCTTTTGTACCATTATTCACGTACATAATTACGTCTCCCAAGTTCACATTCAAATTTTCTTGAATCGCAAGTTCCATGTGTGCCATCCGAGACATACTATTACCAGCCTTAGTTTTGGTTGTTAATCTTTTCTTATATTCATCGAGACTCAACTTTACTTTAGCTCTCTGAGCAATTTTGGATAGTGGAATCTTTTTGTCATAAATCTTTTGTAGATATTCATAGTAATATTCCACGAACTCTTTTCCATTTCCTTGTAACAACATTTTGATTCCTTTATCCAAAAACTCCTCAATATAGATTGGAAGTTTCTTTGACTTGATGCTGTTACCCGTAAGTTTGATTTTTCCCTTCGCATCCATAACCGCGTAGTTCTTACGTGCCAAGTTGATACATGAAGGCCAAACACCATCGGTATCCAAAGCCATCTCTCCCCTCATAAAAATATCGTTATATTCTGCGACATCTGCTTCAGGTCCACGATATTCTTTACCTTCTTTTACTTTCCAATTTAATCCTCGACCAATATACACTCTATCCTTCGCATCTTCAGGTGTAGAAAAGTTCACACCGTCCGTATCCATTACAAGTGGTACATAACCCTTCGCCATAAAGAATTTAATCATCTGACGGAGGTATTGTCTACCCGTACAAGTAATTTGTTCACCCATATACATGTCACCCCAAGCATATACTTGTGGTGCGGATAACGCGCCGAACATTGAGTTAATAAAAATTTTGATCGGAAGTTGTTTGTTTCCGTATGACTCAGACTTTTTTCTATCTGATTCGTAGTATTGTTCCGCCAAGTTTTTGTATTTAATACGAGTATCGCGAAACCACTTGAGCATACCTTTCATTGCCCCTGTTACGTCACAGTCAGGGAATACGTCATGTACCAACTGAATGGAGGGGTATAGAGACGAGAAGTCAAGCTTGAGTACATCCTTACTATATCCCACCTTAAGTAGTCGTGAGAGACCTCCTACGAAGTCAGTCTTGGATTCTTTGGCAGGTATTGCAATATTATGTTTGTAAGACCACGCCATCATCAACATTTTCCATAAGGTAGCGGTACCCATAGTGGATACTCTCTCATAGGTAGTCGGAATCATCGCCGCAAGTAAGAATGAACCTTGATTGAATTCTTGGTCAACTTTCAAGGTTTCGTCCAAGTCATCATCAAGATATCTTTCAACCAAGTTGTCACCTGTAGTTTTAATGTAAACATCTTCTCTACCTTCACAAATTTTATCAATCTTCGGGTCTATCCCAACTTTACGATAATTTCCATTCTGAATGTTCAACCAATATTCTTCCTTTTTAGTATAAAATGGTGCGATGTCCAAGTGGTCAATATATACTCGGTCTTCAGCCTCTGCGTTAATATATTGTGTAATATATTTCAAACCTGCAGACTTAATACTTGAGTTGATTGCTTGTGCTCGTCTAACCGCATGGATGATATCAATAACATTATACCCCCAAATGGAAGTCTGAGTATACAACTCAACTTCGTTTGCAAGTTTCAACATACCCTCTTTTCTTGTGAATGAATGTTGGGGGTGCAGGGAACGACAAATCTTTTTTGCGTCAATACCCAAGATTTTACATCGTTCGAATATCCAATGCCAGTCGAAGTTTGCGGAATTATATCCACCAATAATACTTGGTTTTAACTCATCGATAATATTAAAAAACTCTATGATGGCACCTCTTTCTTGAGATTCATCAATACATTCAATAACCTTATGGTACCCTTTGTTAGTTTTGATTCCAATCATGAATATACGACCGTCTTTAGGTTCTAAGGCGGTCGTTTCCAAGTCAAATACCAAACGGGTTACTTGATTATAATCTTCAAATCCTTTGAATAATCTTTTCTCTTTTGAAACAAGATATTGTTCCACAGGAGATAAAATCATTATTTTTTCTTTTGTCTTTTCTCCCCACGGGTCGCATCCACCTTCTCTAAAAAATTGGACAAGTTCACGATAACCTTTAAGAGATTTAACCATATATGTCATACCTCTTTCTAATCTTTTATTACCATGAGTATCAAGTTTTTCTATCATGATACCATGTTTGGTCATAGCTTCCTTTTGAGCAGCTTTTGAACCACTATAAAAATTGATGTCACGTAAGTCACCAACCCATGCGAATGGAATAAATGTGTCCTTACGGATTTCTTTACCTTTACCAGGAATTTCTTTGATTTTGTAGATGGAGTTGGAAGCGTAGTCGAATTCGATTGCGACTATAAATTCTTCGGGATCGTTTCCGTGTAGGAACGATTCAATTTCTTGTTCTGTAAACATTGTCTATATACGAGTGGTTTATTGGCTTTCACACTAACGTGAAGTTTACCTTGCTCATCGTATATAAATATTAAACAAATTTAGAGACTTATCAAATAGGAGACTATAAGAAAAGTTTTGGGCTATTTAAGTTTCCCTTAAATGTCCTCAAATAAGAACCATCTGTTGAAAATGCTGAGGTGATAATTTTAAAGTTTTTCAAATCATCCGCCAACACAATGAACTCCAAATAATTCATAAAATACGGTAAACCCAAATCATCTCCTACTTCTTTGATTACTGAAATAGTATTATTTGGTCTTACTAAATCTAACTTTGACATTTTATTTTTTATTTTATCAAAGTCGTCAATAAAAATACTTCCAATTAATTTATTGGGGGCTCCGACTCTTTCGTAAAATTTTGGATTGTTTACAAAATTATAATCGTAAATTTCCACAATTTCGTCAAGAGATTTATTTCCTTGTCGTTGGTTCCATTGATGGTATGTTGCGGATAAATTTATTAAAAATTTATTATGAACAAAACTTACAATAGGTAGTGACCCATCAGGTTTTACTTGCTCTAAAATTAAATCGGATAATAGTCGGGTTAGTTTCATATATTAACAACATGCTGTTTCTGATATGAAACTATCTTGAATATTTATGTATAATTCTTCCCTAATTGGTAGTATTAAACTACCCTCATCATTTCTAATTAAAAATTGACCCTGATATCTACCAGGGGTATTTGTGTCCCTTGAAGTGAACTTGAAATAAATATAGTATTCGGTCGCAGCTCCTTCTTCAGGTAGAATTAGACTAACAATTTGACAAGGTGCTGATACAATTTTCGGGATACCAGTTTCAACATCAATCATAGTAAAAAATATAGTCGAGACCTCAAGGTCTTCCATGAGTTGTTGGTAACCTGCTCTTCCGTCTTTTACCACCTGCATTTTTAAAACAGGTAGAGTTGCGTTCTTTTTTATATAAAATTCCATAACAATAAATATACTGTTATGACTCTTTACGAAGCCCCCTCTCGTAATGTTCAAATCTATCGTGTTCCGTTGGTGTTAATAATAACAATGCGGGATTCAATTCACCTTTTTTAACCAATTGATACATATGAGACATCCAAGTCTGTTCGTATGGGTGAGCCCAAGTTGTGTCTAAAAACATTTTTTGATTTCCTGTTCTGCTAACAATCTGAGGCCAATTGCAATAGTATACCTCACCCGCAGCATACGGTAATCCTTTGTGTGACAATACTTTGTTGAATTGTGTCTTAGGTGCGTTAGGGTCTAAACCCATTTCAGGTAATCTTGGTTTACCAGGCCAAAATTCAGTTCTCACGTGTTGTGGAACATTATACCACGACCACTGAGTTCCATTATCACCATAAAATTCAGAATAATTAAGTTTTAGGAAATCAAAGTTTTCTTTTTTAATAATCTCTAGCGACTTACTATAAAGATTTGGAACAAATCTATTGAATCCATTTCGGCAAACGGTTCCTTCATTTGGATAAAAGAACATATCATCTTCAAAAAACAAATAGTAGTCTAAATCAGTTTCATTTTGGAAATGTTCTGCAACCCATTGTCTACCACCACAAATCCCCAAATTATCTTTTTTAATATGTTCAAACCCAAACTCTTTGCAAATAACCGAGTATTCTTCGGTAGTTGATAAATCACTTGAGTTATCTAATAAAAATTTACTAGTTTTATTTAGATAATCTTTGTCGTAAGCCAACATAGACTCAATTAAAGTTTTGAATTGTTTTGGACTATTAAATGTTATAACATACAATCCAACTTTGTTTGTATCCAAATTATTTACAACCTGTACAGAAGTTTCGTTTTTCACTTTTAAAGAATCATTTTTCAAATCTTCAAAAAATCTTCCAACCAACCCATTAGATTCTATTTCAAAATAATTTACCATGTCAGAGTGCTTATAACACATCAAACTGAAAATAGATTCTTCAGTTCCCATATATCCTTCGGATAACGTGGTCTTCAACAATCCATAATAAATTCCATTCATATCTCCAATGGTGTGTTTTGGTCCACCAAAAAATCCACCACGAGCAACCTTATTTACTTTAGCTCCAGCAAGTTCATTCAATTTGTTATATTCAAATCCGTGAACTTCCCTTTCAGCATCGTATGGGAAACAAACAAAAGAAAATTTTGAAATGTATTTTGATAAATTATTCAACACTTTGTCGTGAGTGAAATAACCTGGATGAACTGTATTTGTAAGACCACCATCAATCCAAAACATGTATTCAGAATCAAACTGATCCATAATCTTTGCATCATGTAAAAGAAACATCTTTGACATGACCAATGGATTATAATTTTCTAATCTAGCTTGTGTAGATTCTTTCAACCAACCAACTTGGTTATACCAATCTGAATTAGTTCTAATTTTTTGGATCAAAGGGAAAAATTCTGAACTTGTAAACCAACTAAGAGGTCTGGTGATAAACTGAGTATTGTTTACACTTCTTCTCTCAAAGACAAAAGATTTAAGTTCTTCATCTCCAAAAATTATAAGGTTTTCTTCAACCTTTAAAAGTTGTTCAAATTTATCTAAATAATGTTGATATGAACGACTCCAACCTTCTGTAAGGTCTCCTCTTCCAATATCCCAAATACCTGTAACTAAAGTTATATTACTCATATATTCTGTTGAATTCTTCTAAAATTTTATAAAAACTTTTATTTTGTTCGAAAAGTTCTTCTGATGTTCCTCTTGGTGCATTATCTCTACACCACCAAATATCAAAATGTTTTCTCTCAAATAATTCTTTATGGTTAAAATACATTAGTGACATAATGTGTTCCTCGTGAGGTATTCCTTGATCAGTCCTCATAATGTTCTCAGCATAAGTCTCAAACAATTTTACTATTTCATCCCACTTACTTTTATGTCCACCGAATAGTCCACCGATAATGTGTAAACTTCTATCATATTCTTTATACCATTTTCGATCAACAGTCCCTGACCAAAAATTTCTATCATTTTCTTTTCCGAGTATTAAGAATTTATCACCAGTATCTTCAATCAAATTTTTTAAAAATTCGTTATTAAAAAGGGAACTCTCGTAATATCTTCTTACCAAACCTTCATCAGTCAAGTATTTTAAAGGAATCAAACCACAGTGAGAAAGTCCCGCATCGATCCAATAGTAATAATCATAAGATCGATCTTCATTGTCCCACCAATGGAATTTGGAATATTGAATTTCAATACATCTATCCGATTTTTTTGTATCTTCAATATTCTTTAACTCGTTAATTAGGTCTCTAAATTTTGTCTGAGATATATCAAAAACTTTAAATTTGAGTTTATCTTCAGAAATATTGTTTTCTTCGTAAAAAAAAGTCTTTAAAGAATCAAGTTCTCGGTCTGATGTGTAACATAAAAAATCTGCATTACTCATTTTGAGTAATGACAATAAACTAAATCTATAGTGACCTCCTCTATTTATTCGTCCTCCATACTCCGTTCCATAAAGATCACTATAAATTGATGTGATAAATTTAACTGACATAATAAAATTTGTGGTGTTCGTTTCTATCTTTCATTTCCTGAACTTTATATTGATCCATATATTCGTTCGGAATTTTTATTGGGGTCCATCTATTCCAATTATAAGTTTGCATATACCAATTGTTATACACACCTTCAGAAATATTTGAATAATTTGTTTTTTGTGGAGCGACTGGTAATATTGGGCAATAACTTTGATGTTTGTCAACAATGAACCTATAGGTATAATCATCAAGGGCAAAAAAGTATTCTCCACTATTAGTGAACGCTGTTAATGCGATATCAAAAATCTTGTCATAAATTGACTCATCATAGATCACCATATTAGCACCAAATATTCCTCTAGCATCTGGTGGAGCTTCAGGGGTATTCGTCATATCATAAAGAATATCATAATCCTTACTAACATTGATTGGTCTATTTTGGGTTGGTCCTAAATTGAACATTGCAAATTCCAAGTTAGGACATTTTTCTTCAATTTGATTTAACAAATCTCTCGAATAAGGCATAAACCCACAATCATCTTCAATCAACATAACTCGAGGATACTTCCTCTCTTTAGCTATTTTGATAATCTCAAAAGTAGATTTTGTTATACCCATATAGGAATTGGTGTCAATTGCAGCAAATCTTTCGAAGTCCCAACCGATATATTCCATTTCTTTTGTAATGGATTCTAATCTATCGGGTCTTCTATCTAAGTTGATAACAAACTTTGGTATATCTGCGAATTTCATTAACTTACGTGATTGTGATTTAATTGACCTGTTAATCTATCACACCATCCTTTTGACTCTGAGTGAGGCCATACTACCCAATAACTTGGTAATACTGTAGTTGGGAATTCTCTCCAAACTTTACAATATTTGTCAGGGTCTCGCATAAACCCAGCAATTTCATTTTTGTCAGCATCTCTTCTATAGATTGTTTCATCATTTGGACCGTGGAATGCAACAACCCAAAAATCATAGTCAGTTTCAGGAACACTTGAATATCCAACATCAATACAATGCTTGTAAATTGTTGAGAAACTTTTCTTCCATTCCTCTTCATCTTCGATCACAGGACTTGGTGCGTATTTTTTATCTAAACAATGTTGGTCCACCGCTCTTTTTTCAAATAATAATCCAGCATATCTTTCATATTCTCGTAAAGTTCTTATAGTACCAAACCCAAATGGACCATCATGGCCCTCTTGGGTTTCACCGTCCATACCGAATAATTTTCTATTGGTGTGGTGAGAATGTTTATTTTTTTCTCCCCAAGTCTTGTCATCATCCCACTGTTTTGTTCTTCCCTTTCGAGTGTATTCGTGATATATAACAGGAATGTGTGGGTGGAACAAATCATATCCCCAAGTATATGCTCTTGCGGCAATAGAGATTTCTTCTCCGTGGAAATAGTATTCGGGGTTGTGTTGTACTTCAGTTGAGAATTGACCTAACGTAAAACAGAAGTGAGCGGAATAGAATCTTGAGGTTACGGGTTTTGTCATTTCTCTCCAACCTGGAATTGTTTCAGGTAAGAAAAACACCGCACCTTCAGGGATAAACCTATCAAACGCCATTCTCCAAGCGTCTTGTGATCTTCCAGCGGGATCGTTTTCAGGATCAAACGATGGAACATAACCTGTCAATAATGGTTTTTTATATCCATCTTTTTGTAATCCTTTTATCATTTTGATTAAAATATCATCCCAATCTTTTACAAATCTCATATGAGAGTCGATTTGTAATGTATACTCTTCACCATCATAAAGTTGTTGAGTCATATTTCTTGCCCAACAAACACCTTTGGATTCTTGGTAAGGAATGTCCAAAATTTTGAACCTTTTGTCTTTTCTAAACTCATCTAAGTTGTCAAAACCATCGGTTTCACTAAATTGTCTTGCAATTGAAAAAACTAAATTTTTAGGTTTCTTGGCGTTTGCAATCATGTCCTTCAATGTTGGAACTAATTGAGGATCTCGGTAAGATGCTATTTGAACGAATATTTTCATTAGTATATATTTTTACCATAAAATAAAAAACCCTCCGACAAAGTGGAGGGTTTTGGATATATAATTTTTTTTTAATTTTAAGAAGTCGTTGTCGGTGTTGGTGTCAACGTCGAAGTTGCGGTATTTGTTGGAGTTGCGGTTGCTGTCGGAGTTGCGGTTGCAGTCGGAGTCGCGGTGATTGCTGGAGTTCCTGTGTTTGTTTGTGATGGGGTATTTGTTGGAGTTGCGGTTGCTGTCGGAGTTGCAGTGACTGCTGGAGTTCCTGTGTTTGTTTGTGTTGGGGTATTAGTTGGAGTTGTGGTGTTAGTTGGAGTTGTGGTGTTAGTTGGAGTTTGAGTTGCTGTAGAAGTTGGCGTTGGGGTATTAGTTGGTGTTTCTGTAGATGTTGCGGTAGGAGTTGCACTAGTTGTTTGTGTTGGTGTTTGAGTTTTTGTAACACTTGGAGTTGGAGTATTAGTTGGAGTTTCAGTTGGAGTAATTGTTGGACTCGGAGTTTGTGTATTAGAAGGTGTTGGTGTATTTGTCGCAGAAATAGGAGGAAACGCTCCTTGATCAACCAAAGAAATTGAGTTTTTGAAAGATGGTGCCACAGTATAGGTGCCATCGATAACCCAAATATTTTTAGTTTGGTTTTGTAATAGCTCAACTTGATAATCCCAAAGTGAATCATCACATCTTCTGTAACTGAAGTTAACTATTGTTGAACCTGTGTTCGTGAGTGTATATTTACTACATGCCATTGTTTTCTTTATTTAATTTATAAATAGTGCCAACTATGTGAATTTATTTTTTTTTATTAAAATCTTTGTGCTAAATATTTGAAATAATCACAATTCATATAAAACGAAAAAAACCCATACACGTTTATGTTATGAGTCTTTTTCATAAAATTTATAATTTTTACTCTTGAGTCTTGGATAAAAGTTTGTCCATTAATATCGGCCAATAATCTTCAGTCTCAATATCAAACAATTCTTCAACATTAATATTGGGAACCTCAATGGTCTTTTCAATATTGGATAATTCCGATAATTGATTTTGTAACTCATCTCTTTTTTCTGCGGGAACAATATAACTATTTTCTTCCTGTGTTCCTAATTCTTTAAAAATTGATAATTGAGCCTCTTCGAATTCTTTAATATATTCTGTTAGTTTTTTATTTAATTCATTTACCAAAATATACTTAACTCTAACACTGAGTTTATGAGATAATAATCCCTTACTTCTTTCACCAGTTTGATTATTTAATAATTTACCATTCAACTCATCAAATAATTGAGCAATTTCTATAAGTTTTAATTTCATAATAGCGTTCTAGTTTGCAATAAAAACTAATGATATTATTTTATAACATCAATAGTTTTAATTGTAAATTTTTTTTATGGGTTAGGGGTAGATGTTGGAGTAGGTGTCGGTTGTGGAGTAGGTGTTGGTTGCGGAGTTGCGGTTGGAGTTGGTGATGGTATTACATAATCTCCTGTGATTGTAAGATTTAATTGTGACGCAACCCAATCCCAAGCATAACTATCTAATTGCCATTGGGCATATGCTTCTCCTGTCATATTTAGATTCCCTTGGGCTACTTGTTGCCCCATATAACCATATTCCAATTCGGAAAATAATGCGTAATAAAATGTTGCACTTGTATTAAGTGTAACGTTTACTGCATACGTGTTCAAAATTTTAGCTTGGTATACTTGTCCGTTATCCCATATTGAGACTGGTTCGATTGTTTTCATATTATTTTTTATTTCAGTTATTTTATTTGTTTATCATTATGGTTTAGATGGCCAACTTATTGGACTTATATCAACAATAGTAGATGGTAAATTTCTTAATATTTGTCGATATAATCTCCATTCGTGTTTCTTTTCTTCATTCAAAGGAGAATCAATATTTTGTGTCCAATCACATTCCGATAATTTTTTATCTCTTTCTTGTCTTATGAGATTTTTATGATTTTCTAAAATTTTGATCTCTAATTCTTCGTGTGACAATGATATAATGTCTTCAGGTACTGGCCCGTTGACGATAACAGTATTCCGAACCATTTCATCATAATTTTCATTCACATATTCAATTGAACCATCTTCTTTTTCAATTTTCAAAAATCCATTCATAAAATTAAATTTTAACTATAATAATTACTTGCACTATTATTTTGAGCAAAAGCTAAGACTCCGACAGAAAGATCCAGTCCATGGTTATTAATAAAAAGGTTTACCTTACCTTCACTATATCCACTCGCGCCCCTATCGAATTTAAAACAAAGATAATATGGGTCACCTGTTTTATACGGTCCCATAAATGTTGTAACACCAAAATTGCGAATATATGTATTAAGAAACGATGTTGTAGTATATGCGTATGTTCCCGCCATACCAAACAAATCTCCAGAGTTGTAAAGATAACCCCAATAGTAAAAGGATAACATTGCTGATTGGGTTGCATAATTTGTTTTTATATCCAAATATCGGTTATCCGCTCTCAGAGTAAACTCTCCTACATGATTCAACATCGGCATTGAAGATTTAGCAAATCCATTTGGGCTTGTTGAATCAAAAATTGTTTTATTAAAAATTGCCATTTTATAAAATTTCTTCTAGTTTAATAAAGTATTTTTTGTTATTTTTATTATTAATAATATAAAGTTTTTCAGATCCTTCTTGAATTGTCCAACTTCCTGTTGTTCCATCAATATCATTACCCTCCTTCTTTGTTTCATTACTTAAATGTAAATCATTAGTGTAGATATTAGCCCAAGATAATGATGATGATCCTAAATCTTGTGTTCCATTCGAACCAGGAAGCACGTTCCCTCCTGAAGCAATAGTTAATCGTTTGATTTGATTTGTACCAAAAGAAATATCAGTATTAGTATTATTATATAAAACTGTCGCATAATTACCTACACCTGGTAATAAGCTACTTCCTGTTGAACTAGCAATTCCAAATATTACATCTCCTCCTGTGTTTAGTATCCTCTGATATACAGGACCTGTACCTGTTGAAGTATTTACAAGGTAATTTGTACCTCCAAAAATTCCTGTTCCACTAGCCGTCACACTACCATTAAAGATAGCAGTCCCATTAACTTGTAGCTTTTGTCCAGTATTGTTTATAGTTCCAATCATTACGTTGCCACCACCATAACATAAAGTTAAACCCCCTGCGCCATAATAATTTATGTTGCCTTGACCTCCAGCTGGAACATAAGAAGTACTGTTTGGCCCTGTAACAAATTCTATTGTAGAATTATTTGCATTTACTGTATCTCCTAATAATATATATCCAGCTTGAATAGACCCATTTACTGTTAATGAATAATTTGGAGAAGTTTGTCCTATACCTACTTTACCAGAACCATCAATCGTGAATCTTGTAAGACTCGTTAAGTCAGACCAAGTATTTGATATTTTAAACTTGTCACCATCTGAATTGTCAATACCTGCGCTCCAACCAATAACACCCCCAATATCCCAAGAAAGAATTGGGTCCCCACCTCCAGCACCTGTCGTCCTTAATGCTAAGAATACATTTGCAGAAGTATTTTCTGTTGTATTATAGATATAAATACCAGGAACATTACTTGATGCTGGTGTTGAATACGTTGAACCCGTACCTTCGATACTTAGTTTAGCAACAGGAATCACGGTTCCTATTCCAATATTAGTCCCATCATCAAATATCTGACTATTTCCGATAGTTGTAGAACTTGTAAACTTAACAACTGTGTTTTGAGTACCCGATACTGCAACAGATGTACCACTTGTTCCAGACGTTCCACTAGTTCCTGAACTTCCACTTGAGCCTGAAGAACCACTACTTCCTGATGTGCCACTTGATCCCGAACTACCTGAGGTCCCACTACTACCACTTGTTCCTGACGTACCACTACTACCACTTGTTCCTGACGTACCACTACTACCTGAGGTCCCACTACTACCACTTGTTCCTGACGTACCACTACTACC